AATGTACTGTTTTCTCTATATATAAAATATAAATATTATAAACAGTACATCGTACATAACACTCACTTCGTTCGTGTGTTCGCTTCGCTCACGGTCTTGATCTAAATATCTATAAAATGGAGATCATCATGAATACAACTGCTATGATCCTGAACCAGATTTCACCTACTAACTTCATGTTAGATATTCCTGACAATGATTATGTAAAAGGGTTGAAACTACAAGTTCAGGGTGTTACACTACCTGCTATCAACATTCCAATTACGGATGTCCCACTGAACCCAATGATTCGAGGGAAGATCCCAGGATCTGCAATGGAGTTCGATCCACTGACTATTCGTTTTGCTGTTGATGAAGAACTGCGATCGTATCTTGGGGTTTACCTTTGGATGCTCGGTACTGTCGATTTTAACACCTTCGATTCCGTGCGTTGGAGTGAACCACAACAGGCAATGGCTTTGCATATCCTGGATAACTCGCAGTCAAAAACTGTAGCGACATTTCGCTTCTATGGCGCTTGGCCCTCCAACCTCGGAGAGCTTGAGCTTATGTATACCAATGATTCGGATGAAGCCGTATCCTGTATGACGATGTTCAACTTCGCTCACATGGAAATTGAGATCGACGGACGGGTGATCGTGCCTACTCCACGGAAAACGCAAAAATGATTTATGGTATTTGTGGTAAAAAGCGAACGGGTAAAGATACCGTTGCTCAAATGGTTGTGCATAACTTCCGCAATGTTGAAGTTATCGCGTTAGCCGACGAAATCAAAGCTATCCTGAAACGTTCTATGGAACATCACGATAACACGCAATTGCGAGCGCTGGCAGCGAAGAACCCATTCTATGAGGGTGATCGTGAAGCCCCGCTGGTGATGTCCAATAACGATGCATACACGCTGTTTTCTAGCGGTATCAAAAAATTAAGTTCTCGCGGGTTCTTCATGAGTAACGCAGATGTTATCGCTCATAAAATTTGCGAAGAAAACACCCAGCCCTGGACGATTCGCCGTTTGATGCAGGTGTTCGGGACTGATATTGTTTGTAAAGTAGATCCGTCTATCTGGACTTCAATTGCGCTTCAAAAAATGTTGAAATCCTACGCGGATCACTTTATCATTACCGATGTGCGTCAACCGCACGAATATAAATACCTGAGCAAGTTCGGGACTCGCTTTGTGTTCCTTGAACGTGAAACTGGTATTGAAGATAATCATTCAACGGAGAAAGGTTTGACACCTGGCTTGAGTGATTATACAATCCTAAATAATGGTACGTTAGACGATTTGAAACGCAACGTGCTTAATGTATTCAATCTTTTAAGAGTGTAAACAATGACTGAACAAAACCAAACCCAACAGCTTCAAAACGATGTCCTGATCCTGAAAGCCCGTGTATTCGACCTGAACGAAATCATTCAGGGTAAAGAACAAGAACTGGCAAATCACCGTCAACTCGTAGGCCAGATTTGCGGTCTTCTGGAAATCGACGGTTCGCAGGGTGTATCCCCTGATGCCCTGATCGGCGCGATCAAAGCACTTCTGCCAGCAACAGTAGAAATCGCTGGTGATAATGAAGCGATTGATGCATCAAAAGCATAATTAACGCTTAGGCGTTTAACCACTGGGGGCGAAAGCCCCTTTTTCATTTGGAGTACACATGAAAAGTTTTATTGAAGTAGCGAAACCCGTAGTTGATCCGGGGATCTATATGTGTGCGAAGTTCGATCAGGCTTCCTGTGAAGCGCTCGCGAAGGTGCAAAAACTTCTGGGTGTAGAGAATCCTGTTTCCGCTGCAAAACTGCATACAACGATTGTGTATAGCCGTAAGACGGTTGATCTGTTCCCTGCCTCCGGTATCTCTGAACCTGCCCGACTGGTTGACGTGGAGAAGTGGGAAACGAAATACGGTAATACGATCGTGGGAGTTCTGGAGTCTGATTATCTCCATAGCCGCTTCAAAGATGCAATGGATGCTGGAGCAACATACGATTATGACGATTACAAACCACATGTAACCCTCGCGTATGATTCCCGCATCGAAGATATCAGCGGAGTTAAAAGACTGTTGACATTGCCCGTAGATTTGACTATCATCCGGGAAGATGCTGAACCGCTGGATCTGGATAAGAAAGTCGAAGACATCACGGAGCACATCGAACATCGCGGCGATAAGTGGGTTGTGCTGAACCATGATCGCACGAAAGAACTTGGTGAATATGATTCGAAAGAGGCAGCGGAAAAACGTCTGCGCCAGATTGAGTATTTCAAATATAATGGGTGATTTATGAACAGAGCACGATTGATGTATGTTATCAATAACTTACGCAGAGAAGTTAACCAAAATTTCAGTAAAGCGTTAAGTGATTGGTATGTGACAAAGGTTTCAATGACTACAGATCACATCGCAGACCGATTCCTGGATCGTTCCGCGTCAGTCAAAAAAGACTTTGCGATCTACCGTGAAATTCTTAATAGTCTCGCTAAACATTATTCGTGTAACGTTCTGCATTACGCGGTGAAAGCGAAAAACGAAGGTATGCAGGAAGTCATTGCATATCGCCGGATCAATGGCAAAGTGTTTGCCTGTGCGTTCACCGTCCAGATGTTTGAAAACATGGATGATTCTATTGCTCACGAAAAGCCAGTGATTGCTGTACGATTCCGAACCGTTATCCCTGAGTATACATTGAGCCTGAACACGCGAAACGCGATCCATGTTAATTACATCGCACCCAAAATCAAGTTCGAGTATGACGGCTACAGACGCGTTATGTCACGCCTGGATCGCCTGATTGCTTCAAAAGATTGTCCGCCTCAACTACACATGTTGAAAAATATTTGAAAAAAGCCCTTGCATTCGTGCAAGGGCTTTTGTTATATTAGGGGTGTCGAAACAAAGGAGGCAATCATGAAACTTTACTGGCTGGTGTTCTCAAACGGGTTTGTAATGAAAGGCACTGTTCACTGTGCGAAAACTTATTGCAAATGGAATGAATGCTCTTTCCGTATACTGAGCGTTGCATCTTCTCAACCTGTAGGGGATTACTAATGACTGGTGATAAGTGGGTTGATAAAACTTTGTTGTTGACAGTAATCTACTTTCTGGTAAAATACCTGGTGTAGACAAAGGAGGGAGTTATGAGAAACTTACTGAATATCGCGGAAATCTTTTGCTATGGTGTCGCTGTGTATGTCCTGTTTAACGGTGACGGCGCGGGATACTGGATCATGTTCGGTGGTGGATTGTTCATCTCTTTCATCAAAAAATTTTTTAAGTGAGAAATATACTATGCGCTCAAATGTACCGAAAAACCTGTATACCGTTATTGATGCTGGTTCGATTCGTATTGCTGATGTAATGGCACTGGTCGAACGCTTCGATCGTTCAACAACGCTGGGGCAACTGCTGAGTATGGTTAAATCCCAGTACCCACACAAATGCCCGAAATGCGAGGGTAAAGGGTTCGAAGTCAAACGTGTTAACACGTATCCTTCTGGCTTACCGGATTCTGGCTGGGTTGATCAGATGGAAGACTTCAACGTTACTTGTGATATCTGTAACGGGCAAGGCTTCACCAAAGAACGCCTTATTGCAAAACCTGTCAAAGTGGAATATGTAAGAGCATGAAAATTACCGATCTCGTAAAGGCGGCTAATGCGCTGGTAACAAGCGATCATTACGTCGATTACTGCGAGCAATACCCTGTTCCCCTGGAACGCGCAATTGCTCAATCCGGTTATGATGGTGTCAGTACCGTAACCGTTGAAAACCTGAAAACGTTCATCGTGTTTGCTAACACGTTCTGGATGTACTTACCTGATAATATCGGGATTCGCCAGCCTACTTTCTTCACGCTGTGCATGTTCTGCGAAACTTATCTCCCTGAATGTGATGACTACGAAGAACATTATGGAAAAAGTGAATAAAGTATCCCTGATGCAGTTTGATAAAAAGCTGGGGTTTGCATTCTATCACGGATTCGCCCCAGACGCGGAAACCATGTTTAAAATGGCTTTCGGTATTGATCCGGCTACCCTCGATCAAGAGGTGTTGTCGGATATCAACAAAACTGGTACGCTGTATTATGCCCGACTGGGGAATCCACGACACGGCATTCAGTACCAATCAACCCTCGAAAAACTCAAAACTGAACTGAAAGAAATAGGTGAATTATGACTTCTACAGCTATTCAACAAAACAATCATGATGTGCAACTGGCGCAACTAATCAAAGAGCATAACGCTTTTGCGGCTTCTCGCGTCAACGAAGAAAGCGAACATACCCGCCGATCTCTCTGGGTTGGCATTTACCGCGAAGTATTCAGCGAGAACTCCGCTAACAAACACACCCAGGCTGTTGATGCAGCAGATAAAGCGCTGGCAGCATACGATCGTAAGTTCGGAGCACAGTAATGGAACGGTCTGCTGGTATTCTCTTCCTGAATAACGGCAGCGTTTTAATGGGCCACGCAACCGAAACGCCTCATTGGGACATCCCAAAGGGGCATATCGAAAAAGGCGAAGAACCTATTCACGCTGCGATCCGTGAGTGCTTCGAAGAAACCGGAGTTCTTGTTGAACCGCACGAACTGGAAAGCCTCGGAAGACTGGATTATACCAGTAAAAAAGAGCTTTACTTATTCGTGTATAAAGGCGACAATTACCCCGAAGCCGATAAATGTTTCTGTGCGTCTACGTTTGTGAAGAACGGGCGAACCATCACAGAAATGGATGGTTTCAAATATGTTCCGTATAGCCAGATCCGCAATCATGCGCGTAAGACTATGGGACAACTTCTATCTAAACTTGTGGGATATACATCATGAAAGCAACAACTTTTCAAATCTGTCAAATGATCCTTCTGGCTACCGCAACCCGCGCCGCTGAACCTATCGCGTATCAGTCATGGGGTGATTCATTCACCGTGAAAAATATTCGCGATCTGCCTGGACGCCTTTACGCTTCCCCTGATTTCGAACCAGTCGACCCAAATGACCTGACTCTGGAAGAAATGAAAAACCTGGGCTTCTGTAAGTGGGATGACGATTCAAAAATGATGCTGATCCCTCTGTATCTGTTGCCGTACCTGAAAGACGGTTTCAGCGCTATCAGTATCAGCGGCGAGAAATTCGAATTCCGCACTGGTGAATCAGATAACGATCATCGTATGGGGCTGCTTTCGTTCGGAGCACTGCCTAATGAGTCACGTTGATTTCAACACCTTATCTCAATTGGGGTTGATCTGGAAAATCAATAAAGATATCCTACATCCCCTGGGGCTGGCGTTGACGCGTGATCCTGAAACTGGCGTATCGGTTGGTGCGCTGGTTTCCGATGATGGTGTCTGGTCGTTCAGCGAAAAATCAGACTTTGAGAACATAGCAAAGCTGAATAAACTTTATGCTTTACAGGCCGAAGGAAAGCTGTTAGAGTTCTTACAACAAAACGTGAAAGAGTGATTATATTATGAATGGTGAACGTGTAATTGTCATTGGCAAGTCGAAGCATAAAGCTAACGCGAAGGGTGATTACTTGATCATCAACACCGATCGCGGTGACTGGTACGGCGCAACGCAAGTAACGAGTGGTTATGCAACCATCGTTGAAAAAGATGCAGTTCGTCCCGCAACCGCTGCTGATCCTGGTTACTATGGAACCCGCGACGAGTTCGAAAGTGAAAAGGATCAGGAGATCGCAGAACTGAAAACCAAAGTTCATAACGCGCGGGTGTTGGTGGTGATTTGCCTTACCGTTGCGGCTATCAATACTGGTTTGTTGGGTTGGGTGGTGAATCATGTCTAAAGATGATATTCCGGTTCATAACCGTATCCGCGATCAGTTAACTTTTCGCAGTCGCGATCACGCGATTATGGTTGGGAGTTATCTGCATTGGTGGAAGAATAAAGATCTGGATCTGAATCCATCTTACCAGCGCCCCTATGTGTGGACGCAGAAAGAGCAAGATGCGTTTCTGACTACCCTGATCAGTGGTTTCCCTTGCGGTATCATCGCGATCGCGGTTGATAGCCAGTTCAACGAAACTCACTGGGTAGAAGTCATCGACGGTAAACAACGCCTGACGACGATTATCAAAGTCTACGAAGGTGAAATTGGGATTCCTATGCCGGACGGTTCCCGTTTGTTCTGGGACGAAATGCCACGACACGAACAGCGAGCCTTTGAAAACATTTCATTACCTGCCCTGGGGCTGGATGAATGCACCAAAAAGGATCGTCTGGAATTCTTCATCAAACTGAACTTCGCGGGTGTGCCTCAATCACAAGAGCATATGAACCGCGTCCTTGAAATGTATAAGGCTGCAAAATGAACAAAGACGAAGAACTGAACATTGATTCAGTAGAACCAAATCAGTTTATCATCGGTAAAGAAGATCATGAACTGTTACAAGCGGTTAAAAACTTGCTGACGTATGCTCATATCCGCGTACCGAATGGCGATAACGCAAAACTGGAAATCGCATGTGCTGGTTACGGTTACACCGCTACCGCTGATAAAATCATTAGCTATTCAGCGGCAAGAACCCGCGAACTGGTTCATTATCGCGATAAATTGAGTGAAGAACTTCATCAAACTCAAGCACTTGTAGATCAGTTGCCGAAAAATTTCGAATAATATCAACAAAGCCCTTGCAGTAATGCAAGGGCTTTGTTATATTACACACATCGAAACGAAACAGAGAAAGGAAAATCATCATGAACATGAACAAAAACATTGCTGCTGTTGTTGGTTGTGAAGTTGCTAACGCCGAACGTTATGACAACGGTTTCTCTTTCTGTGTTGCGACCGAACTGGAAGCATACAAAGCTGCTTACAAATACCGCACTATGCCGATGGTAAACGTTACTTACGCGCCGAACATCGAAATGTGGCTGGTTCAGGTTTACAACAAAGTATGAACTTCCACGAACGCAAGGCCGCACGAACCGATTATTACATGCGGTTCGTGTATGGCTGGAAATTAAGGAAATGTGTTGCATGTAATGGATCGGGGCGATATGATAGCGACCGATCCCCGAAATGCAGTTCATGTAATGGTAGTGGGAAAGAACGTTTTAAACCTGTGAGGAATATATTATGCAACATGTGAATCTCAACCCGAAAATGGAACAATATCTGAATCGCCGTCATGACCGCCAGGTGGAAAGAGATCAGGAGCGAGCGATCAACATTGAAACGGCTAAACTCCTTACCCAGATGTTCCGTAAGTTCCCCAGTAAAGTGACTAACACAAGCAACCGTATCCGCGTAGAACTGGCTGATAAGCGTTGTATCAGGGTTAACCTGGCTTACGGGTTATCCGAAGACGGATATAACCTGGTGATGGGCTGGACATCAATGATCGGTAACTTCGTTGAACAGAACAGTATCGAGTTCAATATGATGCGCTCTGATATGTTCCAGTGTCCGGTCGATTCAATCAATATCGGTAGCCTTTACGCTATCCTTCGCGCACAATATGATTTGTGGAGTACAAAATGAAAGTAACAAGTGAAAAACTTGAAGAAATTGAAAAATCAGCCCGTTCGATTTCTTCTATGATGGGTAGTAAGTGGACTCTCGTTGAAAATATGAGCATCCAGGGAAATCAGGAATATGGTTTCAGGGGTAAAGAGTATAAACGCGCGTTCTCATACGGTGTTCCTTATGGCGATAGCCCGACACAGGTTAAAAGCTGGGAAGAGGGTCTCGGAAAATATCTCGAAACTGTAGATCCGCAAACCGTTCTGGATCTGGTTAGTGATCTGTCTTTAGCCCTTCGGGATAAGCAAAAGGCAGAACAGGAAGCCGCACACTGGAAAGCAAATCACGAATGTGAAGTATCCCGCGCCCGTGTCCTCAAAGAGCGCCCTGATATGCCGCTGGAGCGCGTCAACGCATACAACCGTATGGTTGAGTTAGAAGAGGAAAACAAAGCCTTAAAACAGCGTATAGCGAGCCTGGAGGATGTCAATCAAACCCGAATGATGTTGCAGATGATTCAGAGTATGGTGATTGATACCCAAAACATGAACCGCGAACAACTGCGCTACTGGCAAACCCATTTCCGCAATCCTAACGGGTGGTGATATGTTCGGTAAACGTAAATGCAATCATGTTGCTACCGGATGGATGCGGGGAACTCCTTATGCATGGATGCGTTATTGGGTGACTGATGCAATCGGGCGTATACATGGCGATATGTATGCAACATGCGACAAGTGCGGGGAGAAGTTTTTGATGTGTAAGATACATGTTGATCATGCGATCCGTGAGCTGGCAAAACATCCGATCACCCGCGCCGAAATCCTTCGAATCCTCGAAGAAACAAAATAGCACTTTTTGTTTAAAAAGCCCCTTGCAACCGCCAGGGGCTTTTGTTATATTACACACATCGAAACGAAACAGACAAAAAGGAAATCATCATGAAACTTGTTCGCGAAGCAATCAAACTGGGTAACGAATACAACGGCAAATGGTACTTCATCATTTATGACGACAACGCAGAAAAACTGGAAAAAGTTGAAGATGCATTACGTGCGATGGAAACTGGTGCTTATGTTGGTGGTAAAGTGATGACCTGGGAAAACTACTGCGACGGTTGCCCTTGCTACAACGATGGTTTCGGTTCTGGTTTCTGGGTTGATGTTGAAGATGTTCCAGCGTTCAAAGCCGCATGGAAAATCGCTAAGAAAATGGCATAATTAGCACGAATTGCTAAAACTCCATAACCCTGATCTGTTATTGTACACACATCGAAACGAAGGAGGATATCATGGAAATCATCTACAAAAGCCGGAACTACAAAAAAGAAGATGTTGCTGCGGTTTACATCAAGTACCGTAACGTGAAATGTGAGTACAGCGGGATCTGGGGTTATGAAATCGTTGTTGAAGAAGTTAACGCCGACAACAAAACCATTTGCAGTTTCACCACTAACACCGATAGTCCTCTGTTCACTACAGAACAGCTTGAACAGGCTTATGAACTGCGCAACCAGGCTTTTAACGCGGTACGTATCAAATGAGATTCCGTCCTTATATCGAATTCCTTCGCGGTATCAGTGAGATCCTGAACCGCGAAATCAAACCCAGTCCGTTAGCCGTTGAGCTTTACCGACTGGACGCAACCCCCGAAGATGCAGCAAAAGATTATGGAAATGAACTATGACTACTGAAATTGATATTGTTGTTGAACAACTTGTTCTTGAAGATCGTAAAATAACACTTTCCTATTATTCGGAAGATGGGTATGAATCGTGGGATGTTACGTTCGAAGGTTCTGATTTTGGAATGGGAGTTTCCTTTAGTAATGAAGAAAAAGCCCGTGAAAAATATAAAGAATATTGTGTTCTTTACGGAAAATAAAAATCGCTTGCGTTGTGTGTAGGGTAATGATACCTTACACACATAGAAACGAAACCGGAGATTGTTATGTTAACTTTTGAAGAGTACAAAGCACAGCGTGATCAGTTAAGCAACTGGCACAGAGAGATCGGCAGGGAGTTGAGCGCGTACCCTAAAAACGAAATGGGTATGACGGTCGAATCAATCCGTAATACGCAGGAATACAAAGCAAAACGTGCTTTGTGCAACAAAGTTTTCCAACAGCTTCGCATCCTTAACGGGAAGTACATCAAAACGTACAAAAAAGAACTGGCTGACGAACGTAAACTGAAACGGAGTGTAAAATGATGAAGCACGAAATAAAAACAGAGATTGATAAACGCACCTTCCTGGAAAAGAATAAGACGGTAACGCTGATGCATTACTCCACCAAAAACGGGTCTAGTGAGTTCTGGCGCGTTAACATTGACAGCAAAGACCAGGGAACATCAATCCCGTTCGATAGCGAAACACTTGCTCGTGCTGTTTTCCAATCCCACATTAAATTCTGAGAACTATATACATGGATATTATTGACCGCGCACAGACTGTAATGAAAGCCCCTTCGCTAATGATTTACCAGCAGGGTAATATGCGCTTCGCTCGCTCTAATTGGTACAACTACAATTTCAACGTTAAAACTGGTGAGTTTGCTCGCTGGGGAACATCGTTCGAAACTGATCCTACCTATGCCCCATTCCCAGAAATCTTGGATGTTGAGATCACTACCAAATGTAATGGTCCCGCTGGTAAACTCTGCGGGTTCTGCTACAAGTCCAATAACCCTAACGGGTTCAACATGGATCTTGCCAACTTCAAAAAAATCATCGACAAAATGCCCTGGCTGACTCAATGCGCACTCGGTGCTGATGCACAGGGGCAAACAAACCCTGATATGTTCGATATGATGGCGTATGCGCGTTCTAAAGGCATTGTACCGAACCTTACCATTGCTGACGTATCAAAAGACGTTGCAGCGCGTTTAGCGGCGGTTGCTGGGGCTGTTGCGGTATCGGTTTATAAACACGCTGGTTTTGATGTCGCTTTCGACTCAGTAGCGAACCTGACAGAAGCCGGACAACAGCAAATCAACCTTCACTTCATGGTTAGCTCGAAAACCTATGATGATGCGTTTAACGTGGTTGATGCCGTGAAGAATGATCCGCGCCTGAAACAAGTCAACGCGATCGTGTTCCTGGGACTGAAACAAAAAGGACGCGGTAAGAACTGGGACACCGTTACCCGCGAACAATATAAAAAACTTGTTGAATATTGCCTCGATTCTGGTGTAGGATTTGGATTCGATAGCTGTTCAGCCCCCGCTTTCGTTGAAGCGATGGAGGGACACCCGAACTTCGAACAGTACAAGCAATACGCCGAAGACTGTGAAGCGACGATGTTTAGCTCTTACATTAATGAACGTGGTCAGTTCTTCCCTTGCTCGTTTACCGAACGTTGGGTTGAAGGTGGCTGGGAAGAAGGTCTGGATGTTCTGGAAGCCGAAGATTTTGTGAAGGATATCTGGGAACACCCGAAAACAAAACAGTTCCGTAAAGAACTGACGGGCAACAAGGATCATAACGGTTGCCGTAACTGTCCGGCTTATGCGGTATGTGGTAAAGATATGCGCGTACACAAAGCCCCTGAAACCGATGTATATGCAGTGGAGTTGAAATAATGTTAATCGTATCTCGTATTAAATCATACGTTCGTGATCGTGATATTCTGGACGTGTCGCCTATGGTTGGTGAAACTGTTACCGTAAGAAACTATCCGGTGAATCTGGATCACGTAACCTGGATCGAAGATGATGCAACAATCGTTGTTGAAGGGAAGAGACACCCAGCAATCACTTTTCACCTGATCTGTTCAACTCCGATTACCTGGGCTGGATATGAAAACAAAGAACAGCGTGATAACGCTATCCATGCGATTGAGCGTAGAATGCAGTTTGCGGAGATCACATTCTGATGATTTATCAATCCCATAATGATTCAACGATGCGAATGGTTCCGGTATCTATTGACATTCCAACAAAACCGCGTACACTGGAATCGTTGATTGAAAAATACTCTGGAATGGTTATTTGTCCTTCTACCGCACAGGTGGCAATGGCAGAACGCGATGAAATTGTATTTGAATGTGATGCGAAAGGCTATCACACCGTTGAAGATATGCAGATGATTGAATATCTCTGGGAAATCCGAAACGCTGTAGTACATCACATACTGACCGCTGAAAAGAAAGCCGAAGCCGTGAGAGAAGTTGAACAGCGCGAAGAGATCCGCTATAATCGGATGTCTGCACAGGAAAAGGATGAAGCATATGAAGTGTACCGCCGTAGTCGATGAATTAATGAGCGCGTTTAAAACGCGTCGTACAGATGGGCGTATTAAAGATCCGAAGTCAATCGCGATCATCGAACGCTACGCGATGAAGTTAAGCGAACAGGAATTCACGCCAAAGGCGCTCAATAGCCTGATGGTTCTGAAACTGCTGATCGCTTCTGGTGATGATATGCCACACGATGAAAACAGCGCAGAGTCATTCCAAAAGGCGTATCGTTCATGGGGAGTGATTTACTCCCGCTCGCTGGGTTCGTATGACTCCGTTATGTGGAATCTGATGCACCTGGATCGCCTGATCTGGGAAGTGCTTGAAGAAGAGGGTATTGTATGATTTTCACACATACAGGAATGGTTGATTCTAATAAAACAGGGCGTAGACGAATTCCTTTGATGAAGTCCGGCAAATACTGGAAGAGTGAAGAACATAAGTTCGACCATAACGGCAACGCTTTCGGGCCTTACGATGCTCGGTTAAAACTTGATTCTATTAAAGAGATTAAATCATGAAACTCGATCGTGAATTAAGCGGAGCAATCCGAACCCTTGAGAAAGTGCTTGATGATTTGAGCGCGGGTAAAGAGATCAACGTTAGCGACATCGAAGCAAAGCTGTATGAATGGCGCGGTGCGCTTTACAACGCGACAAAAGGCAATGATCCCCTGTTTGATGAATATGATGTGTACAACGTCAAGGTCTGGAACACTGAATACCGTTTAAAGTGGCCTGGTGACGCTTACGGGCATATTCAAACCATTTACGTAACTGGTGGTATGGTGTTTGCGACCAGTGTTGGGGCTAGTGAACTTCCGATCAATCCCGATAGTAAAGTAACGACACCGAACCCATTCGGACATACTACCGTTTGTTTGGGTGTGGCGGAGGACTTCTCCCCGAACTATTCGGGCTGGATTGAAGCCTGTAAAACTAACCTTAAAAGAGTATAAATTATGTGGAAAATTGTTGCGTGTATTTTTATGGTTGCCGTTGTTGTGCTCTTGCAGTCAAGCTGTACTGACGAGAAAGAGGCACAGCGTATCCTGGAAGCACAGGGTTATACGAACATCCAGTTCACGGGTCATAAATGGTTTGCGTGTTCCAAACAAGATACATTCTCAACCGGATTCGAAGCAACTGGTGTGAACGGCAAGCAGATCAAAGGATCTGTGTGCTCTGGAATGTTTTTCAAAAATAGCACAATTCGTTTCGAATAACTGTTGACTCTAATCCCCGTTGTGGTAATATCTCTCTCGTAGACAACGAAACAGATAAACAAGGGGATTAAAATGAACTTACTGAACGAAATGCTGGAAATGGTTGAAGCGAACAAAGAAGCAATGAAAGCGAAAGAAGGTTGGGTAGTTGTTACTGACTGCTACAAACCGCAAAGCTGGCTTCCTGTGTTCCTCAATAAAGACGGTAACGAAGAACACGGCTTCTATGATGCTGCAATCTTCGAAACCGCTGAACAGGCTTGCGATTTCTGGTCTTACCTGAGCGGCGACAAGCCTTTCACCAAATACGGTGTTTGCCAGTGCAAAGACATTTAATCCCAGCCCCGAAAGGGGCTTTTTTGTAGGTGAAATATGACCAAAGCAGAAAGAATTATTAACCATCTTCAAACCGGATTCCCGTACCAGGGAGATCTACAGCGCGATATCATCGAACTGTTATCTCAGCATGACGGGATGGAAGCGGAGATAAAGGAATTGACTCACCCTGACGTGAACGTGTTCGCTTCACTGATGGATGATGTGATTGCTATCGACTCGGACGAACTGATCTGTATCGAGACAACGAACCCAGAAGATAAGACGATCCTGAAACAAGCGTATGAACGGATCGAAGCATTACACGATCGCCTGTTCACGTTAACTTTCCCAAATAAAAACGATAGACCTTGTTGACATCAAACCAGATTATGATAATCTGTATATGAAAACTAATTGTGAGGAATATATTATGAACGCTTTTGAAAAACGTGCTGTCCTGAAAGATATCAAACCTGGCGCAATCCTGTACGAAGTAATCAGTATCACTGGTGAAAAGGCACAGATGGGTCGAAAACATATCATCACTGGCTTCCCGCGTGAACATCGTGGGCTGGGGCTGTTTGTTAACGGAATCACTGTGTATGATGATTGGGAAAATAAAGGTCAATTCTCTCTGGATGATCGTAACGTAACTGGGCGCAACCATTATAATTTCCATGCGTTGTTCCGTAGCGAAGCAGATGCGCAAGCATATATTGAACAAATCAATAATGATAAACTTCCTCCTGATGACAAACAGGAAAGTGTTGAAATGACGATTCGCTGGAAACGCGATCGCGCGGAAGATGCAATTTGGGGTTACATGTAAAACGTTGCGCCTCTTAAACCATAAATACCATGTGTAGCCCATAGGGTATTTTCATAATAGAGGTATGTATGTTTAAATTTAGTCAGAAAAGCCTGAACAACCTGCAAGGCGTGAAGCCGGAACTGGTTAAGGTAGTAAAACGTGCTCTGGAACTCTCACCTGTTGATTTTGGTGTACGCGAAGGTCTGCGCACCGTAGAGCAACAGCGCGAGAATGTCCGCAAGGGTGTTTCCCAGACCATGAACTCAAAACACATCACTGGTGATGCTGTGGATCTGTATCCTAGCGTTCTCCCTGCTGGCTGGCAGACTAACCCGAAAGTGTGGTTGCCTGTCCTGAATGCAGTGAAACAAGCCGCTGGTGAACAGGGTGTAAAACTGCGTTACGGTATCAACTGGAAGAACGATCCAAATCTTCCTATTGAAACGAAATTTATCGACGCACCACACGTTGAACTTGCATAAGGCGACAACATGATTTCACAATTCTATGTTGACGCTGTAAAGCAGTCACGTAACCTGCACCTTGCGCGAATCATTGATGGGCGTTGGGGGCAAGAATGCGGCGGTGTGTCTATTTTCGAAACTGCGCTGGATATGGGCCGGATGTCGGGTAAAACCAAAGCGGCTTTCGATATCATCAAGCAGTCGAAAGGGACACTGAATATCTACGTTGCGCCGACAAAGCAAATGGGTATTTGTGCTGCGGCAGAACATGGAATGGATAAGGGCGCTGATTCGTCTTTCATTCTGTCGAAACGTCAAGATCTGAATACCATTTTCCGTGGACAAACGATCAAGTATCAGGCAATCAACCTGATTTTCGATGAATGCGACATGACGATCGACGAACGGTTTGAACTGGCAAAAACACTGACCTTGTGTATGCGTTCAAGTCATCTTCACCCGTTCCCATATATCCATATTATCCGTTTGGGTATGTAATGAAAAGTCATGGTTATTCATCAAGAACCATACAGGAAGAGATTCAAGGGATTGAGTCTCTTCTGAGTTATGTAGATGTTGATACATCTACGGGAAAAGTGTATTGGAAAATTCAGCGCGGCCCTATGTCTCCTGGAAGTGAAGCCGGAAGCAAGAACGAGTATTCCCAAATTCATTTTAAAGGTTCTATGTATTTGCGACACCGAATAGTGTTTTACGTTGAGAATGGTTATCTTCCTCCTATCGTAGATCATGTGTATGGTGTTGAAAATGGAGATACAGCAAGAAATCTACAGAAAGCGACGAACCAACAAAACGCGATGAAAAAGAAATGTAATTCAAACAGCAGTACGGGGTTGAAAGGTGTTTCTTATCACAAAGCAAATGGGAAGTATAAAGCGCAGATAAACATAGATGGAAAAAGAAAATTTTTGGGGTATTATACCACTCCAGAAGAAGCAAAAGCCGTTTATGACCGGAAAGCGAAAGAGGTTTTCGGCACATTTTTTTAACGAAACCACATAAGGTTAATGTATGTCAAAATACGTATTAGACACCAATGTTTTGATTAGTAACCCATATTCAATCTATTCTTACATCGAACCTGACAGCGAAATCATTATCACCGCTGCAACGATGGAAGAACTGGATCACCTGAAAAGCAAAGAGCGAACCGCTCATGAAGCACGACTGGCGATCCGGCTTTTGTCCAAAGCAATCCTGGGACAAAATTATGAAGCAATTACCCAAACAGGGGTTTCGTTAAACTTATCGAACCCAGCAGTACCGGAAAGCGTAACACTGAAAATCGTCGATTATGACGGCACCGAAGAATTCCCTCTGGATAAACAGGATGCGCGGATCATTGCAACTTGTATTCAGCAGAGCGCAACTCTGGTGACTCGTGACATTAACATGCTGTTGATCGCGATGTCTAAAGGTTGTTCGGTTCTTCAATACACTGGCGATGACTCGCTGAAAGATAGTGATGTGTTGTATTCAGGTTATATCGACCTGCCTCTGTTCTGGGAAACTGTTGAAGTCCTGGAGTATGTCGGGCCTGTTGCCGTTATAACGTATTCATCGCTTCCTGACGCGGATTTCTACCCTAACCAATACATTCTATCGTGTGGTGAGATTGTAGGGCGTGTGGTGAATGCTGGAGAGTTTCAGCTTGAAGTGTTGCCTATTAAGCACGAACAGGCGTTAAAGCGTAAGCTGATGAAAACAATCCAGCCTCGCGATGCTCTGCAAGCGTCATTCGTTGATGCTATTCTGGACAAAAACAATGACGTTGTGACCATCATGGGCGCGGCGGGTTCAGGTAAAACCATGCTGGCTGTTGCTGGTGCAATGCACATGGTAAACGCGGGACACTTCGCAAACCTGATGTATGTCAAGGCAGATAGCCCTCTGTCGGGCGAAATCGGGTTCTTACCTGGTACTCTTGGCGAAAAACTGCGTCCTGCTGTAGAACCATGTATTACGAGCCTGAACATTCTGTTTAAGGATCAACCGGAAGTTGACAAATACGTAGAAGGGCTGCTGGAGAAAAACGTTGTCCAGTTCCCTAGCCTGTATTACTTCCGTGGGCGCTCAATCGGGCATCCTGATCCGGGTAAAGGTTCGGTTCTGATTGTTGATGAATGTCAAAACTTGAGCAATCACGAAATCAAATCCATCATTTCCCGTTGCGGTGAGAACACCCTTCTGATACTATGCGGGAACATTAAACAGATTGACAACCCGCGCAATACTGCTGTTAACAACGGCTTTGTGTATGCGGTTGAAAAACTTAAAGAGTACGGTCATTCAAGTCATGTGATCCTGGATACCGTATATCGTGGGCGACTTGCAGCTTTTGTTGAAGACAATTTTTGATCAAGGGGGCTTCGGCCCCTTTTTCGTGAGGTATACATGATCAACGTTATTATCAGTCCAAAGCTAATTACCGTTTGCGCTAATTGCAAAAGTGGGTTAGAGTATGAACTGTCTGATGTACAGAAGAAAAACGAAGTGTTCTACAACGGTTTCTTCCGTGCTGCTGATTACATCGTGAAAAAACATATCGTCTGCCCGAAATGCGGTAGCGAAGTGAAACTATTCTTGTGAGGTTATTATGGTTCAAGTTGTAAGCATTACCCCAAAACAAACTGCCTGTCGTTGTGGTGCTGTTCTGTCATACACTGCGCAGGATGTCAAAGAAAAGGTATCAACTGATTACACTGGCGGTCGTGATGTGTATCGTGTGATTCGGTGTCCGGTCTGTGATAAGGATGTAGTAGTATGAAACGTGAAGAACGTTATGTCGTGATGAAACATGCGGATATTGATTCCGCGTTAAGTGATAGCGATAAACTGCTTCTCTCTGCGGTGCTAAGTAAAGTTGAGCGCTACCGAAAAGAGCAACACAAAGAACCCCTGGAAGCGGTTGTTGTCGAGCATGATTGGCCTGAATATGAACAGGTCTGGAAGATGATCGAAACCCGTGTTGATCGCGAAGAAAATAATCGTAAGTTTGAAACGATGCTGGACAATAAAGAACGTCTGGGCTATTTCTTTGTGGTTGAGACTCACCAGGGGAAATTCCTGATCACCAGCAACGCGCACAGCGCAAACCGTTTGAAAGAATACACAGGGTACGAATATCGCGCCATGTTCAGCCCTGATTGTGGGTTCAACAACAGCGAAATCTTTACGACTAGCTGGAGCGTTCACTTTAAACATGTGGTTCGGATATCGTTTGATGAAATCATAGCGCTGTACGATCCGATTGCGTCAATTTCAAACTATAACATTGCTGAATTCATCGAGAAAAAGCTGACCGAAGCAAAACAGCGTAAAATCGTTGCATAAATAATAAGACGAGGGTATCATAGCCCTCTCTTGTTACAAATAGGTATTACAATGAAGAAAATTATCTTTGCTGCCAGCATTTTCTTATGCTCTTTTTCTGGCAACGCGGCGACTGATCCGTTAGGAGAGTTTATCCAAACACTCCCTTCTGTGAAGTCAACTTTACCGCTACAACAAGCAACAGTAATGAAGAAAGCGCCAGCCAATGCCCCCAGCTATGTTAAGGAATTGGATGATATTACACCAAAGCAGAAAAAGGTTTTGGAGTACGCTTTCAGGATCGGTAACGAATACGATCTCAAAACTGCAAAGCCAGTTGAATCGGAAACATCGAAACGTTTGGGATATCATTTAGCGGCTATTGCCTGGATCGAGTCTCGCGCATGTGAGAACGTAGGGAAAGGCAAAAAGAATCATCATGCTTATGGTTGTTTTCAAGTAACAGCCCGTAGCGCGTCCGCACGAATGGATAAATCATATTCCAAACGCGTAGTAATCAATAAGCTCGAAACCCTTCGGGGTGGTTCCAAGTACGCACTTCACGAACTGGAATACTGGCTTGATTACCACAAAGGCGACTTGAAAAAGGCGCTGGCGAGTTACAACGCGGGGTTCAAGTATTCAAAGAAAGAAGCCCGTGATTATGCTCGCATGGTTAACCATACCGCGAAGCTGTTAGAAGAAAAACGCATTATCTGATAAAAAGCCCTTGCATTTTCGCAGGGGCTTTTTTATTATGTGTGTACCAACTATTGAGGATTAAATTATGAGCACATCACATCGAGTTATCACCAGTCATCCGACTATCATCAAGCCGAACATGCTGCACATCATTCAGGGTGTGTTAGATGAACTGAACAAAGATCCAAAGGTTAAAGTGGAAACCATCACGGTCGATCGTCATCGTATGGAATCGTTCAGTATCTACTTCGCATACGGAGAAGAAAAACGCAAACTGTTTATCTGCGAAAGTCAAGATACGTATCTTGATGTTGGCAACAGCACAATTCATAGCGGCGGTGTTTACTTCAACCTGAACGTGTGGGGCAGCAACAAAGAGATCATGGATATCGTGAAAGTGGGTATTCGTAAGCACGTCCCGAATGACGTTAGCATTTACGAATGTGTTAATGATGCAATTGAAGATCGCTTTGTGCGCGTAGGGGCTTAACATGGAAACTAAACTGACACCGGAACAGCAGTTAGCGATCGTTGATGAACGTATCGACGAGATCAGGGCGGTAATGAAACCTTACCAGGAAAAGCTGAATAAACTTCTGAACGCTCGCAAAGACATCAAAGAAGAGATCGATCACAAAACCGCTTCCCGTGTCCGCGCGATGACTCCAAAACAACGCATTAAGTTTTACATCAATTCCCCGAACAGCGGACGAGAGATTTTCCATGATGCGACTAAGTTCTTCCAGGATATGGGGTTGGGGATTGATGGATACAACCCAGAAACCAATCAGCATATTCTTCGTATCGCGATGAATGAGGATCGCAGTAACCTCGAAACAGTCCTGAAATCGCTTCAACGCGTGAAACCATATGTGAAACCGATCGGCGGTAAACTACTATTCGACATCTTCGAACATACATGTTCACAGTTCAACATGTATTGGTTAGCCTTTGACGTTGCAGAAGAACGCTGGATGTGCTTCACTGGCTGGAGTCTGGAACTCAATCAAAAGCCAGAATTTGAAAGCGATAGTTTGCGATCAGTGCTTGCTTATGTCTGCGAAACCCATTATTATACCCCTATCGAAAACGATTCATACTAAGGTAAAACGATGAAAAAACTTGCGCTGTTACTCACTCTGTTTGCTGGCTTTGCTCATGCTGATGATCGACTGGCTGAACTCTGCAATAATCGTGACATTAAAGACGTTGCGGTATGTGAACAGGTAATCGCTGAACAACTGGACGCGGCTTATGTATGGGGCGAAGAAAATGCGCACCTCTTCAAGCGTCAGAAGCTGGTTAAACAGCGTGAGTTTTTGCAGTCTGAACCGATGATGAACCTCTGCACCAAAGCGCCAAATAAGGAACGTTGTGAAAAACTCCGTACTTACCTGGTTGAAGAATATAACGCTGGTATAGGATTATACTGATGTTGGGATTAGTGATCTTTTATGGGTGTGTGATTGCTGCTGCAATCATTATCTGGTATTACGTTAAAAAGCCAAACGAAAGCTCGTTCCCTGTATATGATGACGAGTTGGAAGCGTGGCAAAGATGGGATGACCAATTTAAATGAACACAGGTTATATCTTAATGTGTGTTATTGTTGTGATCGCGGGGCTGGCTGTGCTGGCTTACCGCCACTATACAGGTGATGAAAATGATTATTAAAGAAATCAAAGGGAACGCTGTAGAGTTGTTCCTGAAACGAAAAGTACACTTGATTCATGGGTGTAACTGTTATTGCAACATGGGTGCGGGTATTGCTAAAGAAGTGAAGCACAAAATCCCTGGTGCGTTCAAAATTGATGCATTGACGATGAAAGGAGACCAGCGTAAGTTAGGCACTAACTCCATCTACATGACGGAAGAAGGTCAGATTGTCTTCAATGCCTACACTCAGTTTAAATTCTGGGGTACTGGCCCGCAAGTGGATTATGACGCAATCCGATCATGCTTTGTGAGCGCCGTAGAACGCGCCAGTGCGTTTCCTGAAAAATTGCCTATCATTACCCCTCTTATCGGTGCGGGGCTTGCTGGTGGCGATTGGTTGCGTATTAGCGCCATTATCGACGAGTGTACGGGTGATTATCCAATCATCGTTGTTCACTTCGATCCATCGGTTGATCCACATAAGGCGGATTTATCATGAGACCGCAAGAACAAAAGCTGTTAAAACACAAGCTGAAACAACTGGGCGAAGCGTATCAGGATTATGCCGAAGATGATGATCCTGATTCACGTAACTACAATCAATCCTGTATCGACGATATTACAGCGGATATCCTGGATTTCGTTGAAAATGAAATCACCGATGCTGTTCGTGATGCGGTAGCGGTGGAGCGAGCTAATCATGACTGACAAAATCAAAGCTAAAGCAATGAAGGTGATTGCGACATACGGAACACTCCGTTGGTGTAACGCGCAGGTGTGCGGGTGTATGGGTTGCGCAAATCATACTATGACGAAAGAAGAGTATGATATTGCTATCCAGATACCGGAAATCAAAGAGCATCTTGCGCGACATAATGAAAAACTCATGGGTAAAGGATGGTTTTCAATTGGCTAACGCACACATTATAGAAAAAGTTCGTTGTCGGGATTGTCATTTTCCTTTGATTTGCGTCATGAACATTGACAAACCCCCTTACGACGAGTGGGATTGGTGGATATACTGTTCAAACAAAACATGCAAAAACCATGAAGGTGAGGGCAAATTCCAGAATCATATTAAGTTTGTGGAGCGTGTCAATGGCTAAATTGTATTATCACTATGCATCCATGAACGCTGGCAAAAGTGCGCGACTATTGACGGACGCGCACAATTACAAAGAGCGCGGTATGCGAGTTGTAATCTATAAGCCAGCGATCGACACCCGCACATCAAACACAGTGAGTTCGCGTATCGGGCTGAACGAAAAGTGTGAATTGATTGCGCCTGATATGGATCTGTTCTGGGACATCCAGCGCCGGAATAAAATTGCTTGTATCTTCGTTGACGAGGCGCAATTCCTTTCGAAGAAAAACGTTTTCGATCTGTGTCGTGTTGTTGATGAACTCGAAATCCCTGTAATGGCTTACGGTCTGCGTACTGATTTCCAGTTAAATCTGTTCGAGGGTTCTTACTGGTTGCTGGCCTGGTCAGACGAGATCCGAGAACTGCGCGGAATGTGTCACTGTGGACGCAAAGCAACTACGGTTGCACGTATCGACGCACAAGGCAACTTCGTAACCGAAGGGGCGCAGGTTGAGATCGGAGCCGAAGACAAATACGTTTCGCTCTGTCGCAAACATTATCACGAAAAACTTCTTGATAATGTTGGTCTGAACTGTTAAGGTGTATTCAGACAAACAAAGGAGAACACTATGAGCCGTACTTACCGTAAGAAATATGTTCCAGTCCGTGATAAGTCCTCCATCGAACAGATCGAAGAGACAAAAGCATTTTCAGAGTATTATGCACAGCACGGGGAAAGTCCTGATGGTTTACGTTGGTATACAACCAACTGGAAACACAAATCAGGTTGCGCATATATCCGGTTCGATAAAAACCTGAATCGCGACGGTAACAAAGCTCATCGTGATATCTCCGCGATGCTTTCAATCGCTGTGAAAAAGATTGATTCGAAAGTACGCGCTAAAATGCGTCAGGAATTACGCCGGATGAAAGCTGGCGTAATTGGATGGGATGAAAATATCGAGAACGCAAATAAGATCCGCGCTTTTGAGCGTAGCTTATGCTGGTATGAGATAACTTGATGTATTTTTAGACTAATTTTACATAAGGGGCGAATCGCCCCTTTTTTGCTATAAATATATACAGGAACGGATCTATTGTTGATCCGTAAGCACGTAGAGAATTGCTTATGAACATTAAACGCATATCTAAAGCGCTGATGTTTGGTTTGTTAATCTTGTCTCCGTCATCACATGCTGATGATAGGTCAGTAGTCGCCAAAGAGTTCGATTACTATATCAATGCGGCGCTACAGGTATATCTTGACACCATCCCTCCCAGCGTAAATACCAGTGAACTATTCTATAATTACATGGAACGAAAATGGCAGCAGAAGCAATGTAAATCCGAACCCGAATGTAAACGTTTAGGGCTACGGGTTGCAAGTGAATTCGCCGCTATTCATCGTTCATAAGGGATGAAGATGCAGACGTTTAACGAAGTAACAGAACGCGATACCGCGAGTAAAATTGATGCCTTTATTGGCACTTGCTTAATGTCTGTAACCTATATGCACAGCGCACATTTTGCGACTGGTTCATATTCACAGCATAAAGCATTTGAAGGGTTTTACGAAGATATGCAGGATTTGGTTGATAAATTCACCGAAATCCATATAGGCATTACTGGTCGATACAAACCCGTATTAAAAACAGAAAATGTGCTTGACACGGTCGCGTATCTCCGTAAAATAGCCGATGAAGCCAACGAAATCTATGATTCAGTAGATAGTTCATTGAAGAACGTCCTGGACGAGATCAAAGGCTTGTGCTATCAAACGATTTACAAGCTGACAAAACTTTCTTAAAAAGAGTTTGACAAGCGAAAAAGTGATGATAGAATAACTATCGAATTGAAACATAAACCCAATGGAAAATAATGATGAACTTAAACACTATCGTAAACAACCCAAAGAAAACCACACTGATCGCTCTGGGCGTAATCGCCGCTCTGTGGCTGGTTCCGAACTCGTACACTATCGTTCAGGATGGTACGGTAAAAACTCAAACCTTCATGGGTAAAGTTTCACCGAAGCCTGTTCTGCCTGGTTTCCACCTGGTAAATCCACTGGCTGATTTCGAGGTGTTCAACACCAAAGACATCGCAATGAAGTTTGACAAATTGCAGGTTCCGTCCCAGGATAAATTCAAATCCACTGTGGATATGACCGTGATGTTACAGTTCGATGGTAGCAAAGCCCCGATCAACCGTATCAATGCGGGTAGTCAGGATCAGGCGCTGGATAAATATGTGACTGAAAAACTTCTGTCAACTGTCCGTGAGTTCGGTAAATCTGTACCGAAAGCACAGGATCTGTATAATGCAGAAGTTCAAAGCCAGCTACAGATCGCGATCCAGCAGGAAGTTGAAGAGTATGCCCGTCCTTACGGTTACACCGTGAAACAGGTATTCTTGCAGGATATCGACCTGCCGGAAGCGATCAAGAAGCAGGTTGAAAACACGAAAATTCGTGAAGAACAGGTGAACGCAGAGAAAGCAGAACTGGCACGTAAAGAGCAAATCGCTCAACAGGCAGTTGTTCAGGCAATTGCCGATAAAGAAGCCCGTAGCAATGCTGCACAGGCTAACGAGCGTGATGCTGATGCCCGTCTGTATGCGGCTAAGAAAGAAGCCGAAGCGAACGCCGTGTTGCAGCGTACCATTACACCAGAAATGATTCGCTGGAAAGAACTTGATGTTCAGCAGACCATCGCGGAAAAATATCAGGGCGGTGTACCTCAAACTGTCATGGGTTCTGATTACGCTGGTAAAGTGATTTTCGATTCTCGTAAATAAGGGTTTAAAGCCCCCGCTCTTGGGGGCTTGACTCCTAAAACGAGAATACTATAATGAACATAAAACAGATCATCCTTACTATCTTCATTTCGCTATTCTTCGGCTTTATTGGCGGTTTTCTTGGTGTATTGGTGATTGCGTCTGTTTTATGATTAACCTTTAAACGTGGAGCACGTTATGAAACAATTTGATAAAGCTGTCGTAATTGGCAGATTCCAACCCTTCCATAATGGTCATGCAGCAATGGTGCGTAAAGCACTCGAAGAAGCAAAGATCGTTTACATCCTTCTGGGTTCAGCATATGCTTACCCTAACGTTTTAAACCCTCTGACAGCGCGTGAGCGTCAAACCATGATCTTCTCATGGCTTAATACTAACTTTCCGATCGAAGATGTTGTTCGTGTTCAGTTTGAGCACATTCCAGATTATCTTTACAACGAAGAGAAATGGAAAACCTCTGTTCGTACTGCTATCAGGGAAACCAAAGGCGACAAAATCGCTATCTACGGTTACGAAAAAGATGCAGGTTCATACTGGCTTAAAGCGTTCGGATGGACACACGTACCAGTTCCACCTGTCCAGATTAACGGCAAGGATCTATCAGCAACCGATCTGCGTCCGATTATCTTTAACCATAAAAACGGGTGGCGTAGCCGATTGGGTGTTTTTGTTCCTCAAACAACAGTCAATTATATTGACAAATGGATGATGGAAGACACGTTCTGGCGTTTATTCTACGAATACGAGAAATGGGAGAGCGAATTGGAGAAATTCAAAAACTACCCATACCCCGACGCGCTGAACTGCTGCACGGGTGATAGCGTGGTTGTGTGTAACAATCACCTGCTAGTAATTCGTCGTAAGTTCGCCCCAGGTAAAGACGCGTTAGCCCTTCCCGGCGGACACAAAAACGCAAATGAAACGTTCCTGGATTGTGCTATCCGTGAACTGCTCGAAGAGGTGCGGATCAAGGTTCCTGAAAAGGTTATCCGTGGTTCAATCCGTAATTCGATGCTGTTCGATCATCCGAAGCGTTCCGTACACTTCTCAAAACCGACTGTGGCGCAGTACATCAAGTTAGAGCCTAACAATGATGGAAGTCTGCCCCGTATTATGGGCGGTTCTGACGATGCGTTAGAGGCGTTCTGGATGCCCTTACATGAGGTCGTACAACGACAAGGGGAATTCTTCGATGACCACTATCAAATCGTTGTAGCTTTCACGGGACTCTGATAAAAGATTAAAAAAGCCCTTGCGTTCGCGTGAGGGCTTTTGTATTATATACACATACCGCATGAATAATGAAAAGGAAGAAAAATGAATACAATCAACGTTTCTAAAGCTGATGTTATGAAAGCAACGATTATTGCTACCGAAGCCCTTTCATTCATGGCTAAGAAAGCAGGAGTTGATAGTGCTGTTATCCTGATGGAGATTACAAACAACCCAGAAGGCAACGCCGCAAGGTATTTCAAAGATCTTACTTCCTATGCAATGGAAGAATTTAAATGATTAAACACCCTTACTGTTTAGTAACCCGTCCTATCTGCGCGGGTGGATTGCCAGTTAATTGCTGGCAGTTGATTGAAAAAGGTGACGCGTTCCTGAATAAGCGCGGTGATAAAGTATTCGTTTATGGTGTTAAATCGGTTGAGAATGAAACGCTGGTTATCGTAGACGAAAAAACAAATGAAAAATATACGTTGACTTCTGATCACGATTGCCGTAACTTTAACGTGTACTGGAAATCTGATGATGAATTTGAGAGGAATAAATCATGAAAGTGGCAACCCTTAGCGGTATCTCTGATGTAAAATGTCGTATGGCGCTGGAACCTGGACATCGTGTAGGAATTAAACACACGGGTTCTGTAGGTACAAAGAATTACACCTTGCAATCAGTTGCGCGTGATAAAAATGATATGGTTTATGTGTTTGTTACTGAACCAATGTCAAATAATATCCGCCAAACGCTGGTGATGAAACTGGGAACAAAAGAACCCGCAATGCTGATCGGTGGAACTGTAGAGCCTGTTACTGTTGCGAGCATCGCGCATAAAGGTATTGAATGCGCCGTAGACGGTAACGGTAAACTGTCCTTCGAAGGGACTAAACGCCAACCCGTCGATCGTCCGGTTGTTGCTGGAGACATCTTCACGTCAGAACGCCGTGAATACCATGTTGAATACATCGCACAGGATGGTTCTCTGGTTTGTCGCGTATACTCCCGTAAGAGCGAAGACGATAGCAAATACAAGGGATTAACCGTCATTGATGGGCGTGATTCAATCCTGCTGGATTCCCTGAATGTTAAAATTAAGTTTGCATACTCATGATTCACACAATTAGCGTTATTATGGGTGATGTCGTAAACATCAATGGACACGATTACTACGTAGCGGAAATCAATACAAAGGGTAATCGTGAGATCTTGGAACTGGACATTGTAAGGCCGTCCGAAGGGCAATCCCTTACAATCGAAGTGGTTCATAACACGAACACAGGGGAAGACGTAGTGAAGCCAGTTCTGGCCCGTCTTCCGGTGTTCTACTGTGAAAAGTCAAAACGTTGGAAATTGAAATGAATCTGAAAGATTTAACTGATGTGAAAGTGGGTGATACCCTTTACGATCCTGGCGAAAGGTTATACAATACCCGTAAAACAGCAAACCCTCGCGAATTTCACGTTCTAAAGGTTGCGCGTCAATATCTGTATGCATCCACTGATAAAGACGCTGATTTGAAAAGCTGGAACATCGAGAAAGTCGATCGTAAGACTGGATTGACTTCTGGTAGTGGGGGCTGGGGCGGATTTTATATGTATCGCAGCGAAGCAGTATACAAAGAAATCCAGTATCGTGCTGAACTGAGTGAAAAGATCCGAAAAGAGTTCGGTTCTCACGCTGTTGTTGTTCCTGAAATCACTACCGCTGAACTGCGCGGTATCGCAAAAATCCTGGGGGTTGAATTTTGAAAACTGTAATGGAAACCGTGTTCGGTTCTCACCTGTACGGACTGAACACACCGACAAGCGATAAAGACTATAAAGGGATCTTTCTCCCGCACCCGCGCGATATTCTCCTGGGTAAAGCCCCGAAGACTATCGACACCAGCACGGGCGATAAAAGCTCTAAAAACACCGTAGACGACGTTGATCGTCAGTTGTATAGTCTGACTAAGTTTATCAGCCTTGCGTGTGATGGTGATACCGTAGCGCTCGATATGCTTCATGCTTCGGATAACAAGCTGATCGCTAACTCTGAAATCTGGCAGTATATCCGCGCTAACCGCTGGCGTTTTTACACCACTGAACTAACTGGCCTGTTCGGTTATGTTCGTAAGCAAGCCGCGAAATATGGCGTGAAGGGTTCCCGACTGGCTGCACTGCGCGAAGTTGTCGATGTACTGAAAGAAACCGAAACGATCGGTGGTATTCAGGAATTCACACCAGATATGAAACGCTATACGCGTGAAGTGAAAGTGTCTGACATCAAGGATCGTTTCCCTACAAACGAGTTCTGTCGATTCGTTACCGATACGACAATGAAATCTGGTTGTCAGGACTTCTATGAAGTGCTGGGGCGTAAATTCCAGTTCACGATCAAAGCCGATGAAATGCGTAAGTCTGTGTATAAACTCTGGGATGAATACGGAGAACGCGCACGACAAGCAGAAGCCAACAACGGGATCGACTGGAAAGCATTAAGTCACGCGTTGCGCGGGGGTATGCAGTTGATCCAGATTTACAAAGATGGTGATATCGTTTATCCTCTGCCTGATAGCGCATTCCTGAAACTGGTTAAAGCTGGCGGCGTACCGTTCGCAACCGTACAGGAAAAGCTGGAAGAAGTCATGGGCGAAGTCGAACGGCTTGCAGCGATTTCAACATATCCGAAAGAAGTTGACCGCGAATTCTGGAACGATTTCATCGAACGCGTATACCGCGATCATGTTGTGGGGTATTACAAATGATGTATCCTAAATTGTCCGGCGCTGAAATTGATGTTCTGTATAAACTTTACGGATATGCAACTAAGGTGCTAGACTTAGATTTCGATGACGTACCCAGCAAATCAGGGCGTGATGCCCTGATTCAAAAAGGTTACGCTCGAAGGGTAACGGGCTATCACGATAATTCGAAAGCATGGTTGCTGATTACCCCGCTGGGGATTGACGCATACCGACATGGTATTAAAACGGAGTGGCACTAATGACTGATATTATTTTGAACGTTAAAGATGTTGTACTGGGCGATACCAAAAACCCAGACGCAGTTACACTGGAACAGGCTGTTGTTCAGATCATGCGCGATAGCCTCCGACTGGAAGTTACTGAACGTACCGAAAGTAATTACACGGGCGGGATTGATGGTCGCCAGTTGTACGAAGATAGCAAACACGTTAATGTAACCCTATGGGCGGACATTGACGAAAACTCATACAAAATCGACGAGATTGATTTTGACGTATGAAAATAATTGACCTCTGCGCTGGTGTGGGCGGGGTTCGATTAGGATTTGATAAGGCGTTCGGCGGTGTCGAATGCCTTTTAACGTCTGAAATCGACAAGTTCGCACAGCAAACATATATCGAAAACTGGGGCGATGATAACCTACAGGGTGATCTATTCGCCATTGATGAAAACAAAGTACCTGATCATGATATCCTGCTCGCGGGGTTCCCGTGTCAGGCGTTCAGTAAAGCCGGATTGAAACTGGGCTTTGATGATGTACGCGGTACGGTGTTCTTCGAAATCCTCCGCATTATACGCGCTAAAAAGCCCCGTGTGTTGTTCTTTGAGAACGTGCCTGAACTGCTAACCCATGACAAGGGGAAGACGTTTAAAACGATTTACGGGCTTCTGGAGGCCGAAGGATATAACGTATTCTATCAACGCCTGAACACAAAGGATTTCGGACTACCCCAAAGACGGGAACGCGTGTTTATTGTCTGCTTCCTGGATGATGTATTCTTTTCGTTTCCGGTTCCCCCGCGTACCCCTACACGCGTAGGCGACATCCTCGAAGATGCTGATGATTCGTTCACCCTGTCAGATAACGCATGGAAGGGCTTTAGAGAGCGTAAGGAACGAAATAAGGCAAACGGTAAGGGTTTCGGTTATCAGGCCGTCACAAGCGATTCTACGCACACTGGGACTATCACCCAGCAGTATTACAAGGACGGCGTTCAATGTCTGGTGTTGCAGGAAGGAAAGAACCCCAGAAGACTTACTCCCCGTGAGTGTTTTCGTTTGCAAGGGTTCCCAGATTCATTTATCATACCGGATAGTAAAAAACAGGCATATCGTCAAGCGGGAAATTCAGTTTCAATACCCGTGATTGAAGCCATAGCGAAACAAATTAGGAAAGTATTATGAGAAATCAACCAGAAATCCCGATCGATACCGTTGTTGAATGGCATTACAACCACTGGGATAATGATGAATGGTCTGCCAGCCAGGGCGTATTGAAGTATCATAAAGGAAACTTCATCCTGATCGAACTCGAAGGTAAGCCAACCGTGCTGGACGGTAAAGATTTGGTAATGCGTCCGTACAAAGAAAGACCGGAAACAAAATTCTTCAAAAAAGTGTTTGTATCCAGTAGTTGATAGTGGTATCTTAGCTTTAACGAAACGAAACTGAAAAGGAACATACCATGACTTTTAATGACCTGTTTAACGGATGTACTGGCGCTGGTGCGAAATTCAATCTACTGAAAGATTACCCGCTGGGTTCTAATCCAGGTTACGTGATGGTTGAAGTGCGTAACGGTGAATACTACAACGTGTTCATGTGGGATCGTTCTTTCTCTTACTGCTGGTTCGGTGCGAAATACAAACCAGATTACATCCTGGAACAAATCGAAACAGTGAAAGCGAAAAACCCTGAACTGTACGCGTTCGCAGAGTCTATTCGTGGTGTGTTCGGACACTGATTAATCAAGCCCCGAAAGGGGCTTTTTCGTGAGGAAATTATTATGATTTACACTGTTGAATGTTTGGTTGATTATGAACCTGGTAATCTGATCTGCGCGTCTGATACCGTTATGGACTGCATCGACGCGGTGAACAATCACGAAACCTTCCCGTATGTTGCGGATAATCTGCATTTCACTGCGTGGAAAGACGGCAAGAAAGTTGCGGTTGCTTCTTTAGTAGGAAACAGAGTAGGCGATACAATAGGCGCTAACGGCTATGAACCTAACCCTGTGACATACGAAGAAGTCATTGGTAAAATGGAGGCGGTATGAAGGTTAAAAACGCCGAACGCTGGGAGAATACCAACGAAATGTTCTTCATTCGTTGCAACCGTAAGCCTCTCAAATGCGGGTATGACGACATAGACGAAGCCCTGAGCAAGTTTAACGAAATCATCCGTTCATCCGTCTACCGTAGCGGGGAACATCCTGGCGACCTGTGGGAACTGGTAGCAAAAGATCCTTACAGTAACATCGTCCTGAAATCTGAAACAAAAGGTAAAGTATCGTGAAAATTTATACTGTTGAAAGTTTAAGCGAAGATTACTATACATTTAGTGATTTGGTCGGTTCTACCGTATCGCTGGAACGTGCGATTGAAATGGCTAAACCTTTTGACTGGGTAAGTATCACTGAATGCGACGGCTTTACTGGAGAACGTCTGCGCATAGTAACACTGAGCAACGAAAAAGCCATTGCGAACGCAACCAAAGAAAACTTACAATTTGAGGATGTAAAATGAAAATCCGTTCTGGTTTTGTGAGCAACAGTTCATCAAGTAGTTTCATCGTCCGGTTCCCGAAAGATCCGACTAATATCGACAACCTGCGCGAAATGATGGGTGATTGCGTTCCGAACTGCGGTTACTACAATCCTCCGTTAACAGCGGAAGAAGTGGTCAATAATGTTCACCGTGACTTAGGCGGTCATCTGGGTAATAGCTTTGAATCGTTCTACGACGATAAACGCTATGACTGGGAAACCGAAGAAAGCGCAGAAACCCGCTACCGTTCAAACCCTCAAATTGCGCTTGCGTATGACGGGCGAGACTGGTACGATCTGGACACAGAAGAGAAAGACGCTCTGATCAAAATGTGGTTGTATGAAGAGTACAACACGAAGTATGGCAATCAGGACGGCGTGTTTATCTATGAATTCACGTACTCCGATGAATGCGGCCCGATCGGAACTCAACTGGAACATGGAAACATCTTCCGTAACCTTGAACACACATCAAAGAGTCATCACTGATGGATAAGTTAAAAACCGAAGTCTGTGTTGTTATGCCTCGCTATGCATTAGGGGATTCGATCCCCTTTAGCCAGGATCGCCCCGCACCGTTTGATGTATTTTCTTTGCGAAAATATCTTGAACGTTTTGAACTGAACGAGTATACTCTCCAAATCGTTCGGGTATGGAATCCGGTAATGTATGCGCTTGCGTTTGACATTGCAGAATCCAAACTCACTACGATGGATGAATACGTTGAACTCCTGGCGCGTAAGTTCGGGTGTGATCGTACAGTCGAAGCAGTAAGCAATAAAGTTAACGAAATTTTAGAAAAATTCAAATACGAGAAAATTTAAATGTCAATAACAAATATCGAATTCAAAAACGCTGTATCGAAGCCAACCCCGACAAACCACGTTTTCGTGTGTGACGTATCCGGTTCAATGTATAACGAACTGCCTAAGATCCGTAAACACCTGAAAGCAAATCTGGCGAGTCTGGTTAAACAGGATGACACCGTTTCGATCCTGTACTTCTCCAGCAAAGGCGATTACGGCACGGTGTTCCGTGGTGAGAAGGTTAGCAATGTCTCTGACCTGTCTAACATCTGCGCGGCTATCGACCGTTACCTGAAACCTACTGGTTGTACTGGCTTCGTTGAGCCGTTGAATCTGGCTGCGGAAATCGCTACCGATCTGCAATCCGAAAACGGCAACCTGAACAGCCTGATCTTCCTGACAGACGGTTATGATAACTGCTGGCGTACCGATGACATCCTGAAAGCGTGTGCGGTTCTGCCACTGACTTTCAACAGTATCGCGTTCCTGGAATACGGTTATTACGTGAATCGTCCTCTGCTGGAAAAAATGGCAGAAGCAACCAACGCATTACACAAATTCGTTGAAGGTTTCGACGCATACGAACCAGCATTTGCCGAAATCATCACTGCGCAAACTTCTGCACGTATCGAAGTCAAAGTTGCTGACGCTACCCATGCGATCTACCTGGACGAAGGGCGCGTGTATGTCCTGAACGCTGCAAACGGTGTTGTGCTGGTTCCAGAACACATCAAAAACATCTGGGCGCTGGGTGACAACGCGATCAATGATGTTGACGGCTTCGATCCAAACATCGCCAGTGAACAGCAAGTTCTGTATGTCGTGCTTTATCATGCACTACACACAATGAACCCTGATCTGGCATGGAAAGTGCTTCAAAAGCTGGGTGATGTCCGTCTGATCAAAGCGTATGACAACTGCTTTACCAAACAGGACTACTCCAACGCAAAAGACCTGATTGCACAGGCTGTTGTAGATCCGTCACAGCGTTTTGTTGATGGTATTGATTACAACATGGTTCCAGACGAAAACGCGTTCACTCTGGTTGATGCGCTCGAACTGCTGGCACAAACTGACACAGTGATCGACCTGTCTTCTGAGCACTGGGCGTACAACCGCACAGGCCGTCAGACTGTACAGAAAGAAGATGATACACTGGATCAACTGTCTGAACAGATCGCAAACGCTGCAACCCCAGAAGAACGTAAAGCACTGGCGGCGCAAATGGTAGCGCATGAAGTATGGGTTCCGAAGTTCACCCAGACTACAACCAAAGTATCGGTTAAACATCTGGTGGGTAACAGTTCCCGTCCTAACATTTCCATCAACACGGATCTGGAAGGGTATGTGACTATCCCAGAAAGCAAACAGAAAGAATTCGGTCTGCCGGAAAAAATCGAAACTAAGCAGGTGCGTAACTTCACCATCGTTAAAGATGGTATCGTGAACGTTAAAGTTCTGCCGCTGGAAACCGATATTCCGACACTGAAAAACCTTCGTGCTTCTGGCCTGACTATCAAGCCGCTCGAAAAAATCGGTGATGATCGTATGTCGGTTCTGGTAGACTTTACCTCTCTGCCTCTGGTTAACCGTGGCATGACTCGCGGGTTAAGCGGTAAAGAGTTCGTGACCGATAATGTGCGTCTGGAAATCCTGAAAGGCCGTCAGAAGGTTATGAAGTTCTTCCGTGACAACGCGATCGGACTGCGCAACGCAGAAGGGCTGAAACAGCGCTTTGGTGAGGCTGCTGGTGAATGGCTGTCTGAACAGGGTATTCGTGATTACGGGTTCTCTCCGAAGGTTGAGCGCACAGAATCGACTGATGTTTACATGTCGAAAGAACTGAACGTGAAAATCAAGGGTGTTTCTTCCCTCCCTGCTGTAGCGGCTACCGTCGCGAAGCGTGATGAAGGTAAGAAGAAACTGAACAACGGCGATCTGATTATCCTGTGGGCTTACGATCAGGTGAAATCTGAACTGGATGCGCTTGACAAAGATCAGGTAGTCGAGTATCTTGATAAGCAGACAAAGGCAACGATTCAGGAAGTCCGTAAACTGAATGCTCGTTTAAGTCGCGTAATGTACGGTGTTGTAGTAGCACATGCATGGTTCGCGGATCTGGACTTCGAAGAAACCAAAGTTTCTATCGCTGCGAAAGATATTCTTCCGAAAGAAGATAATATTCCGTCCGATTTCTGGAAAGTCTGGGAAACCACATCATTCGAATGTGAAATTGTCCTGGAAGAAAAAGAAGTCAAAATCTAACAATGTCCGCCCCCGAAAGGGGGCATATTGAGGAAAATACTATGTCACGTAACGTATTCTGGGGTGAAGTTGTAAAAGGCGATATCCTGTACCTGTCCGAACCACAAGCCTATCGTGAAAACAACGAAAAGAACCACGCATACGCGCCTATGCTGCCGGATTTCGTGGTTGTTGATGATGTATTTGTCGGTGAAAATGGCTGGCAGATCGATTTAGTCGGGTTCCCTTACAAAAAGGGTGCAATCCTTCTCGAACTGGAAGACCATAATTTCTTCGCCCATGTTGGCAATATCGGAGATCATGGTGAATTCGGTATCGAAGATATCCGCGAAAACCCGTATGTATTCAGCAACTACTACAAGGTCGGCGGACACCTGCGCAGTGATAACAAAACTGTTCTGTATCTGGATGGTCTTCTGTCTGGAATGCATAATTTCAGCATCGAGAAGCCAGGCAACAGCGCAGAACTCTACCGCCTGTTTGAGAAGTACAATCATCAAGATGGTAAAATGTTGCCGTCAGAAATGGCTTACATTGTCAACCGTCTGATCATGGGACTACACAAAACATTCCTGATTCACTTTGACGGTGATGTACAACAGGCGATGGAAACTGTGATCACCATCCTGAAAGAAAAATCACGCTGCATGGATACCCTGTCAAAATGACTCTATTCTTTATCATTGCATTGGGTGTGTTTATTCTGGGCGCTGCGATTTCATTCATGGCGTTCGATAAGCGCGAATATCAAATGGTTGTCATTGGCCTTATCGTGGCAAGTATCCCGCTGGTGTTGTCATACAACCTGTATCATGAGAAAATCGCGGAGAACGCGAAATATGAGGCAAGACGATGAAGATTCGTTCTGGGTTCGTGAGCAATAGCTCAAGCAGTAGTTTCATTATCGGGATAGGACTTGTCCGCCCTGGTAAAGAACAGGAAGTTGCAAAGATTTACGGTGAGTCAAACGTTGAATCTCTGATGGATATGTTTGATGATACTCGTCCTCGCTGGGATTTACCTCAAATACACGATGACGGCACAATCACACTGGAAGCGTTCGGATGTAATAGCGTAGAAATAACCCGCATCTGGGACAAGTTGAAAGAACTGAATCTGGATGATGTTAAAATCGTTCACTTCAATGAGCGCGGCGGCGAACCGGAATACGACGATGAAACCGGAAGTTATAACTATGACTGGTATGACGACGCGGACGCATTCGGGCCGGAACTCGAAAAGAAATACAATCTCCTGAGAGATAACCGCGAAATGTTCATTGAAGGTGATGTTCGTTGCGGTGGTGGTTATGACGGCTAAACGATTGGTGATCTGTTATCGCTGTTTGCATGTGTATGATCACAACACAGCGAAGCGAACAGCAACAAAGCGCTTGCGCGTTAAAGAGGCGGAATGTCCTCTCTGTAAATGTAAAATCTGTTTGGGGTAATCCATGATAACGATAGTATACTGGGAAGAACTGGAAAGCGAATTCAGTGATGAAGCTGGGGAAATGGCTGCTGTAGCGGGTGAATCTGAAATGCTTACAGCTACCGAAAGCATGGATGATGCATTTGATCGCATCAAGAAACACCAGAAAGAAAACGAAGGTCGGGATATTCAGTACATGCTATCGTTCTGGCTGGATGGTGAAATCTTCTGTCATGCTGCTATTGCTGAGGATACTCCGGTCGATATGTGTCGTGAAGAAATCGTGAAGTACGTCAAATCTTTTATGCATTAATTAAATGAGAATTGAAAAATGGCTTATGTATCTAAAAAAATTGAAATAATTTCGTCGATGATGGGTAAAACTCTGGAAGAGATCGACCGGATTGGGAAGAACTTTAAAGATGAAGTTTTCCGTTTACCTGAACGTGAAATAAATTTAATCCCGTATTTCAACACGGTTAAAATTCTGATCGATCCTAGTTTTGGTCTAACGGCAACTCATTACATTGTCGGTAATGCTCCATATATGTTCGTGTTCAGAAAATCTAAGTTGATTGCGTATTTCGATCGCGCGAATCTTGGACATATTCGGGCAATCATCGACAGGATCGACCGTTATGAAGTAGGAAATTACACGGAACAAACCAGACGCACTACATACGGAAAGATTACGAGTATGCTGGAACAAACCAAACAATTCGACGGAGCCAACATCGAATTGATTGATGACCTGCTAAAAAGGGTCAACAAGTTCAAAGAAGCGTTTGACGTAAAGAAAACCGCGCTTGCTGAACCAGAAACGGTGAAAGCGCCAACCCTGGCATCTTTCGAAGAACCAGAAACCATTCCAGTAAACACAGCGTTGAAATACATCATCGAAATCGAACCAACCGATCTTGATGCAACATGTAAAGCATTGAATTCTATAGGGATTAATTTCACTCTCTATAATAAATTCAGTTAATCCAAAAAAGCCCTTGCGTTCGCGTGAGGGCTTTGTTATATTACACATATCGAAACGGAACAGCCAAAAGGAACGAGAACATGAAAGCTAAAATGGTGAAGTTCGTAAAAGACTGGAGAAAAGGCGCAGTAATCGGTGAGAGCTACGTAATCGTAGACATCGAAAGCAACCTGCTCGAAGGTGCGAACGTTTTAGAAGTTCCTCGTTACGGTATGGTTGAAGCCGCTGATAAAGCAAAAGAACTGAACGGTTACGTTCTCCACATCATCGAAGCAATCGAGAAGGAATTAGCATGAACAGCGTTTATCTGATTGAAGAAACCATTATCCAGCCAAACGGCGGAGTGTATGAAAAGAATATCGTGTGTGCTGCCCTGAATGAACAAGAGGCAGATCACAAAGTGAAATATTTAAATGAAAATGCTGTTGTATGTCAGACGTATTCCGGTTATAGTGTTGCATATGCTTGGAAAGCGGTTAGTTTAGAAACCCAACCATCTTGGTTAATCAACCTGAAAAAATAAGGGGCTTATCATGAAAATGAATTACGTTCGCGGCGGTATCATGGCACTGTTACTGAAAGGTGTTTCTCGTAGTGAGAATCGTATGGGTATGGGGCCGATGGGTAAAGTCTGGTCTGTCTATATTGGCGGTGACTGTATCGGTTACATCGGCAATGATGGATTGAGCCGCGTTTACCTGGCTATCTCAAGCGGGGGTCGTGAAGTCGAATGTGGTAATTTCATGCAAGCACTTGCGCAGTTCATTGATACTGCGATCACTCAGATTGAAAAACAGGGCTGCATCGAACGCCGTTACGCGAACAAGATCGGAATGATTGAATATTCCAACTTCTGCTTCGAAGTCGAAGAAGTGCGTTACGACACTATGGACGAAGTATACGAATATGTGCTTCGTGGTGAGGAAGTGATTAAGTCCTATAACGGGACGAAGGTTATCAATAACCGCTCTTTCATCACCCCGTTCGAATTGCGATATCAACAGCTAATGGGCTGGATCGTGATGGAATAAGAAAAGCCCCTTTCGGGGCTTTTTGTTATGAGGATGATAGCTGGAGTTTGATTCTTTCTACTTCTTCCGGTTCATCAATGATGCTGTAGTAAATCGTCACGGTGATTGCGTTTTCGTCATACTGCGGAATCACTTCAACATCCAGATTGTAAACACGGGGTTCGTATGCGCGGATCGCGGAGACAATCGAAGTCCTTACTGCTTCCGCTGTTAGCGGGTTCATGTTCTCGAAAATCTGTTCCCCGATCTCACAACCAAAGTTGCTATCGAAAGGCCGTGTGCCTTTTTGTGTTGTTACGATACCGATCAGACTATTCTTTACCGCTGCCGCCCCTTTCGAGGCGGCTACGTCATTGTTCCAGTCTTTTGTTAAGTTGGGATCGATATCGCTATACAGTAAGCGAAGGTTAACACCCATTTTATCCAACCACCTTTAGAAACGCCTCTAAGCCTCTCAGTGCAACGATATGCTCGTAGCCACACGAACACCTTACCGGAATGTTTGCAACGATTGCTGGCTTATCCAGAGCGCTATTTATTGATTTAAAGACCGGATAGTCGATACTATCCAGAACGGCTTCTTTCTCTGACTCTTTACAGTCATCCCATAAGATTTGTTCACCGTCGATGACTACAAACTTAATCAGTTCGGGTAACTCTTCCTTTCCGGTGCGGTGTGGTTCGACTGAAATCTTGATCTCATTGCCGTACAGCTTTTCTTCGTATTCATCCACCATGATATGATGACGATTGAGCACAAACTTAATCAGTTCCCCGCATTCAGGGCATTTGATTTGGAGATCTACAGTCTCTTTGTTGATACTGTCGAACAGAGCCATAATGTAAACATAATCGCGCTGATGCTTGAACACATCACCTTCAATAATGAAGTTATCCGTGTCATCAAGATCGCCAATGGTTAACGGGCGATAAGTCACATTATATTTTGGGATATGTCGGGGTGTATGTTTACGCATTTGCATTCTCTTTTCGTTTCAAGTCTTCCGCCAGCAGTGCAACGTAAATTGAACGTTCCATCGGGCTTCCATTCATTATAGGTTCAATCTGTACGGTATTCTTATTTAACAAATAGTTGGTTTTGAAGAACTCATTCAGTTCTGATTTGTTGAACAGGATTTTGTACAGTGTCAATAAGTCGCTGAACTCAATATCACACACGGTAACATGACAGGACTTGCGTAACAGTTTAACGATATTTTCCATATCTTCAATAGACACCAGATCCAGGATCGCGTTCTTTGTATCCTCGTCTAATGCATTCCATTCGTATCTTTCGCCGTCCTGCTTGACATACTGGATACATTCAAGGAATAATTGTTCACTGTTGTTACGATGTTTCGGGAATTTGAATCCCAGAGTAAGCGAGTCATCAAGGGCATATTCATTTTGCAAAACGTAATCAGTTACATGCATGAATGCTTCTGATTGTCCGCTGCTGCCTTTGATTCGGATCTTGATTGCGTTCTTACCGAACGATACGCAATACACCTTAGTGAATATGTTTTCCTGTTCGGTGCGGGAATAACCCGGATACAGAATATCTAAAATTTCATCCAGCATTTCTTGCTGTTCTGTGAGCGTCTTCCCTTCCATGTCCGCGCTTGTGAGTAAGAAACTCAACTGATCGCGCACGGTAAACATAGGGAATCGCTTCACTCCACCAGGGAGTTTTACGCGGATTATATCAATCATTTTAACCTCAAAAGGGGCTTTCGCCCCTTATTGTCCTGTAACCACACCACGAACGGCAATTGCTGCGCCTTCGATAAGTGATTGTTTGAATCCGTCCCAACCTTCTTTATCTGCTTCAACAAGCCAGCCTGTTTTATAGGCAAAGTCAACAGTGAATGTCCAGATTTCGTTATTGCTTTCATAACTCAGTTCTGGGTTGCTGACTTTAACAGGCAAACACTTCTGGAATACATACGTGCTGTGCGGGACACCATCGCGATTGTGTAAGTTTACCTGGATCGCGCTTGATACTTCATCAATGAATGCGAACTGGCCTGATACATCATCACGAATAGCTGATAACCATTCGTTGAATACTTTCAGGTTACGCGCTTCTGAATCCACACGGAACGTTAGCGATAATTCACCATTCTCCGGTCGGGTGAATCGGATCTGGGGTACACCGCCATTATACACGTATTCATAACCCAGTGTTTTGCCAGGCAACTGAACACCAACGATGCTCAACCCCATATTATACATCATTTTGTCACGGAATTCTGTTAGCATCTGTCCGTAAACACTATCACCAAACAGGGAAGTAATTAAACGAGGGCTTAACGCCCCCATGATTTTACTGAAACCTGTTTTGTTCAGGGACATAATAGCTTTATCAACCGTATAGCTGAATAGCTTGCTTACGCCCCCTGTAATAGCGTTCATGAACTCGTTCGGGTTATTCGCGTTAATGGAACTCATAGTACCATCAATTAAAGTATCGCGGATACTCCCGATCGTGCTGTCGAGAATGCGTGATGCTGGACTGGTTGCGAATACAACACTAAACAGGTTGCTTCGCTGGAAGTCTCGGTTTGCCATTCCTGACAAAAATTCATCTACGCTATAGAACATTGTTCCCCCTTAATACTGCGTATCAAAAATCGAATCCTGACGCATATCGATCAGTTCCATAAACTGAATTTCGATTTCAACTGCGATCGGGGTGTTCGGTGATTCTCTTAACGTATTTACAATGTTGTCCATTGTACGCCCGAAACGAACGCTGGTAATACCTGCTGGCCCGAACGTGGAATGAGGGAACCGCAAACTGTCACCTGTCTGGAAGTCACGAATAAACCACACTGGAGGCGATTTAATAACTTCTATATTAGTAACAAAATCCACCGCCTGATCGCTTATAATCGAACCATTAGATACAGTAGGTGTAGGGCCATTTCCTGCAATTGCATTATTAATAAGTTTTGCCCCTGCTGTTGATGATTTATTAATTGTTTGTTTAGCTAATTCTGCTATTTCAGCGGCAGTTCCTCCTGATGTCGTACCATATCCCAGCACCGTGAACAGATAATAGATTTTAATAAGTTCCAACAGGTCATAACGACTTTCGATAACGAATGTATTGTAATACATCTTTGTACGCTTATCAGAACCTTGAAACGCTGCTTTCGTACCAACATCAACTGCTTCTCTACGGTCTGCCAAAATACCACCACTAGCAGACTCAATAGCGCCCCAGATAACGTTAGACACAACTCTTGACGGTCCTTTAGCAACAATACTATCGGTTGCATCTTGATAACGGTGGCTGTTAACCTCGTTATCGTTCAGGCTTCGCGGTAAAAGTATTTGACAAATGGGGTTGAGCGTACCAATAGTACGGCTATTCAAAACTTGTTTATATCGAACGTTGCCTGTATTCGCGCTCAGGATCTGTTGCGCATTCTGTGCTGCCTGACGTAATGAGCGGTAGTTGTCTTTGCTACCTGGCGCAAGTCCGCCCGTGAATTCATATGCAGTGAACAGCAAGCCGTTATTATACAGGCTTGATGCATTATAAGCGTTATCAATACCTGCTGCACGTTGGGAAGGAAATTCCGCTGTTACGATCGGTTGAGTCAACGCGTTTTTAGTTGTTGCAGCACCCCCAGAGGGGATGCCAGCATTTTTGATTTCTGCAAATGATTGTACAGTGTCTTGCAATACTGTAATTTTCATTTAAATTTCCTTTAAGCTAATGCAATCAATGGTTTACGGTCAGTTCGTTGTACTGAATGCTGAACCGTGTTGTTTACTGTTTTGTTATTGACCTGAACACTGTTAGGCGTTGTAGGCTGAACAGGGGCTTTCACTGCTTCCGGTTGCTTGTCAATACTTGCACTCGTTTCCGGTACTGCGGTGATCTTTTCCTGCCAGCGGGAGATCATATCACGATAGCGGTCTTTGTCGTCCTCATTCAGCTTGTTCGAATTGTTTTTCTCTTCAAGCGATTCTATGAGTTTTTCCATTACCTTTTTATCGTTGCCCGTCAGATTGTCTTTGTTCAGAATTTCATCGCCCTGATCAAATTCACTATCCGCTTTAGGTTTCGCTTTCGCTTGCTCGGTTTCGGTCTGTTTGGTTTCGTTCACGCGCTTACGGTTAGCGGCATTCTCTTTATCAACCTCAGCCTGTAACAGTTTGGGGTTTTCCTGCAATGCTTTCAGTTCTTTCTTCTTCTCTTCGGTGATCTTTTCTTCAATAGCCACACGATCGCGCATCTGTTCCAATTGCTTAGATAGCGCTTTCTGTGCGTCCGTCTGTTGCCCGAAACCATATGAGAATGTACCTTGAGTAGCCTTAACCTGTTCGACAACCTTAGAACGTGCCTCAACCACTTTATCATTCTGATCCTGGATCTCCTGTTGTTTCAGCAGAATCAGGTCATCGGGATCAATGTCAAGACCGTATTTTTGTTTGTCGCGCAGTGCTGATACTTTCATTCCGCGTCCGGCGTTAGTAATCGTTTCTGATCCGGTATATTCGCCCAGAGCATAGATTAGATTACCGATACCTTCCGTGATTGCGGTTTTAATGGTATTGCCCAGAATCTTAAACGGTTCTACTAACAGAGCTTTTAATTTTTCTGCTAATGTTGCATCTTTATCACCTAATTTATCTAATCCGTCATCTATACTTTTCGCTAACGCTTTTATATTGTTGAAATATGATCCAAACAACTTTTTGGATGCTTCTCCATCATTAAGCAAATCATTAAACCATGAAGCGATGACTTTACCTAAAACTTCAATAGCAAACACGATACTACCGATAATCAAAGTCCACTTGGCAAACTTCGCTATCGCTTCGAGAGAATACCCGATAAAGCGAGCCAGAAGACCGGATGTATTATCCTTGATTGAACCCAGTAAGGCCAATACTTTCTTACTGAATTTCTTCTCGTCTTTATCCTTATCACGGATCTTCTTGTTGTCCCGATCGACCTCCGGTTCCTCTTCCGGTACTGGTTCAGGTTCAGGTGGCGGTTCCGGTTTCTTCTCAGCGAGTTCGAGGAACTTGGTGATTGCTTCCGCAATCGTTCCGGTGTATGTTTCGATCTTGCTGAAAGGGTTGTGTTGGTTCGATACACTGACGGAGTTATCAACACTGTTCGTGCTGTTGTCTGTCAGTGATGGTGGACGCGATGGACCAACAAAATCGGGCAACTGTTCAGCAAGTGGTTGCTGATCCTGTTCGTATTGTTCTTGGAAGCCAGCGAATTTCTCTTTGAAACGATCCTCAAAGGATTTCACACTGTCTTTGATGTCCAGAGTATTCAGCGCGGTTTCAAGGGTGTTATCATTGATATCCTTTAACTCGCGCATCGAATCTTTATCTAACGTTGCCTGGATCTTCCGAACAGTTGGTTGCGCCTGTGGTTTTGGTGGATTTTGCATCCGGCGACGTTGTTCTTCGTTAAAATATGGATTGCTAGCCATTATCATTCACCGATGATGTTAAGCCCTTTAATGGTTTTCCCCTCATGCACAATATAGACTTCCTGGAGTACGCCACGTTTTACATCGTCATATTCATAACGATACAGGCAGTTAATTAATTGAATACGGTTTTCGTCCGTCAGTTCGATCGGCTTTCCGTTGTCATACGCTTCTTTAAGCAGTAATGCCAGATCATCCAGCATTAGGGTCGGTTTGTTGAATACCAATCGAAGGTTATCAAAAGTATGTTCATACTTAGCTTCGCTGATTTTCATATCATCCAGATTAATACCAATCTCTTTCAGTATCGCCATTGCTTTATCGTCATTATGATAATGCAGGTGAATCAAAAGGAATTCGGTTTCTGCTGCGGTTAATTCACGCGGTTGAATCTCTTTGATGATATACTCAAGCAACTGCATTGGGTCTTTCATTGCTTTAATCTGAGTGAAATGACGATAACCCAGACGGGGGATCGTAACCTGTTCGCCAGTAGGCAACGTGACTACTTTATTTTTGCTGTTCTTGATGTTTAAACGCGTAACCATAAATTTATCAAGTGTGTTTTTCTTCTCTTTCATGATCGCCTCAAGTATCCCGATATTTACTATTTAGTAAATAGAATATAAAGGGAGGATGTCTAATGTCCAGTAAAGTTATAAACCGCGTCGTGTCGGTTAAATTATATCCAACATATGAAAAGTTCGCTGATAACGTCTATCTTGAATTGTTACCTGCCCTTGTCTCAATGAGCGAGAAGACCATCATCAACGGTACTTCTGAAACGTTGATGCAGATCTACGATAACCAGTTAATTTATCAGTTGACAGAGAAACCGATTATCCAGGTGTCGTTCCAGTATAACCAGACGTTAGAACAGCATTACTACGGGGTTCTGTATTCGAATGTCGAAACCGATGATATGAACCGCTCTATACTGCGCCTAAACCTTTCTCCGGTGCATACGGTGTTTCGTCGTAAGTTTTCCCGTTCGTTCAGTAACAACGCCGTACAGACGATTACAGAGTGCATGACGGCACTGTATAATGATATGAAGTTGATCACGCCGCCTATCGACGCATCAAACGTGCGTATTCCTCCGGCTTGCCTGAGCGGGACGTATGAAACCGTGTTTGATTACATCCGTGACAACGGGCAGAGCGTAGATTCGTCTGACTTCTGTTATCTGTGGGAAGATGGTTCTGGTATCTTTATGAAAAGCAATACGGAGATCCTCGCACAAACCCCGTTAAAGGCTTACAAGTTCAACGTAAGTAACCCGTTTTTAGGTGACGCTTTGGTATTCACTAAAGCAGAATACATTACCCATAAGGATAACACTACCCTGTTAGGGGATGCAAGTTTCTTTAGTTTCTCGATGACGGATAAAAAGCTGTACAGTGATATCCTTGCGAGTACCGATATTGAAAACGCATGGATCACCATGAACAGGAACGCGGTATATGAGAACAACTTCCAGAACCCAGACAAACAGGGTCAACCGTTCCAGGCTGTGAAGTGTCGGACGTTATCCAGTTATGAAAAACGTATTCGGTTTGATATCAATCAGGGTCGAATGGATGTTAAAGTGGGGGCATTGATTGAGGTGTTAGGGGATGAATATTCAGGGAAGTATCTGATCGTTGAATGTATCCGCGACGTATCAAAAGATTTCCACCTGCAAACATTAGAATGTGTACAGGTGGCAGCGGCTACTAACGACACCAGCAAAACCAGTGAGGCTTAGGCCGTAGTTTCTTCATGATAGCCCATGAACAGGTCGAACACGTTGTTCTTGTTCTGTTTACGGGCTTTCTTGATATTCTCGTAGTTCTCGCGAGGCATATCAATCATGAAGCACTTCTGACGCGCTGTAGCGTTCTCTGTGAGCGCAAACAGTTCATCTTCGGTGTAATCCTTGTTTTTGTCCAGATCGAGAATGACGCATTGCCAGGTGTCTTCATCACTGGTTTGCTGCATCATCACCAGTGCGGCGTTTTTGAATCCCAGATTATGCGCAAGCATTTCATGGACGAATTCACGATCCTGATCTTCATAACGGATTTCTTGTCCTTCCCAACGGATAAGGCGCACAGTCTTACTTGGTTCATTTTTCATAACGTGGTTTTCCTGCTCATAAGTTCGCGTAAACGTTTCGTCGGTTCAGGTGGGTTTTTGATGATCTCTTGAATCTGATCCCACACTTCCGGTGAAACTTCTTTCCTGTCCATGATAACGATATTCTGATTATCACAGCACTTTCCAACCATTACGGATCGCCCACAATTAAGGCAAATCGTATCAGGGCATTTTCCAAGTTTATCAGGGTCGATAGATTCAAGGAATCTTCTTGCTACCGATAACCGCTCTTTAACTTCTATTGGGTCATATTCTTTATTTTTCATGCTAACAATTGACTCCCCTCATAATTGGTAGGAACCCGACAGGCAAAAAACAATTGTTGGTGTTCCCAGTTTTTACGCGCCTGTTCTGGAGTATCACCCCATGCAGCATCAAACCCAGTTTTCGCACAGCACCAGCGAAGATTCGGGTCTTCGCTGGTAGTTTCGAATATTTCGAGTTTCTTACTCATTTCAGGTCACCGATAATTTCCATCGCGGCTTCGATGTTTTCGACACCACCAAAGGTATTCCAACTTACTTCAAGGAGTTTGATACCAGGAAGATAAACCCCAACCAGCGCACCGATAGCATCGTGGATAGCGTAGTTGCCGTTTTGAAGTTGATTTGCAGTGTGCATAACTTTCATGATGTTTCTCCTTTCGTTTCGATGTAGGTAATGTACCATTACATTACCCAGAACACAAGCATTATTTTTCGATTTCGTAGCACTCTTCAACTTCGATGTTTACCAGAGGTACTTCGATATCCCATGAATCCGCTTGTGCATCGTATACGGCTTTGTCTTTGTCGTTCAGAGGCAGACAAGTAACCCAACCGTCAGTAACGCGCATCACGCGCATTTTAGAAAGGCTTTCGAGTGCGTCCGCTGGCAGTTTTTCACCACCGTTACCCAGTTGTGCCAAACGGTCTTCATTTACCAGAACGATTACTTTGCCTTCGAGTTCTTTAGTGATTTGCATGGGATGTTCCTTTTGTCTGTTTCGTTTCGATGTGTGTAATATACAAAAAGCCCCTGGCGATTGCAAGGGGCTTTTTAAACAAAAAGTGCTATTTAAAACAGATCAGCGAAGATAACGTGAATGTCATCCGGTTCGGTCTTATCGCGTCGAATCTTCTTGATGATTGGCAGGAAGAAACTGAACTCAGGTTCGCCCTTCTTACGCGTTTTCGATTTCTGGAGTCCGTCAACTTCCATTTCGACGATAGCGCCGATATAGTCATCTTTGTTCGCCATAATGTATTCGCGATCCAGTTCACCACGTTCTTCTAACGGGATGTACACGCGGTTAATACCGTCTTCATCGTATCGGTAATCCGTATCAGTCAGACCGGAACCTGTGTTTGTTCTGGCTTCTCCTGATAAGTCCTCAACCACGAACCCGCCAACCTTATGAGGTTCTTTGGTGTGTTCGTACACGTCAATGATTCGCAGTTCGATCGGTGTTTTGTTCTTCAACTTCACCTGATCCGCAACGCGTGAATCCTTCCATTTGAAATCAACGTTTTTCAGGATTGAACCCTCTTTACCGTCATTGCGGTAATTGTTGTAATCCTTTTTCGCTTCCGCATAGTTCTGCACCAGGATAGAAGGGATCAGCTTAACCGATGTTACACCAGAGCCAGCCAGCGCACCTTCCAGGATGCTAAAGCGATCGCAATATGGTTGAACACTCGGAGCATCACCATAGTACACTTCATACGGTACGATATCCCAGACAACATAAACGATATTGCGCTGTTCTTCGTCGCTGATAGTGCCTTTCAGGGATTTGTTTACAATCCCGTTGCCCTCTTCGCGTTTCGCTTCCGCTTGTGTCTCGTTCTCGGTAGCTTCCCGCCTAACATCTGCCACAAGGTCAGAAACAGAATCGTCGTCATCGCCCATAAACCCAGCAAGACTAAATGGAACGCTGTTTGAAGGAACGACAGCAGTTTTTTCAGCAGGGACATAAATCAGTTCTCCATCAAGTACAACATCATAACCCAGATATTCACGAATCTTTTTCAGATCCTTGTCCAGATTCACCAAACCTTCATACTCATTCCCCGCGCGGGATGCTTTGCGGATCTGATTCTCTAACAGATCGGACATACAACGCGCACCATCGGCTTTAAGCTGCGAGTAAGCAGGGAAGCGAATACGTTTTAAGGCTTTCTCGCTAAACGGCGTAGCGAGGCATTGAGGCTGTTCTGGAATGAGTTTCTTCCATACGCGGTTCGGTAACGTTGTACCAGCACCACATTCCAGATCGCGGTTAATGATACGGCGAAGAACTTCGCGATCATTCTCGTTCACCGATGATACGATATCCAGCAGACGATCACGGGCTGCATTGCCCGTATATTTTCGCGTTGCCAAATCAGACATCAAATCCGCGATAGCATTCGATAGCGGGGTTGTGCCTGGCTTGCCGTCCACCTGCGGGAACTTCTTAATGTGAAACATAATCTGTTTCGTGTACGTAATACGGAAAATCTCTTTCAGCAGATCATTACCTGCATTACGTTTCAGGATCGCTTCCTTCTCTGAAATTTTCAGAGTCGAAGCGAGTTCATTTAGAATCTGTAAGATCATGTAATTTCTCTTCGATTTCAAACCATGATTTAACTGACTGGTGAGGCGACCACGGGGTTTCACGTTCACCACGCAACATATGGAATAACGGCAACTGACTGATGACGTTATGACATTCGTTTAAGTTTACCGCAAGATCATCAACGAAGCAAACCAGACGATTGCCATATTTGGCTTTCGCTTCCAGGTAGCGGTGTACTTTGGTTTCACCATGCCCGACAACCATCACTTCTTTGAATGCAGAAGGGAACAGCGTGTTCAGGTTCGCAATACGGTTAAGGCTTGCCGTAGGAGTGGTTCCCAGCGCCGTGACAGCCACGAAATCATATTGGGCTTTCAGGCGGTTGATCACAATCAACGCATCGTCATACGCGCTTAGATAGCGAATAAACGAACTGTTGTTGTATTCTTCCATGAGAATTTTCGCCAGTTGGTGATCACACCCGAAGATTTCGGTCATATCGCGGAACTTTTCATCCGTAACCATATCCAGCGCGATATCGGTCGGCATGTTGTGTTTAGACAAAAAGAACGGCAACCCCGACTGCCATTTTACGGCGATCCCGTCAATGTCGGTAAGAATAACTGGTTTCAAGATTTAACCTCATAACGATCAAAGAAAAGGGTACTTTTAAACGCTTCAATATCCGCAAGGAATTTGTCACGCTCAAATGTACGATAATAATCAAATTCGATGCACAACATATCATCGTTCGTGACACTGATACCAGTGATATCTTGATGATATTTCTTTGCCTGTTGCAGAACGAACGGATCAAGATCCGAACAATCGAAATAAATTACGTAACCCATCATCAACCCTTGTACATATAAACAGCGTCGAAGCCAGGAACATCCATTTCGACTTTATCGAACACAATATCTTTCAGCTTACATTTTTCAACGTAGCTGTTGATCACGTTCATGTTGTTTGCGCCGATGGTAACGTAATACACACCCGCTTTGTAGATAACACCCATAATCAGGGTAGAACTCAAAGCGCCCTGTGCGTGGAGTAATGCCAACGGGTTAATCGCGCCTTTGAACAGGAACGCGCATTCTACTCTTTCATCATAATCTTTCATAATATCTCTCAGTCAAAAAATAGTGCGAATACGAACCACACCCCGAAGAAAGGCCAGAATAGCACAATCAACGGAAAAATGGTATGTTTTAAAATCCGTGTTGCTGGTGTGTGATAACCGTTATGACTAACACCAAAACACCAGGAAAACCTTGCAGCACAGAATAAACCAACAGCAAGGTATAACAGGATACCGACCACAATCAAGAAAATCATAACAGATCCCTTAATCTTGTTAAGTTGCGTACAAACTCACGTTCAGTGAGTACCGTTTCATTCATCTTATTCTTTCCCATTGAATGAGTCAAGGTACTTTTTCCGGTTGCAGCCAGCGCACGGCGGAACCCGTCATTCAGGAAAAGAGCATTGTACGCGTTTTCAATCAGGATTTGATATGCTTCTGATTCACGGTGAATCGGCATACCCTTCCAGTATAGGGTCTGATCGCGATACCATTTCTTTTTCTTGCCTTTGAACTTGGCGGCTTTACCAACCAGCGTACACACATGCGCTTGCATATCTGGATTGCTGAATTTCAGACTTTGTAAAAAGCCCTCCATTGATGCACATTCTACCCCGTCAAACGTAAACGGATGCGGGGCGAAGTTGCTCAATGCGCATGATGGATACTGACTACCCGAACCAATGTCCATTATCCAATCACCCTTAAAATATACGCTGTTAAAGGGATACCGCCAAACACAAGAAGCATTCCCAGAACAGCACCAATCATCATTGCAATGGGTTGATCATAGTTCATAAAAACCACTTCGCAAATGCAGCGCCAATAACAAAGCTAAACAAAGAATAACATACGCATAATACTATGACTTCGGAAGTTCTACTTTTGAGTTCAGTTTCACGAAGTTCGACCAATCGAATATGTTGTTTCTTATGTCGTTCTGAACATTCTGGACAATCAGTATTTGATTTCTCTTTTTCATATTCTATCGCTTCGTCTATACTCACTTTCGGTGTGGCGGTGACATCCAAAAGTGCTTTATTCAGATCAGAATTATCAACCACGGTCTTCTCCTTCCTTCTTCCCTTCCTGGCGAGCACGTTTGCGCCCTGCGCGTACCAGAGAATCATAATATGGACGTTTACGATCGATGTTGTCAGTGCGGTATGCTTTACCGAAATGACTCGTTTTGAATCCGTAATACTTCACTCTTTCACCTCGTAAGGCTTATGGAGTCCACGCGCCGGATCATAACGGTCATATGTTGTCCCGTTGGTTGATGTCATGATAGAGACATCCTGGCGACGGTTCCAGTTCAACAGAGCAAGAACGATACGATCTGCCGCTTCAATAAAATACTTTTTCATTAGAAACCTACCTTCCATACTTTTTCGAATTTGTCGAATATTGCACCGATACTTTTCAGATACGCGGTTGCGTCGTCTTCGGAATTTGTGTACATCGCGAAGGAGTATCCCCCAAATTCACGACACACTGATAGCGGTTTGATGCTGGTAATGTTTTGGTTATATACCCGCATCTTATCGATCATTGCTTCGGTAATTTGATGCTCATGATATTCGAGAATATATTTCATTTGATTGTATACCCGTATTTGTTGGTTTCTGCATTCAATGCAATAGCCAGCTTATTCAGATCCCCAATATCACCCTCAAGGTCTAAATCAATGCTGTCAATCTTCGCATCATTATAAAGATCAGTACCCGCGTATGCATCAATTTCTACGATTTTCGCGTTGTGCTCTCGAATGAGATTCATTGATGCTTCTGGGATACGACGCATTTCGAACTGAAACGTTCTTACTTCAATACCTTCACGCATCACGCTCTCTCCAGACGGGTTGTTACTTCACGGTTATAGATCCGCGCATACTGGCGAATGTCTTCGTTATCGCTGGTGTTCTTCGCGATATATGCATCATCTTCGGTTTCGAATGATGCGGGGTTGCGATCGTCGTTCGACAGGTACAGTTTACCGAAGATATCTTTCTTTAAGTCTGTACCCCAACAAACATCACAAAATCTTTTTCTATGTTAATGGAACTCATGCTTATTTCCCGAAAAGGTGGCGGTCTTGGGGGTTTGCATCCCATTCTTTTTCCCAGCTACTACGCTCGCGATCTTTATAGACAACCTGAACCGATGCGTTTTTGAGTTCTTCGATCTCTTTGTCGCGGCGACGTAACGCGGTGATCAGTTCGACAATGAGGTGTTTTGCATAGCGATCTTCGCTGTTACTCATGAACCCCATTACTTTCTGTTCTAATTCTTTGGTACTCATTGTTAAGCCCTCAAACCAAAGCTACGTTTTTTGATGACGGTGACATTATGAACACCTCTGTTATTGCAAGTGCTGGTTTTCAGAGTTTCGGCTTTACGCGCACCCAGAACCAGAGTTTTAACAGGAGTCACAGGAGCAGCGATAACTACAACAGCAGCCCAACGAGCGCCAACAGCTTTATCAGTACCCAGGTCGATTACAGCAGAGGTATTTTTACCAGCAGCCAGAACATACGCACGGGCTTCACGACGAGTGTTGAAGCAAACCAGTTCTTTCATGTTGTAAGTTTTCATAATGTCATCCTCAAAGTTAAGTTGTCTTGCCTACGTGGTTAAAGATACAAGAAAGTCGGATTCAGTGCAAGCATTATTTTGCATAAAAACGAAAAAAGCCGCTACCTTTCGGCAACGGCTTGATTTTTAATACTTTTCGTCAGGCTGGAACACCGCACGACACGCCCACATAGAGGCTTCTTTCAGTCGGTCTTTCGCCAGTTGGATTTGATGGACACGTTCAAGCATCGCATCGAGTTCTTCTGTTGTGAATGAATCGGTATCTGATACCGCGTAATCGCTTGAATACTCTTCATCCAGTTCTTTGAAGATTTCGCCCAAGGCAATTTCAGCGGCCTTGATGCGGTTTACTTTGTCGATCTTTTCTTTTGAATGGGGCTTATAGCCCTGTACGTCTTCAATCGCCATTATAGACTCTCTGTAAAGGTTCGTGCGATAACGTCGCGTTGTTGTTCGGGAGTCAGTGAATTGAAACGCACTGCATAGCCGGACACACGGATCGTTAACTGCGGGTATTTTTCTGGATGCTTCACAGCATCTTCCAGAGTTTCGCGGCGCAACACGTTTACGTTTAAGTGTTGTCCACCTTCCACTTTAACAGTGGGTTGAAATTCAATATCGACTTCACGTTTTGCGAATGGAGCAACGCGAGCTTTACCGATCACTGAATCCATTTCGAGGGTTTTGGATACCACCACACGAACATCATTACCTTCTTCCAGGTAGATTGTGCCAGTGTGTAAACCTTCTAAAATCTGATATGCTTTCATTGTATTACCTTTCTACGACATAATAACGCAACGGGTTGATATGGAACGCCAGCATTGCACGATCCAGCCCGTTCGGGTCAGTTACTTCCTGTTTCAGTTTCCACCCGCAATACACGCGTAAGCAGAACTGAACCTTTCCGACTTTAAGCCACGGTTTGAAGACATAAAGCCCCCATGCCGAATCATTCCACATCAACAGATAACCGTGACGTGATGGATCGGAACCACCTTCTGTTTTCGGGTTGCCCTTCCAGGCAAAGTCTGATTGTGCTTCACGCCCTAAGACGTTATAAGCGAAGTTGTACGCCTTGTTACGCCACAACCAGCCTACACGTTGCGCATACACACCCAGAGCGCCTAAATGATACCGGATGTTAGCCCAACGCCGGATATGTCCACCATCACCATCGATCGGGTTATCGAATGTTTCCATCCAACAGAACCCTTTAGGTAAGTGTCCGGTTTCTTCACTATAGAACGGAACCACGAAAGGAGCCAGCAGAATAGCCAGAACACCAGAAAGAATATCCAGTGGAACCAGTACAAGCCAGCTTGCGTATTTTAAAAAGCGCATGTGCTTCTCCAGAAAAAAGGCTATCCGAAGATAGCCTGATGATTAACGAATTGCTTTGATGTACTTATGGGCTTCTTCGAACTCTTCAATAAGAGCTTCGTTTGTGAACGGAATATCGTTCGATTTGAAACCGCCGCTGATAAGATACTGGATGATAAACACAGCAGAATCAACAGATATCAACTGGTGATTTGTTGGTTCGATGTCAGTACGGCGAACTACGTTTACGATCGACCAGTCGAAGAATCGACGATGGCATTGTTTCTTGCTGTTCACCTGCGGTGATGCAAAGAACCCGTTCACGGAATACGCTTCTAACGCGTGACGGAACAGAGTTTCAAAATCATCAATTTCTTCGGTGAAAAACTTCATCAATGCATTATTGATTTCATCGTCACTTTTAGTGATTTCGCGAATTTTTGGGGTTAACTCAAACAGCTTTTGAAGACCTTTCATATTTTTCTCTTTAAATTTGTGGGCTGGAAGTTTCTTTACTTCACCCCGCATTCCGGGGAACCTATTACCGGATACCAACAGAGCCTTCTCCGTGAGAAAGGTTGCATATTCCGAACCATTTAACGGCATTGCGCTACGCACCCGAATTGGAGCAGGTAAAGGGACTCGAACCCTCAACATTCTGGATGGAAGCCAGATATTCTACCAATTGAACTATACCTGCTTATTTGGTGGCCCCTACTGGACTCGAACCAGTAACCACGCGATTATGAGTCGCTCGCTCTAACCTATTGAGCTAAAGGGCCGGAATTTTTAGAACTGACTGCGATAGATACCACGAACCAGCGGATCAACATCTTTCGCGTACTTACATACGTCTTCGAACTGGACGATGTACGCCATGACTTCATCGGCACGGGATTTAAGTTTACCCTGATGCGCATCAATGATCATTGCTGTCATTACGTCAATACGCGCTGGGGCTTCCAGAATTTCGCCTTTGTCGAACAGCTTTTTGGATTTGCTGACGGTATCAGCGATAATTGCTTGAATTGATTTAGCCATTTTTAGATCTCGTAGATTGCCTGGATTGCTTTGTAATGTGCGGAAACGTATTTCGTTTCCTTCTCTTTTGCTTCTTTCTCGGAAATGTAACCCGCAACCAGATCAGGGTCAGGAACATTCGCCATGTGAGCGCTTGGCAGTGGGATAAATTTACCCAGGATTCGTTCTGCCGCTTCTTCTGGAACGTCTACGCCTACAGAAACAACTTTACCATAAAAAGGTTGTTCCCCGTGCTGGCGTACACCAACCACGATACCAGATTCAGATTTGATTTCGGAACCCTGCGGACGCGCAGTAGCTTCGATGATCACATATTCGCCGGATGCTTTTACTTTCAGTTCAGACATTTCTTTACTCATTGTTGTTAAACACTACTTTGGAAAAGTCAATAAACGATTCTAACTCTTCCCGTTTAATTTGTTCCACGACACAGCCATATTTCTGCAAGCGTGAAATCCATTCATCATTACCACGATCGTATTTATCGAGATAATACACCGATGTAATCGCCCCGCTAGCAACATACCATTCGATATGTTTCGCGCAGTTAGGGCAAGGCGATGCAGTTGTGTAAAGTGCTGCGTCTTTGAGTATAACACCTCTTGTGTGCGCACTCAATAGCGCTTTCATTTCTGCATGAATTTCGTTATCGTTTGACCATGCTGAATGTTCAGGACGATCAACCGCTTTCAGTTTACCGTCATCATTCACCATATGATTGTTGCATGAGTTGCAACGACAATCAAGGTCAACCGTATTATTTTCGCCCCACGCGACGGCACGACCACCAATCGCGATAATAGCACCTACACGATTCGAAATACATTGAGAACGTTGACTCCGATCGATTGCTCTCAGCATATTCATTACTTTGAATTTCATTAACGGTCATCCATATATTTCAGAATGTCTTTGATGAAATCGTTATCAGGGTTGACGATGTGATACGTAGTACCTGAACGTGTCACCACTTCAACAAACGATTTGTTCGCCGGAATCGCGTATTCAACAACCGGACTTGTTGCAATGTCCTGTTGAGGATCGTTATCAACCAACCCAAACACACAACCATAACGAAGCATCGTTGGTTCAGTACAGAACCATGCCTGATGAATCTTTCTGATTTTGTCGCTCATAATACCCCCGCCCATGTTACGAATTTAGTTACCGGATTCCACTGAATCCCGAACTGCTGTTCAACGATGTTACGTTGACTCAAAATACCCAGAAGGAAGGAGAACTGACCATCGCGGACAATCTTCACTGTATAACCAGCAGGAATTTTATCAGCAATGCGCTGGCCTAACTGGTTGAGTTTCAGTTGAAGTTCAACAGGATTCTCAACTTTAACACGATCACCCAGTTCAACCATCACATTTTCATTTTCACGAATAACCATAATATTCTCCTTTGTTTGTGCGGGTATCTTATCACACCCGCACTCACTGTCAACTGTTTTTTAGAAGTCGCCGTAATCAACCTGGAAACATGGGATACCGTTCATTCGCCACATCCCGACTGGTGTATCCCTGTCGTCCACTGCAAGAACAGGATAATACTTATCGAGAATCTTTTCAACAAGTATTTGCTCTTTTACGTGAATATCGTGACGATGATCACCTTCTTCGCGCATGTAGATACCATCACTCAGGTCAACACCATACCCGATCAGGCTTGCAGCGGTATCATGTGCGCACTGTACAGTACCCTCACGCCCAGACACAACAACACAGGCATAGCCAGCGGCCTTATACATCCTGAACAGTTCTTGAACAGGAGGGTTAGGCGGATCGTTGATCACCTTCGTAAAGTCATACGGGCTACGTTGTCCGACTTTGGTTAATGTCCCGTCAACGTCGAAGATAACACATTTCGGTTTGCTCGGATCTGCATAGCTCATAGCCGGAACCCAGCCACGGAGTTTACGGTACTGTTCGAACATCGCCCAGACACGGGAAACAGGTAGAGCATTCACACCGCGTTTATGGTTGCGTTTCAGGAGTTCTACGATATCGGCATCAATCCATTCGATATGGAAATCAGCATTGAACTCTTTCGCGATCTCTCGCCACACATCATGATCTTTTTGGTGTAAATGGGTATTGTGAACGATAACGTTCTTCCCACTCGCCAGGGCATTACGAACTGTATCTTCTTGCACACGGCAAACAAACAGTTCTTTCTCTTCGGTGAAGCGATAGCCAGTGAGATCACCGCCAGCACAATAAAGGGTTTTGCGGATATCATCACGGGAAACAGTCAAAGTGTTTCCCAGTTGACGTGCTTTTTCTTTCGCCCATGTAGTTTTCCCGCTACCTGGTACGCCTACAGTAATAAACAGATTCATTTCACAATCTCATATTCAATCAGTTCTTTGTTATGCTCATTCGTTAAATTGAGCCACATATCACGGTTCCAGTCATTTTCGATCCAGAGACCTTCTTTGTCCTTCTTCGCATCATAAACCTTTCCTTCGGTTATGTCACGGAAAAATGACTTGATTATTTTGACTTGCATTTCTCAGGGTATCCCACGGTACACAGAATGTTATCTGTCTGGTCTTTCTGACGCTTAACGTCATTCATCCAGCTACGGAAGATTAACGAATCGGGATATGAAAGGGCAACGTATGGGTTTCCGTCATAAGGCATGACAAGGTATTTTTTACCGTCAATCTCTCGGACTTCTGCAACCACTTTCCATTTCACATTCACCGGATTCACCTTAGCGGGGAGCGTAGGCAAAATCTTTTCTGGGGGCTTCTCAGCACACCCGACCAACAGAACGCCCAGAACAAGGGCTAACGTTGCAATTTTCATTTGTCGTACTCCGCCATATACTCTTCGAAGGACTTGTTGATCTTGATTTCGATCAGTCCTGGTTTCTTGAACAGCAGATCTTTACGTCCGGCATCCTTGACCAACTGCTGATCCTTACCTTTTTGTTCGACATAGATCACCGTATTGGTGTTGTTTGTCTCTTTGACTTTTTTGATATCAGCCTGTAACTCTTTGATATCTTTAGCCAATTGGTCATTTTCACTTTTCAGCGTGATTGTCATGTACAAAAGCCCTGCCAAAGACAGGGCTACAATGACAGGCCACACCAAAGAAGTTAACTTTGGAAAGGCTGGTAATGTCATTTATATTCTTCCGGTATAAACTGTTCGTAGTTCTTCGCCATTAATGCAACGATGTTATCGACCAGCTTTTGCTTATCGGTATCATCGAAATAACGCATCATAGGCCCGAAGATAATACGACCGTCAGGGGTTAAGTCAGCGCTCAGGGCGATCGCGTAGTCTTTGCGTGATTTGCCTTTCGTGTCTTCGATTGCCTGGAATGCTTTTGCAGTCAGACGATTCAGACTATCAAGGAATAACGTTTCGAATGCGTCAATTTTCTTGAGTGCGTACATATCATCGAGGAACATTTGTTTCAGGTCATCGACGGTATTTTCAACAATATTTAAGAACAGATCTTTGTTATTGTTGATGCTATCCTTCGTGCGGTGAAGGTTTACATACCAGTTTGTTTTCGCTTTCACAAAACCTTTATCAGTTTTGATTACGTAACCCTCGAAACCTTCTTTCGTGTAGGCTTCGGTAATGAATGCATCCAGATCGGTGACTTCGATTTTCTCGCGCTCAACCAGGAACGGACGTAATACACCATCTGCGAAGATATCCTGATAATCAACATATTCGCCCGTGTCGTTATTACGGATGTTCAGGATCACCACTGCTGGTTCCTGATAGCCAATTACAATACGGTTTGTCGGTGCGACGTATTCCATGTTGACGGTGAAACCATCGTTAACCAGTTCGGTCAGGCGGTCGAACAATGCGCGGTTAGTATGGATCACGCTCATAGCGTCCATAGCCTGTTCAGATTGAACGGATGCTTTAGACTTAACGCCCAGATAGCCGGAATCACAGAAGGTGGAGATCAGGGAACCATCTTCCTTAATCATCACATCCACTACGGTTTCACCAATCGTCACAGGAGAGGCTTTCAGCGCTTCCCATGCCTTTACCTCGGCATAGTTGAAAAACTTCTCCATAGGGCGACTGGCGAGTTTTACGGGGGTATCCCCATCCATTACAAACATGATGCCGCGACATTCCAGCGCACCAGGTTTTAACCAGTCGGAATAGCTCGCCATGCGATAGTTAAAGATGCGAACATTGGTTTGCATCACAGTTTTTTGATCAATGAAGTAGAAGCATTCGCTTTCGTTACACAGTTTCATCAACTGGTTGAATAAGGTTTTCTGATTTTTGGTTAGCTTTGTCATAGTGCTGTTTGTTCCATTCAGGATTGATTTTTCGGATCATGTTTATTTCAAAATCATGATATGTGTCTTCATCGTGTGTTGTCACGATAAGATTTACACGCTTACGTTTTTTGATTGCCATTTCCAGACGTGCGGTTTTCAGAATATTACTGGGGTTTGCTTCCCGCCAGTATTTCGAATTGCGGTATGTGTCTAACCGCTTCCACAAATCACGACATTTTCCAACATACACTATCCGACCGTCGATTTCAATAAAATACACACAATGCCGGAATTCGCCACATTTAACAAAACTCCGATCTATCCTTTTGTCTGAACCCAGACGCAAAGGAAATATTACACCAAACGTTACATCGTCCATTATATATCCAACTTATTCACCTTTCCGGTCAACACATTGACGCAGTGAGCAATATAATCACCGTGACACGGTAAGGGTTTGCAACTACAGCCTAACCGCTTCCCGTCCAGTTCTTTCAGTTCGTCGATTGTGATCACGCCAGTTCGAATCAAGTTTTGGAAATACGGGATGAAGTTAAGAATGTTTTCACCCCGTGTTCCCTTGTAAAAGGGATTGCCGAACTTCGTACCTCTTTGAATATCGACATCCCAATCACTTTTATACTTGTTTACGACGCGACAATCAAGCGTATTTTTGTCGCCATTTTGCATAGGCTTCGTCGCTGATCTCAGTGTTGAGGTTGCCAACCAGGTAAGAACTTACTTCAACCTCTTGCGGGGCTACCTGTACGTTGTCAGACTTCAACCATTTGTTCATCCACGGATACGGGTTCGGCGTTGGTTTAAATGGAGACTGCAAGCCAACCGCGCGCATACGCTGATCCGTCAGGTGTTCAATATAGGCGATCGTACTTTTCAGGGATACGCCGTCTACATCACCGATAGAGAACAGGTGTTCAGCCCATTCTTTTTCCTGTTCGTACACTTCCAGGAAAATCTTTGTCGCTTCTTCTTCGTACTGGTAAGCGATTTCCGCCATTTCTGGGTCATCTTTACCCATCTGCCAGAGTCGGATCTTGCTTTGAGTGCCTTTCTGATGAAGTGCTTCATCACGGGCAATCAGACGCATGATCTTCGCGTTACCTTCCATCTTGCCTTGTTCGGCAAAGTTGAACGTGAAGGTAAACGACACGTAGAAGCGGATCGCTTCCAGAGCGTTGACAGCGTGCATACACAGATACAGAGCGATTTTGCATTTACGCATTTGCTCTTTGTGTTTCTTTTCGTACTCTGCGATCGATTCTTCTGGGTATCCGTGAGAGGTAAACAGTTCCAGCTTGAGCACAATATTTTTCAGTTCATGACATTCTGCGATCAGATCATCGTAGTATTTTGTCATGGAAGCAGAACGTTTCATGATCGCTTCGTTGCGCAGAATCTTATCGAACTCTTTCGACGGGTCGATGTGTAGGTTGCGCTGAATGTGCGTGTAACTGCGGCTATGGATTGTTTCACTGAACGCCCATGTTTCGATCCACGTTTCCATTGAGACATCGGAAGCGATAGGGAGGAAAGCCAGGTTAGGGCCGCGTCCCTGAATGGTATCAAGCAGGGTTTGATATTGTAGGTTTGAATCGAAAATGATTTTTTCGTGTTCCGGCATTTTCGCGTACTGCATACGGTCGATCGACAGATCCACTTCTTCCGGTCGCCAGAAGAATGACAGTTGTTTTTCAGTCAGGGTTTCGAATACACGGTGTTTCTGTTCTTCGTATCGTGCTACGCCCGTATCCTCACCAAAGAACATAGGCTGTTCTAAGTGTTTGTGATCTGGGTTTGTGTTCATTACAGTTAACATGGATTTACCTTATAAAAAGCCCCCGAAGGGGCATTGAATCAAATTTTGCAACCTTCGCAATCTTCCGCCTCTTCCTCACCTGCACCGTCGCGGGTGTTGTGGTAGTACAGCGTTTTGATGCCGAAATAGTTTGCATACAGCAGATCTTCAAGGATGATTTCAGATTTCACTTTACCATCTGGGAAGTTAGCCGGATCATAGTTTGTGTTTGCAGAGATAGCCTGATCAACAAACTTCTGCATAACCGCTACATGAGACAGATAACCTTTGTTTCCACGTTTTGCCATTGTCCAGAGATAATCATAGAAGTCAATCTGATTATTCTGGTTTGGTACTACCTGATTGAATGAACCTTCTTTCGAAGATTTCACACTCACAGGGCCGCGCGGAGGTTCAATCCCGTTGGTTGAGTTACTCACCTGCGAGCTACTTTCACAAGGCATTAAAGCAGAAAGCGTTGAGTTACGCAAGCCATGTTTTTTGATTTCACCGCGTAACCATTCCCAATCGCAGTTATACACAGGTGATGCCAGTTCATCAACGTTTTTGCAGTACCAGTCAATAGGCAACAGCCCTTGTGCATATTTCGTTTCGTGGAACAGTCCACATGCACCGCGTTCCTGTGCGAGTTCCATAGAGGCAACCAGCAGGTTAAATTGAAACGCTTCCATCAACTCATGAACGTTTCCGGCATATGCTTCGGAGTAGTCGCAATAGTTGCTTGCCAGCCAGGATGCATAGTTGGTGATACCAACACCCAGAGAACGACGCTGTTTAGCTTTCAGAGCCGCTGCAACAGGGTAGTTCTGGTAATCAAGCAAGTTATCCAGTGCGCGTACTGCGATGCGTGTAAGGGCTGGGAATTCGCTTATATCGGCATTATCGAGAACGATCGCCATAAGCGTACACAGTCCAATTTCGCCAGCCAGTTTATCATCGTCATCCAGCGGTGAAGTTGGGATCGCGATTTCACAGCACAGGTTCGACATACGAACAGGAACAGAGAAACTACCCTGCTGGTTTACGTGATGACTGTTGAAAATGTAGTTGCGTCCGGTCTGTGCGCGTTCCTGAACAAGCAACTGGAACAGATCTACCGCTTTGATGCGTTTCTTGCGTACCGTTGGGTCTTTTTCAAGACTGGTATACAGTTCTTCGAACTCACTCTGATCCGCTTGATAGAACGCGTCATACAGGCGATCATTCGCAACGTCAGGGCTGAACAGAGTGATGTAATCGTTATTGATTAAGCGCTTATACATCAAATCGTTAAGCTGTACGCCATAATCCAGGTGACGAATACGGTTTTCTTCAACGCCACGGTTATTTTTCAGAACCAGCAGGTTTTCAACTTCAAGATGCCAGATCGGATAATACAGGGTTGCTGCACCACCACGAACACCGCCCTGGGAACAAGATTTAACCGCCGTCTGAATGTGTTTCCAGAACGGGATAACGCCTGTATGGACTGCTTCACCACCACGGATTTTTGAACCCATAGCGCGAATGTGTCCGGCGTTGACACCGATACCCGCACGTTGAGAGATATATTTCACGATCGCGGACGTAACAGCGTTCAGAGAACCCAGAGAATCACCAGATTCGATTACAACACAACTGGAGAACTGACGCGTAGGAGTACGCACACCCGCCATAATAGGCGTAGGTAATGACAGTTTACGATCCGAAATTGCGTTATAGAAGTCAACCACATGACTGATTTTATCAGCGTGTTTTTCGTCCTGATGCAGACACATCGCGATCAGCATGAATGCATACTGTGGTGTTTCGTAGATGTCGCCGGACGTGCGATCCTGTAACAGATATTTCCCGATCAACTGCTGAACGCCAGCATACGAAAATTCAAAATCTTTATCGTGATTGATTTTCGATTCCAGATAATCAATCTCCGCTGGAGTCCATTTTGCCAGGATTTCTTTATCGTATTTCCCAGCGAGAACCAGATTAGCGATGTGGTCGTAGAACGGAATCGGGTCAAACTGCCCGTAAACGGTTTTACGAAGGGCGAACATTTCGAGGTTAGCCGCTACATACTGCCAGTCAGGTTCTTTTGCGGAGATTCGATCCGCTGCATACTTGATCGCTACAGCCTGGATCTGTTTGGTAGTCATACCATCACGAAGCAGGTCAACGACACTTTCAAGGAATGCGTTAACATCAATATTTCTTCCAATACTCGCCCAATTAAGGACTTTGAACAGTTTTTCTTTTTCGAACGTTTGACTTACGCCAGAAGACTTCACTACTGTTTTAATATCACTCATTATCTTACCTTGTTAAGAAAGGGGCTTTCGCCCCCTTTGTTTATACTGCCATAGCTGCTTTTAGCGAGCCGTGGTGATTATAGTCTTTCAAATGGATGGAGTCAAAGAATTCTTGATCCAAATCAAGTAAGCTATTTACCTTCGGCATTACGAGCGTCGGAAGTGGAAGCGGTGCGCGTTCCGGCTTCAACAACTCTTTCGCTTGTTCTACTGCGTTTTTGTAGATATGGACATCACCGCCAGTCCAAACCAGATCGCCCACTTCATACCCGCAAATATCAGCGATAATATGCGTCAGGAGAGCGTAGGAGGCGATATTGAACGGCAACCCTAAGAAGACATCAACTGAACGCTGATACCACTGTAGAGACAGTTTGCCGTTGATTACGACGAACTGGAAGAAACAGTGACACGGACGCAACGCCATATCATCCAGATCAACAGGGTTCCAGGCAGAAACGATGATCCCGCGATCGTCTGGTGTGGTTTTCAGTTGTTCGATGATTTTTGCAATCTGATCGACACCAGTGTAAAAACCTTCTTCACCAAACGAGCGCCATTGATGCCCGTAGATCGGCCCCAGATAACCATTCGTATAACCCAGCGCTTTAGCCTGATTTTCGTAGTTATCGTCCCAGATCGTCCGCTTATCGCTATCTTCGCCCCACGTCATTTTACGCAGTGTTTCCACGTTGGTAGAACCGGACAGGAACCATTGTAATTCATGCTTACACGGTTTGAAGAATAGCTGTTTACTGGTAGTCGCTGGGAAACCTTCTGCGAGGTTCCAACGTGCTTGCATCCCGAAGATGCGCAATGTACCAACACCAGTACGATCGGTTGATTCAGTACCGTGTGTTAGAACGGTGTTGACGATATCAAGATATTGTTTCATTTTATGCCTTTTTCGTATGTCGATCGACGATAATTTTTCTGACGCGTTCGTTTGATTCGATCTGTTGAATTTTGAAATCGGTCAGTTCATATTTCAGAACCGCTTCGCAGAATTCAGGAACAGTGAACGAAACATCACGTTTAAACGCGGGTGCATTATATGCATGATGTCCGTAAATGTGGGTCACAACCACTTCATCAACCAGTTTATTATTGATTGCTTCCCGAAGCAACCCCTTACCGCCAATGATACACACATCACTATCTGGATGCGTTGCTTTCATCACGTCGATTGCAGCAGACAACCCGCCGCCGTGGATGATGTAATCAGCGGTATTCCCGTTCTTCGTTACCAGACGTTGACCGGACGCAGACAGAACGCAATGCACTCGCCCTGGCAATTTACCAGGCAGAGAAGTAAAAGTGTTCGCACCCATGATCAGGACGCTATTTGCGGTTTCTGCTTTGAAGTTCTGTAAATCCTCTTTGCAGTGTCCCCACGGTAAACCCTGTTCATAACCGAAAGCATAGTCCATTTCGTACATATCATGACCAACGGCGAAAACTGCTTTTACTTTGCTCATAGCGCGATCCACATTTTGTTGTCTTCAATAGTCACGATGTAGCCCATAGCTTCAACCATGACGCGCAATTTGTCTTTACAGGCTTCATTGTACCCGCGAATCTTTTCAAATTCAACAGAAAAGATACTCAATCCGTTAACATGAGCGTTAATGATTTTGGATTCCAGATCGAACACCATCACATCTAACGGACTCCACTCAACAGAATGAAGTTTTTCGCGGGTTAACAGGGTTGTGTGCTTTGGTAGTTTCATTGGGGTACAGTTTGCCATAGCCATTGTTCCATTTTACGTAAATCTTCCTCTAACGGAGTGAAACCAAAGGATTCTTCGATCACACCGTCTTCCCATACATCAATTTCCAGAATTTCCGTTACCGGAGGGTTTGACATCACATGATCACGACACGCAGCCATAGCGGTCATAATGGAATTTGTTACTGTCAGGGTATTTCCCTGAACCGATACCTGAATAATCATACTTTCACCCATTCTTTATCTTTAGTCCATGCGGTTTTCAAGGTAAAACGCTGGCGGTAATGCATACCCAAACTTGGGGGATGCAGCGAATTGATACCTTCGACGGCGATCCGCATTGCTTCGAACTTCTCGCGATCAATAAACTGCCCTGGTAGAACTGGCATTCTCACACAGTCCCATTCGTAAGTATCGCTGATCTCTTTACTGGCATTAACCAGAATTTCAGCAATGTCAAAATCTGTAGGTGCGAACCATCCCAGATTGATAAACACGCGTTTTTGCGTACCTTCTTTCAGGTTTTCAAAGTGCGCCCATGTTGGACAACTCATAGTATTTTCCTCATAAAAAAAGGAACTGCTTTTCAACAGTTCCCAGTATAACACAGTGATTTAGTATTTCAAGCGCCAAAGAGCGATTGCTTCATCAACTGCTTTTTTAATTTCTTCCGGCGTGTCTTTGCGTCCGGCTTTAACCAGGGCAGAGAGCATAGAACGAATGGTTGCATTCATCTGTGACTTCTCACGATCCATCTGTGCCTGATGCGCCTTATCAACCGCTGGGGCTTCTTTCTTCGCTGCCTGTGGTTTCGTAGGCTGTGCGCCTAACTCGTCCTTAGCTTGCGTTTCAGTGCGTTTCTGTTCGGCTTCTTTCTTCACATGAGGTGCGGAGAATTTACCAGCCTTGAAGTTATCACGCATACCTTCCAGGATCTTACGGGCTGTGTACCAGTCAGCAACACCACGAAGTTGTTTCAGGGTATCAACCAGCAAACCGATACTTGCGCCTTTGCTATCCTCATCAATGTCGATATCTTTCAACCATTCCACATGTTTCTGACCGGAGTGCATGAAATCAAAGCTGCTGAAACTCCAGAAACCTTTGCGGTTGCTGATCTCGCGTTTGAAGTGGAAAGTCAAACCCGCGCCGTTATCAAACTCACCGTAGTTACTGCGGAATGTTGCCCCTGCTTGTTTCAGTGCGTTGAAATAGTCATCTTTATTGATGCGGTTAACGGTGCGTTTTGGTTTCTCTTCCGGCGCTGGTGCTGCTGCTTGCTGTGCGGTACGTTTAACAAAAGATGCTGAACGATGCCCCGCTGCAAACTCTGCGTTCATCCGGTCGATTACCGCTGCGATGCCGCTTGCGTCTGGTTTCACTTTCTGCATTTCTTTGAAAGTGTCGATGATCATATCCAGACATGCACCGTCTTCATCTTCCAGCATAGTACCTTTCAGACGTTCAGCAGGTTTGAATTTGTTCACAGTTGGGTCAACAACATACTGGAACACATACGCGCCTTTACGCATGAATACGTGACGGTAGAAGTGAACTTTATAGTGTCCAACATCAACAATAACATCGTTACCGCTAACCTTCGCACCCAGGATACGGGCAAAGGATGTCATGTAGTCCGCGCGTTTGAACTTGAGATCCTTCTTAGTCGGGCTAAAGATGGATTCCAGTTTCTTAGTAGGGAACAGGCTTTCCGGCGTGATTTTGTCTGGGTTCTTGCCCCATTGGTAATCACGGCTTGCCATTTTGTGTTTCTTCGTACCAACCAGAACCAGAGTATTAACTGATACGTTACCCAGTGCGGACGCGTCCGGCGCTGCTAAACCTTGACCGTTCGGCGGTTGACAAGAGAAAGAGAAGTCAAAGAACGCATCACCAGAGGTGAAACGATATGTCGCGTGAACAGTATGACCGCGAACTTCGCTGATTGACTGAGTATAGGTTGTTGGTTGTCCGGTGAATTTCGTGAAGTATTCCGCGAACTCTTGCGCGTTGAATTTCGTGCTGAAATAGTTTTTCGCAACCACGAAATACGCTGCAAATTTTTCTTCCCATGCTTTTTTGTTTGCTGCGTGTTCTGCGCGAACATCACTGTAAGTTTTACCAGCGCTGTTTGTTTTGGTTACAACGTCATACGCCTGGTTGATTTTCTGCATGAGTTCAGTGCTACCACCACGGTCGGGGTGATTGCGCAGAGAAGCACGTTTAAAGAGCTTTGACAGTTCAGCTTTAGATTCGTCGCCAGTAGCGCCCAAAATCTTCAATGCTTCGCTGTGTGACATTTGTTCGTTAATCATTTTCCGTTCCTCAAAATAAAAGCCCATGTAACTCAGTACACGGGCAACTTTAAGGTATTTATGTTTTGCTGTCAATAGATTTTTTCGAGGAACCACACCGAAGATTTATTATTCTTGATGCGTGTCAATTCAATGGGGTTATCTTTGAATGCTTCCTCAACATCTGCCATTGTAACTACATGTTTTTCTTCCAATAGTTCATTATGGAGATAAAACCTCTCCACTTCGGGGCTTGTTATCAGTTCAAACTCTCTTTCTATCATAATCATGTTCCTAAATAGGGGTATCTAACGGACTATCAAATACAGGTTATCATCATGAATTATCATAAGATTTACGAACAACTCATGACTATCGGAACGGATGCAGAGTATACAGAGAAACATCACATCGTTCCAAAATGCATGGGAGGATCGGACGATCCCGAAAATCTGGTTGAACTGTCAGCACGTCAACACTTCATAGCACACCTGCTATTGGTCAAGATGTATCCAGGCAACCATAAACTAATTTATGCTGCTAACATGCTTACAGTTGGCACTTCTCGATCGTCTGCGCGTACAGCAAACCGTCGCTATGGATGGTTGAAAGAGAAAGCACTTGAAGCCCAGAAACAGAAAGAGTTTAGCGAAGAGACACGCTTACGCATGAGACAGGCCAAACTTCAACAGAACAGGGTTACGTGTCCTCATTGCAATACGTCCGGCTTAGTAGGTAATATGAACCGCTGGCACTTCGACAACTGCAAGCACAAGCCAGGCAACGAAGGGAAAGTGAATGCATTTGCAGGAGTCATGCGAGCACATAAAAACAGCAACGTAGTATCGGAGCGCGGTTCTTGTCCTCATTGCGGTACAGAATCGACAGTGCATTACTTGAACAGTCATATTCCATATTGTACTCAGAACCCAGACAGAAAAACACAAAAGAAAAGGGAGCAATTAACTTGCCCCCATTGCGCTAAAGTTGGTGATGCCACCAATATGAAACGATGGCATTTTGACAACTGCAAGTTTAAGACTTCTTGATTTCCATCTTCGAGAATCGACCGACCTTCGACATAACGATGTGTCGGTCAAAATCTTCTGGATCTAAATCCTGATGACTTATCACAATCAAATTCCCGTTAACACCATCAAGCAATCCTTTTACAGCAAAAGAGCCGTCTTTGTCAAGGGGGCCGTCGAAACATTCATCAAGTACCAGCAGAGACAGATCCACGCCTGATACTTTACTTGTCACGTCACGCCATGTGAACAGAATAGACAAGTTGATGCGAGCGCGTTCGCCTTGACTGAATGACGCATAACTGAAATCATCGCGCCCCAGTGATTTGATCGATTCGTTGAACTCGTCATCTAAAGTGAACTGATAATCCGCACCCAACAGATCCAGATAATATGCTATCTGTTTGTTGAAGTACGGAATATAGCGCTTAACAATGCTGGCCTTAACGCCGGAATCTTTCAACATATCCGTAACAATACCACGAATATATTTTTCCTTGACGTAGCCTTGTCGTTTTTCGTTCAGTTCTGCTTCCTGCTGTTGCAACTGCTTCACGGGTTCTTCATCAATGACTACTTCCGCGCTTGCCTGTTCCATGATCGCCTGTGCTCGTTTAGCGTTGGCAACTTCGTTTTGCAGTGTACCTTTCAGGGCTTCATATTTGGTTTTCAGGGCATTGAGTGCGCGTTGCTGTTGAAGCAAGTCATTCATGATCCCTTGTAACTCGTCTTGTTTGGTTTTGATCAGGGTTAAACGCTGTGTACCCGCTTTGATGTTCTCTGCGATCTCCGCCATACGCTCAGGAGTGGGTTTAATCGCTTGCTTACAGGCCGGACACTCACCGCCTTTCTGATACATCACCTCCAGCTTTTTAAACTGCTCTACAGTCATTGAGAGCCGCGAATAACCGTCACGGAGTTTGTTGATATCTTCCGTCCGGTCTTCTCCAGTGATCACCGATTCCGCAATCTCCGCTTGCAACTGCATAAGCTGTGCTTTGATGTTCTTTGCGGTTTCTACGTGACTATCGTAGATCTCTTTGTATCGGGCGTTGTTCTGGTTCGCTTTCGCTCGCTGTTCGTCAATGAAGCGCTGATGTGTTGCGATCTGCTGCTGGATGTGATTACCCTGCATTGAGAGTGTATCCAACTGCTGATTAACACCGCGAATGTATGACTTGTTCAGCTTATCCATTTCACTGATGACGGACAGAGACAGCAAATCTTCAACCAGTTTCCGGCGTTCTGGGGTTTTCAGTTCCATGAATGGGGTGTAACCCGCTGTACCCAGAACGATAACCTGTTTGAAGCCCACAAGGTTGATGTTCAGCATAGATTCAAGCTGTGCCTGATAATCACCTGCTGCGGAGTCTTCCGGCAACTTCTCGCCGTTCTTCCAGATCTCGAACACCTTCGGCTTTTGTCCGCGCACAACTTTGTACGAGTCTTTCCCGTATTCGATTTCCAGTTCAACCAGGCATTTCTTTTTGTTGACGCTGTTCACCAACTGCCCGACTTTTAGATCGCGGAATGACTTACCGAACAGGGCATAGGTTAACGCCTCGATCAGTGTCGATTTACCGCCACCGTTTTTCCCCGTGATCAGAGTTTTCTTTGCCGTATCAAAATTCAGTTCGATCGGGGTGTTCCCGACCGACAAAATGTTTTGATACGTGATTTTCTTAAAGTTTAGTTTCATTTAAAATCCGTTCACATAATTCAGTGATCATTTGAACAACTGATGAATCAATACTATATGATAGAGTATCGTCGTCCAGTGTATCAAGCATGAATATTGACCATGTTCGTGATGAATGCCATGCACCCTTCATGATGGTCAAACAAACTGCGCTGGTTTCCCCTGCTTCGTCGGATGTGGAAATGATGTGTTTCATTCCCAACATACGCAACAGGTGAGAATATCGGGGATTCGCCCCGAAATATTCATCATAACGGCTATGCACTTGACACCTCCGCGTAGAGTTCGCTGATCAGCTTATTCACTTCCTCTTTTTCATCGTCGGTGATCTGCATGTTGGCGATATACTCAGTGATAAGCCCACGAACGGTTTTGATTTCAAAGTCGGTATCGACATCTGAATCTGTTTTAACTTTGTCTATGATGTTGATTTCATAGGCAATTTCTTCGATTTTGGTTTGGAACTTTGCAAGCCCCTGATCAATTTCACTAACAATCAGACGCACCGCGCAGTTGCGGAACTGTTCAAGATCAACATCTTTCTGTGCTGGATACATGATCCGGCGATGGTGGCACACAGGGTTAGCGATGAAAGTCAATTCAGGCTTGCCCGTAAACACATAGAAACCGCGTGTTTCGTCTTCGTCGTTCGCGCTCATAGTCAGAGGCGTACCGATATAAAACACGTTGTCACCCTCGTTAGCGTGGTGATAGTGTCCAGAGTAAACACGATCGTACTTCTTCAAGAAATCAGGTTCCAGCCCATGATCGGCTTTGCTGTTCTTGTAGAAATAGTAACCAGACAGTTCGAAGTGTCCCAAACAAAAGTTAGCTTTCGATTGTTTGATGTAGTCAAAAATACGCTGGCTGTTTTCCTGACAAATCCACGGGATTAGGTCAATCGAATTTCCGCCACCTAAATCAACCGTGGTCGGTTCGTCGATGACATTAAAGCATTCGTATTGACTTAGTATCTCGCGTGGCGCGTTGGGGCGTATTTTGTCCTTAAATTGGCAATCGTGGTTGCCGACAAGAACATCCAGAGTGATCCCCGCCTCAATCAGAAGAGGAACCAGCTTTTCACGAACAAAATTCATTGTCGTTTGTGTGGTTGCTTTTCGAACGTCGAAGAAGTCGCCAGCATGGAAGCCGCGCGTGATCCCGTGTTCTTTGCAATACTCGACGATCTGTTTGAATACCGCATACAGGTTTTCTTCGTTCCAGGGGTTATCCTGGCGAAGTCCGGCATGGGTATCCCCAATTAAAACATAGTTCATATAAACCTCAAAACCCCCGAAGGGGTTTATTTGCCGTATTTTTCAGAAGCCATGATGAACAGGTCTTTCAACTGCTGGTTCGAAGTGATCCACATCGTTTCAATCAGTTCATCGTTGTATGGTTGCTTGAGCATATCACGCATCTTTTTGATCGCGTATACGTACTGCTCTTTGTTACCTTCGAAGAGTGCGTTCTCTGCGTGTTTATGCAGTCGCTTCCATTCCGCCTTGTTCTTCCGCATGAACTTTTGCGCTTTGCGTAGGGCTTCCTGTTCAATGCGTGTACCCTTGATGGAGTCCAGTTCTTCTTCACGAAGATCCAGCGCTGATTTTTGGTGTACTTCGTCGATTACTTCATGCTGCACGTTCATAGTAAGTGATCTCCATGATCATTGTTTCGGCGTTTATTACATAGTCCAGACGACCTTCTGTTATCTGGAAGTCTGGATCTCGTACATCTGTAGGGTCGATGATAATCGGAATCCCTAAGCTCTGCAACTCTAATTTCACAAGGTAAGGAAGCAGATCAATTTCGTCGTTAGCATCTGCTAAAATTTTGTTCAGGTCAATTTTAATTTTCATAGAAACATTTCCAATGTTGGCGATTCGTCCACAACCTCGATTTTATCTTTGGGTTTTTTCGCGGACTCTTCATACTGATTAAGTTTGTCATGGATATCCTGAATGAAAGTTTCATCGGCTATCGTGGTCATATCAGTATCATCGCTGTCATAGACATGTTCCAGGAAGTATTTGTATTTCTTCGCGTTCTCTTTCTTCTCGTAGAGAATACGAGTTACAAACGCTTGCCAGCAAGCCTTGTTGATGTAACCGTAGACGTTTGTATATTTGGTTTCGTCAAAGTTATGAAGGCCGGAAATCGTTGCCGAAATTCCATCATCGATCATATCCATTTTCCAGTCTTCGGAATAACGGTTGAAGTTGTATCGACGTGCCAAACCGTGAGCAATGTTCATAATCGCAATACCGAGTTCATCCGGCATCTTACGATCACCAGTTTCACGGATTTGCTGTTTCCACTTACACATAACTGGATACAGCTTATCATTATCTGCATAAATCTTTGTAGTCATTATATTCTCCAAATTGAATACATTCATTATAGCCGATTGAATCAGGTGTTTCAAACCTACTTCCAATCTATATTATTTAATAAAATCAGCGCGAAGCGCTTCCGTGAGCGAAGCGAAACGGATAGTTAGATCTGGTTAAAAAGTATACGGAAATGTACTGTTTTCTCTATATATAAAATATAAAAATATTAAAACGTACATTCAGTACATAGACACTCACTACGTTCGTGTCCTTCGCTTCGCTCAGATTTTTGAAATGATCTATTGACTTTGAAAAAGTGATCACTATAATCAGTTTCATTCAACAACAACGAGGTATTGAAATGTCTTCATTTGCAAGTATGTTCAACCTGAACAGCTTAATGAGCAATGACGATGATCCTGTTGATGTGATGTGTATAGATATTTCAAACCTTTCGGTAGCAACGTTGATGAACAACTTCAAGCCGAAAGACCAGAATGACATCAACCAACAAATTGTTCGTCACATAGTGCTTGACACCATTCGTCACAATGTGGTTAAATTCAAAGGCGAGTACCCTGAAATTGTTCTAGCCTTTGATGATAACAAGTATTGGCGCAGAAGTAAAGCCTGGTACTACAAAAAGAAACGAAAAATGGAACAAGAAGCATCGGATTGGGACTGGGATCGTCTGAATGGTTTCCTTCACCCGACATACGATGAAATCCGTGCTAATCTACCGTACAAAGGTATCCGCGTTGACTTCGCAGAAGCCGATGACGTGATCGGTGTAGTGACGCGTAAAGCGGTATCCGAAGGTAAACGTGTCCTGATCGTTTCTGCTGATGGTGACTTTGCAGCCCTTCAAAAATATCAGGGTGTGCGTCAGTGGTCGCCAACCCAAAAGAAATGGGTTACACCGAAATATGGTTCACCGCGTAACGATTTGCGCATGAAGATCATTAAGGGCGATAAAAAAGATAGTATCGCTTGCATTAAAATGCGAAATGACTATATTGTTACGAAGGTTGAAGGAGAACGCGCCCCACAAATCAGGGCTGCTGAACTCGAAGCCTGGCTGGAAGCGGACGATCCGACCGTGGGTATGCCCGAAGAGTGGGCGATCCGTTACAGAGAAAACGAAGAACTTCGCGACTTTGATTTTATTCCGAAAGATGTTGCAACGGCAATCGAAGAAGCGTATAATGCTCCAAAAATCGGGAACAAAGCAAAAATGGAGAAATACTTCATGGAATGCAAACTTACCCGTATGTATGAAAAACTAAGTGACTTTTGAGGTAACAAAATGAGTGTAGAATTACTGCAAGAAAACCCAGACATCGCTAAAGCGGTTAAAGAACTGATCAAAGAAGCGTCGAACGTGAAAACTCAGATCGAACATTTCCAGGGTTCTTTCAAAGACATCAAATCCAAAGCGAAAACGGATTATGGTATCGACGGTAAAACCTTCGGCAAGCTGTTCAAACTGTATCACGAACAGGCACGTACCGCGTTCGAAGAACAGAACAACGAACTTATCGAACTGTACGATGTGATCGATAAGGCGTAATATGAGCGAAATCGGAAACAAAACCGAAGTCGGCTTGTATATCGAAAATCTGGTTGCCTCTGAGGGGGCAACCTACATGGAAGCTACGTTACAATGGATGGACGAAAACAGCATTGATTATGCTATGCTGTCCAAAACAGTACCGAAAGCGATCATCGACAAGATTAGCGACGAAGCCATTAAAAACAATCTGCTGCGTCCTTCTGTGGCTAAAGACCACGCGACGACGCAAACACTGGATGATTTCATGTGAAATTTAAAACCCCGTTTGACAGTTCAGACGCTAATTCCCGTTTGAAACCGATCGCGGTATACAAACTGTATCTGGTGATGAAAAATCACTTTGCTGGGAAGTATGACGCGATCAAGTACAAATGGGAAATAAAGATCACTGAAAAAGCGTTCGAAAAGAGAAGAGATAAGTATTTTTTCAAAAAGTTAGCCGAAAGGTTTACATTCAAAGAAATATATCTTATACTTCTCTCCAACATGGTAGCTAACCCCGACTTCTGGGTCGGGGATGTAGACGAAGATACGATCGTGTTTTATCGTCAATACATAGGCAAGTTGAGGCGAATTGATAATATTTTCGTGGACGATGTAAAAAACCTGTATGAATTTTCCCGCATGAAAGGTATTCCCCTCTCAACGGTGTTTCAGTATAGCGTCAAATCATCAACCTCGTATATCAGCAAACTCGTACAGTCTGGGGTGATTTCTTATGAATCATTCTTGATCCTCGACTCGTTTTTAGACATCATAAATAAACACGATGAAATCGCAACGGATTTCGTCTGGAATGAATTTAGTAAAAAACTAAACGCATACAGAAAATTAGTTGAAATCAGTAACGAAGAAATCGTAAAATACCGAAACTTAATGAAACAAACTTTAATTAACTTAAACGAGAAATAACATATGTCATTCTTTAAACGTCAAGATCCAACCAAACTGCAAGAACAAGTCGCCGCTCTGAAAGGTTCATCCGGCTTCCAGAAAGATGAAAAAGAGTGGAAACTCGGTGTCGATGCACAGAAAAACGGTTCTGCGGTGATCCGCTTCCTGCCTAACCGATCTGATGATGAACTGGCGTTCGTGCGTATCGTCAACCATTCATTCAAAAAGAATAACCAGTGGTTCATCGAAAACTGCCCGTCTACCCACGGCGATTACGATGCTTGCCCTGTGTGTCAGTATATCTCTGAAAACGATCTGTTCGAAAAAGCGAAAGTGAAAGGCAGCGAAGCCGAAAAAACACTGGGTATGATCGGACGTAAACAATCGTTCTGGGCGAACATTCTGGTGGTTAAAGATCCAATGCACCCGGAAAACGAAGGTAAGGTGTTTAAGTTCCGCTTCGGTAAAAAGATCATGGATAAAATCACTGCGGCTATCGCGGGGAACCCAGATCTGGATGAACCAGGTGTTGCTGTGACCTGTCCGTTTGGTGGCGCTAACTTCACCCTGACCGCGAAGAAAGTAGGCGACTGGCCTAACTACGACGACAGCAAATTTGGTGTTCCTGGCCCAATCAAAGGCATCGAAGACGAAGCGCGTCAGAAAGAAATCTTCGAAGGTATGAGCGATCTGCGTCCAATCACTGCTCCAGACCAGTTCAAACCAACTGCGGAACTGACCGCGAAGTTCACCAAAGTATTCGGTGGTGCTGCAATGGGTGCTGGCGCAAGCGCTGGTGCGGATCTGGATTCAGAACTGAACTCATTTGACAACGAACTGAAAAACTTCGATAATGGCAACCAGTCCAAAGGTGCTAAAGAATCTGGTGGCGTAAGTCAACTGAACGTAGGCGGAAGCGTACCGGAAGATGATAATACCCCTCCGTTTGATCTGGAAGGTGGTTCCGGTGATGACGACCTGGATAAACTGCTGGATCTGTAATGCTTACGGGGGCGAAAGCCCCCAATTTGAAAGTTTGAGGTAGATATGAATTTAGAACAAAACGTATATGTAGCGCATCTGAACAACGTTCGCAAATCCTGGGTAGGTAAAGTGCCGGAAAACATCAAAGAGATTTTCCGTGCGATGCCTCAAGCTGAACGCTTTGAGCATTACAAACGGATCGACGAAGCAGTAAGCGCAGTACATACCGGATTGATTCACGACGCTCGCGAAGCGGGTACGAAAATCACAGAATCCAAAAGCAAAGAATTCCTTGACAATGCGGCGGATCGCGTTGTAGAATCCCTGATTAACGGCACTTTTGCCTAATTGAAAACTATAGGTTGAATATGAAATTCTCTAAACAAACGATCGACATCCTGAAAAACTTCTCCCAGATCAACCCGTCTGTAATGCTGAAAAAGGGTTCGTTCATTATGACGAAATCCATCAACAGCGTAGTTTACGCAGAAGCAACGATTTCTGACGTAATTGACGAAGATGTAGGTATCTACGATCTGAACTCATTCCTGAACATGCTGAACGTTGTAGGCACTGATGCCGAAGTAACTCACGATCTGTCCACTGGCGAAATCGTCATTCGTGGTGAGAAAATGAAAATCGTTGAGCGTTCAAGCGATCCAACCACAATCGTACAGCCTAAGAAGCGTCTGGAAATGCCAGTTGCGGATCTGATTTTCCAGATTAGCGCGAACGATTTCGAAAAACTGATCAAAGCGTCACGCATGATGAAACTGACCGACCTGTCTGTTGAGCCAATCAACGGCAAGCTGGTAATCACCGCGAAAAGTAAAGAAAGCCAGTCAACCTTCTCTGTGGAAGTGGGCGATTACGAAGGTGATAACATGTTCAACTTCGATATGAAGATTGACAACATGCAGTTCATCAACAGCGATTACAAAGTTGAAATCTCTTCTCGCGGCGCTGCGAAATTCTCGTCCGAAAACGGCGTTGCGTATGTAGTGGTACTTGAAGCAACCAGCCAGTTCAAGTAAGATAAACAAAGTAGTACACAAGGGGCGTTAAGCCCCTTTTTGATAATCAATTGAAGGTAATATTATGGAACTTAGTGAAAACGTACAGTTAATCGAAACCAAATACGGCAAAATCTCCCAGTCTCCCGAAGAATTCGCATGGGATCAGCGCTATCGCCCGACGACGATCGATGAATGCATTCTCCCTGCTGCTGATAAAGCGACGATGCGCGGCTTCATCAAGTCTGGACGAATCGACAACATGACTCTGGTTTCTGATTCCCCAGGTACGGGTAAAACAACGCTGGCGCTGGTTCTGGCTAACGAAGTTGATGCGGAAGTGATGTTTGTCAACGGTTCCGATTGTGGTGTGAACTTCATCCGTAACGAACTGGATCGTTACGCGTCCTCTATGACGCAGAAGAAAGGCGGTAAAATCATTCTGATTGACGAATTCGATCGCCCAGGCATGGCAGAAGCACAGAAGCACATGCGTAGCTTTATCGAAGCGTACAGCAAGAACGTTACTGTTATGATCACCGCGAACAACATCAACGGGATTCACCCTGCGCTGATCTCCCGCTGTCCGGTAGTCAAGTTCGGTTCCCCGTCGAAGGAAGAACGCGTTGAACTGATGAAGCAAATGATCAAACGCTGTTTCGGTATCCTCGAAATCGAGAAAATCGAATATGACCAGCAGGTGATCGCCGGATTCGTTAAGAAGCACTACCCAGACGCGCGATCCATCGTTAAAGCTCTTGGGTTCTATTCTAAGCGCGGCAAAATTGATGCTGGTATTCTGTCTGAGATTGTTGGTTCGGATATCACACCAGTAATTGAGGGGCTTAAAGCGAAGAACTTCAAAGCACTGCGAGCCGAAGCAATCAAGTACGCGCCTGAGTATGAAACTTTCCTGGCTAAACTTCTGGATGCGGTATACCCGATCGTCACCAACGAATCTAAGGTTGCACTCATTCAGGCAGTAGGCGAAAACAACGCACAGTACGGGCTGGCAGTGAACAAAGAGATTCACCTGCAATACCTGTTCATGGGCTTAATGCTTACCCTCGCGTGGGAGGCTTAAAAATGTCACTGGCTGCTTTTCTCGATGAAGAAGAACTGAACGAACATGAAGCGGCCTGGCGTTCTAAAGACTGGGACAAGATCGAAGAACTTGTGAAAGAGTACACCAAAGACAAGGAAAACACCTTGTTTATGGTGCTCGAAGAACTGAACAACGGGAAGACACCATTACGGATCTCTGCCCTTGATTCATACGATAAGTTTTTCATCGACAATGCAATGAGCCAGCATATCGAAACGCTGATTCCTGCATACACGATGAATATGATCGGTTCCGGTTTACCAGACCAGGCGCACTTTGATTATTACCTGCATACGGTGCGCAAAGGTAAGCGGTTCGGGGCGTGGGCTAAACTCACCGAAGATAACGAAATGAAAGTTATCCTTCATGTTCTCCAAAAACGATACGGTGTAAATACATGTATAGCAATGGAATATTACGAAGAACTCAAACAGCTTGAAAAACTGGACGAGTGGAAGCGGAAAAATATGAAAGTTGCTTTATCTGTGTTGGCTGATGTTGTGAAAAATAAAACCGACCAGAAAAAGGTTGAACAACTAATAAAGAAATGGTGATGTATGAACATGCTCGAAATTAAACTGTCCAGCGATGACAGTTTCCTGAAAATTCGCGAAACGCTGACCCGCATCGGGATCGCAAATAACAAAAAGAAAATGTTGTGGCAGTCTTGCCACATCCTACAGAAACAAGGGCGTTATTTTATCGTACACTTCAAAGAACTGTTGAAGCTGGACGGTCGCCAGGTTGACATGACCGAAGATGACGAACTGCGCCGCAATAACATTGCGCGACTTCTGGAAGAGTGGGGTATGGTTTCCATCCTTACGCCGGATCTGAAATTCTCCGAAGAGAACAACTTCCGCGTACTGACTCACGCACAAAAAGCTGAATGGACTTTGAAATACAAGTACCGGATCGGTCATTAATCAAAAGCCCTTGCAGAAATGCAGGGGCTTTGTTATATTGGTTGTACACCACTTGTGAGGACTAAATTATGAAAATTCGTATTGAAGAAATCATCAAAGCTATTGAATCCGGCGATCACTTGATCAACCGTCTGCATAGCGAAGACATCAAACTGTCTCTTACTTGCAATCTCTCTGATCTGCGCACCTACGCATACGCGCGGGATCACTTCCCTAAGTTCTATACTCGCATCATGGAAGAATATACCGTGCTAGTTGAACAACTAAATCGGCCTGACACCCAACGCTATCACAAATTAGCGCAACGCTCGCTTGATCTGACCAAGCTGGCTGGGGTATCATTCCTGTCACGATTAAACACGGAGAAAGAAAACCGTAATGAATGAATTTTATCTATCCGTTGAGCAAATGGGCGATCACATCTACGAGCGCTTCATTGACTCTGAGGGACGCGAACAGGTTCGCAAAACAAAATATGCGCCTACAATGTTTCAACACGCTATGGCGGGTGTAGACTCGCCATATCGCGACATTTACGGCAAGACCTGCATCAAAAAGAACTTCGAAAGCATCAAAGAAGCAAAAAACTGGATGCAGCGAATGAAAGATGTAGGCATGGAAGCGCTAGGCATGGATGATTTCAGGCTGGCGTATATATCCGATGCCTACAGAAAGGAAATCGAATACGACCGCGACAAGATCCGCATTGCTTCACTTGATATCGAAGTTACCGCGCCTGAATTCCCTGATCCCCGCGAAGCAAAATATGCTATCGACGCAATCACACACTATGACAGCGTTGAAGATAAATTCTTTGTGTACGATCTGGTCGAGGGCGGGTTAGATGAATGGGTAGCGTCGAAAGTTGATACCGAAAACGAGATCAGCGAAGAAGACTTGAAGAAAATTGTTTACCGGTCATTCCAGACCGAAAAGTCGCTGTTGTCGGCTTATATCAAAGACTGGAAAGAGCGGACGCCTGTTATTGTTACGGGCTGGAACTCAAACAAGTTCGATATTGCGTATATCATCACCCGTTACCTGAACATCTTCGGGCAAAACGTTGTTCGTCATTTCAGCCCGTTCGGGAAAGTGACTGCGAAGACAACAACCGACCATTACGGGAACGAACAACTGGGCTATGAGATTTACGGCGTTGCTCAAATGGATGGAATGGATCTCTATAAGAAATTCAGTTTCACCCCGCAACCGTCTTACTCTCTGGGTGCGATCGCTGAGTTCGAAACAGGTAAAAGCAAAGTTGATTATGAAGGTTCGCTGTCTGAACTTCGTCAAGCGGATCACCAGAAATACATCACGTACAACATCGTTGACGTTATCCGCGTGTTGGATATCGACGGTAAACGAAACTTTATCGAACTGGTTCTGTCTGTAGCGTACTACGCGAAAATCAACTTCCCTGGGGTTATGTCGCCGCTTAAAACGTGGGACGCAATCATTTACAACTCTCTACGTGAAGAGAAGAAAGTAATCCCAGAAAACAAACGCCATACTAAAACGCCGTATGATGGTGCATACGTTAAAGATCCGGTTGTCGCTCCATACCGTTACATTGTATCGTTCGACTTAACCAGTCTGTATCCATCTATCATCCGACAGGTGAATATAAGCCCTGAGACAATCGCTAACAGCTTTGCAGTGCGTCCGATGCATGAATACATCAATAAGACTGCGCCGCGTCCTAGCGACGAATTTAGCTGCTCTCCTAACGGGTGGATGTTCCGACGCGATGTTAAAGGCGTGATTCCGGTCGAGATCAAGAAAGTATTTGATCAGCGTAAGGCGTGGAAAAAACGAATGATGGCGGGCGAGCGAAATCTCGAACTGATTAAGCACGAACTCGAACACCTGACAGACGCGCACAACCAAATGATCAACCCTGATTTCGAGTTCTACGAAGATTTCAGCGATGAATCAAAAGCTGTACTGAAAACGCTGTCTAAGCAAATGCTTAAAGCCGTGAAGAAAGTGTGTGAGAAGAAAATCGCACAGGCGAACACCGCACAGCTTAACCGTAAAATCAGTATCAACTCCCTTTATGGTGCGTTGGGTAACGAACATTTTCGTTACTTCGATATTCGAAACGCCAGCGCGATCACCATGTTCGGGCAGTTGGCTATTCAGTGGATTGAGCGTAAGGTTAACGAATACCTTAACGAACTGTGCAACACCACGGATTACGCATACGTGCGTTACTGTGACACCGACTCCATTTATGTTTGCATGGACAACGTGATCGCGAAAGTCGGCGGTGAAAGTAAGTTCAGGGATAACAACCATTGGGTTGACTTCCTGGATAAGTTCAGTAAAGAACGCATGGAACCTATCATTGATAAGGGCTACCGTGAACTTTGCGAGTACATGAACAACGTCGAACACCTGATGTTTATGGATCGCGAAATCATTTCTGGACCACCTCTGGGATCGAAAGGTCTGGGTAGTTTCTGGACGGCTAAGAAACGATATGCGGCTAACGTATGGGACTCCGAAGGAACCCGTTACGAGAAGCCTAAATTAAAGATCATGGGAATGGAAACCCAGCGAAGCAGTACACCGACAGCGGTTAAAAAGTTCTTGAAAGAAGCGATCCGTCGCATCCTGCAAGAAGGTGAAGAATCCTTACACGAACACTTCAAAGTATTTGAAGAAGAGTATAAGGCGCTTGACTACCGAGAAATAGCTGGTGTATCATCTGCTAATAATATCTCAAAATATCGTGATGATTTTGGATATCCAATCAAAGGGACACCAAACCACATCAAAGGCGTTCTATTCTTCAACCGATATACGAAGGTTTTTCAAGGAATTACCCCGATTATGGAAGGTGAGAAGGTTATGGTTCTGCCGTTGCGAGATAAAAACCCGTGGCAATCCGATTGCATCGCATGGCAATCCGGTACGCGTTTACCTGTTGAGATCGAAAGTGATATTCTCAACTGGGTTGACTACAACGGATTATTTGAAAAACATGTGATTAGCCCGTTGCAAAACATCACGGAAGCATGTAAAATTGATTACGAAAAACGCGCATCCCTGAACACTCTGTTCGGTGATGACTGGTAAGACCTGACGGGGCAGAAATGCCCCATTTATATAAATTTGTGAGGAAAATATTATGCGTGTATATAAACCGGAAAAATAAATGTCTAATAAAGCACTCCTGAAAAAACTGATCAAAAACTCGAATAGTCAATCTGCGTCAATTCTGTCTGAAAGCGATGTTTTCAATAACATCACCAAAACTCGAACCCGTGTACCGATCCTGAACCTGGCGCTGTCCGGCGCTTTCGATGGTGGTCTGACTTCCGGCTTAACTCTGCTTGCTGGCCCGTCAAAACACTTTAAATCGAATCTGGGGCTGGTGACGGTTGCGGCGTACCTCAAAGCGAATGAGGATGCTGTGTGTCTGTTCTACGATTCAGAAAAAGGCGTAACTAAGTCTTACCTGAAATCAATGGGCGTTGACCCCGATCGCGTGGTGTATACTCGTATCACGACAGTTGAGCAACTTCGAAATGACGTTGTGAGCCAGCTTAACGCGCTGGAACGTGGCGACAAAGTGATCATTTTCGTGGACTCTGTAGGCAACACCGCGAGTAAAAAAGAACTGGCTGATGCCCTGTCTGACAACGACAAACAGGACATGACCCGTGCTAAAGCACTTAAAGGTATGTTCCGTATGGTTACGCCTTACCTGGCGGATCTGGATATTCCGATGGTGTGTATCTGTCACACATACGACACACAAGAAATGTACAGTAAGAAAGTCATTTCCGGTGGTACTGGTCTGATGTATTCCGCAGATACCGCGATCATCCTGGGCAAACAACAGGTGAAAGAAGGTACGGAAGTTGTCGGTTATGACTTCATCATGAACATCGAGAAATCTCGCTTCGTGAAAGAGAAATCCAAATTCCCGCTTCATGTTACCTATGAGGGCGGTATCAGTATGTTCTCTGGTCTTCTGGATCTGGCTATGGAAATGAACTTCGTTCAGACTCCAACGAAAGGCTGGCGCGGTCGTGCGTTCCTGAACACGGAAACAGGCGAACTTGAACTGGAAGAAAAGAAATGGCGTGAATCGGAAACCAACTCTATTGAGTTCTGGAAACCTCTGTTCACTCACCAACCATTCCTTGATGCTATTCAGGATAAGTACCGTATTCCTGACAAAGAGATCACTGACGGGGCAGCACTCGGAGATCTTTATTCTGACGATGAAGTAGAACCGTCAAATAAATTTGATCTCGATGACGATATCCCTGATGATGTGGATATGTCAGAAGAGTAATAAACAACTGGGGGCTTTGCCCCCTTTTAATAGGTGAATCATGGACATTGAACAAAAAACAAAAAACATTCTTGATGAAGCAATGCAGGACGTTATTCAAGAACTGTTGATCAACGATGAAAACGATGTTGCACACTTAGTGTACATCCATAAGGTGTATTGGGATAACGGCCTGAAAGTCGAATTTAGTACGCCGGACGAAGACAAAGAAAAACTGATTCCGCTGGTTCACGATGCAATCTACGCGCAGATCAAGCCCAATCTCCCAAAGCCTGAAAAGACCTTATGGGCGGCGTTGAAAGTAAAGCTGTATAATTTCTTTCAGATGTTCGCTAATCTGGTTTAAGAGGTAATAATGATCGTCGAAACAATATTTTCAAATCTGGTTTTTAATGGTACGTATTTTGTTCAGGCGTGGCCCCATTTACGCCGTGAATATTTCGAAGGGAACGCGCAGATTCTCTTTGATTTGATGGATAAGCACGTACAGGAATTCAACAGCATTCCTTCACAAACTGCTTTAGAAGTAGCTCTGGACAAAAAGAGCCTGAGTGATGTAGTCTACGAAGATACCAAAAAGATGATCCGCAGCATGAAAAATGCGCCGGAAGATCTGGAATGGTTGATGAAAGAAACGGAAACCTATTGTCGTGACAAGGCAATGTATCGCGCTCTGTCCCGTGCAATTGAGATCCAGGCGAATGCTGAAAAACCTGCTGGCGAACGCAACAACAAAATCCCTGACGTTGGGGCAATCCCTGACATCATGGCGGAAGCGTTAGCGATTAGCTTCGATAGTTCGGTCGGTCATGATTACTTCGAAGACTATGAAAAACGCTGGATGCTTTACCAGTCCAAAGCGATGAAGATTGCTTTCAATATCCCGATCCTGAACGCCATTACCAAAGGCGGCGCAGAACGTGGAACATTGAACATCTTAATGGCTGGTGTTAACGTTGGTAAATCTCTGGGGCTTTGTTCTCTCGCTGCTGATTACCTGCAATCAGGTAAAAACGTCCTGTATATCAGTATGGAAATGGCTGAACACGTTTGTTCTAAACGTATTGACGCTAACCTGCTTGATGTGCCACTGGACGATATCGACAACGGGAACATCACCTATGCGGACTATAAGAACCGTATGGAACGCCTCAAACAGTCGAAGGTCGGGCGTTTAATCGTTAAGCAATACCCAACAGCAGGGGCGAACGCTAACCACTTCAAAGCGCTGATTAAAGAGCTTAAATTGAAGAAGGGTTTCGTACCTGATGTGATTATTGTTGACTACCTGGGGATCTGTGCTTCTACCCGTGTACGCGGGGCGGAAAACACATACATCCTGGTTAAAGCGATTGCCGAAGAACTTCGCGGTTTGGCTGTTGAAACAAATACCGTAATGTGGACTGGTGCGCAGACTACCCGCGCCGCGTGGGATGCTTCTGATATCAGTATGGGCGACGTTGCCGAATCTGCTGGTCTTCCAGCAACCGCTGACTTTATGTTAGCTGTGATTGAGACCGACGAGTTAGCTGATCAGGGCTTGCAGTTGTTCAAGCAGATCAAATCCCGTTACGGCGATAAGAACCACTTTAACCACTTCAAACTCGAAGTGCGTAAGGGTAATCAACGCTGGATGGATACCGACAACAGCGATATCGGGTTCAAATCTGATTATAAAGGTCGTCAGATGCCGAAAACGCTTGAAGAAGCACAAGGTGCTATGGTAAAACAAGCTGAAACTAACCGAAGCAGTAAGTTAGCCGAAGTAGCAAACAGCACAGACATTCAATTTTAACGGGGCTTCGGCCCCCTCCAAAGGTATAGTGAAATGAAAAAGATTCTCGTTATTGTGTTCCTGATCCTCCTGTCTCTGAAACTGGCAGCAATCGGGGTTATGGCAAATGCTTCCTGGTGGCTTGTGTTTGCACCTCTGATCGTGATCGGTGTGATTAAGCTGGCTTTCTGGGTGCTGTTTGTGGTGGCAATGGCAAATGTATTCCCTAAACTGACTCTCTGGATTGCAAAAAACGCAAAATAATCCTGATTAGGGGTTGACGGGAGTTATGATTGTGATAATATGACTCCCGTAGACAACGAAACGGATTAAAGGAGATACCAAATGAACTTACTGAACAACCCATACGACGAAGTGATGAACCCAGAACTGGATTTCAGCGCGGGTTATTTCGATGCAGTAGTGAACAGCGTAGTAAACAGAGGTTTGCTGGTTGAAATGCTGAAAAGTGGGAAAGCAGATGTTGAAGGTAGCGTTGATTTCCTCTGGGGCTTCCTCCCAATCGACCCAGAATTCAAACTCTGCTGTAACGAAGTTCAGGCCAAAAACGTTCTTCGGTATCTAATCAACAAAGCATAAAATTAAGCCCCGAAAGGGGCTTTTTTGTATCTGTAGGTATTGCAATCCTTCTCGAAAGGTGATACCTTATTCTAAACAAACAAAGGAGGACATCATGAAACTTGCAATCGCTTTTATCTTACTGGTTCTAAACGCACTTATGGGCTTTCCGTTCCCGTGGTTAGTGCTTCTGGCTATCCCGTTTGCATGGAACCTGTTCAGAATCGGTTTAGCGGGTTGTGTTGGTGTCCTGATGCTTATCATCGGCGCTATCGGTGGCAAAGACGCTTTTATCGGTGTTCTGAAAGCCATGAAAGAGGGCGTTAAAGAAGGTTTAGTGAAATGAGTGATTTATTAGATATGATACTTCCAGACGAAGAACCGGAGTTCGATAGTCCGTATCGTTCCGAATGGATCGTATCGGTTGATGATAAAGGCTATGTCGATATCATGCGCTGGCCTAATATTCATCCTGGCTATCTGGACGAAGGTATCAATGCGGAAATGCTGGGTATGCCTGAACAGGTTGAAGATCCTGCTGGGGTGTATAAGTGGATTTGCAGCCCGTGGGAAACCCGCGACTGGGAAAGCAATATTGTTGATGACTGGGGCTTTGATGTGGTAGAATCTACCCCTCTGTTCTTATTACCGGAAAAGGTCAATGGCGAAGTTAACGAAAGCGGAAACCAAACAACACAACAAGATAATGGATCTGGTGGAGTCTGACAAGGCGCTAACCTACGACGAAAAATTATTCATTATCGAAAACTTCCATGAAGGTGCATTTACGAATAACTCTGAACTGGGTGCATTCTTTACCCCGATCGGACTTGCTCGCGATTTCACCATTGATGCTTGTACCAGTGGAAGCGTTGTTGACCTGTGCGCGGGTATCGGTGGGCTATCCTTCGCGATGCTTCATATGATGTACGCCAAACCGCGTGAAATCGTCTGTGTGGAGTTAAACCATACATACTATAAGTTGGGTAAGCGTATCGTACCGGAAGCGACCTGGATTAACGCAGACGCGTTAACGACGGAGTTTGATACTATGTTTGATATGGCGATCAGCAATCCGCCTTTCGGCAAGATAAAGACATCCGATTTTAAGGGTAAGTATACGGGCGCGGAATTTGAATATAAAGTGATTGAACGTGCTTCACAGATTGCCCGTGCGGGTACGTTCATTCTCCCGCAGATGTCCGCGAATTTCCGTTACTCTGGACGGCGTTATTTCCAACAGGACGAATCAACGACAACATCGAAATGCAAAAAGTTTCTTGATGAAACTGGCCTTGAAATGCAACCAGGTTGTGGCATTGATACCGGATACTATCTGGAAGAATGGAAAGGCGTGAAACCGATGTGTGAAGTTGTCTGTATGGAATTCCCTGAACCGGAACCAGAACCCGCGCAAAACCTTTTCACTTTCACAATAGAGTAAAGACTATGAGCGATCAATTAATCAAAAACATGGATTTAACCTACAGTGTGCGAATGATTCGCCTACTGAAAAAGCCCTGGACTGAATGGACGGCTTACAAGCTGGGTATCATCGACGGTCAAGGGGAAGTATTGAAAAACCCGAAGACGAAGGAAGAACTGGAAGCATATTCCCCGTTCCATCGCTCTGTAAGACATATCAAGCGCCGTTTAAACGCGGTTCCTTATATGTCTGGGTTCATGAACCTTACAAGCGCGTATGACTCTCTACGGAACCGTTGGAATCTGACCGAGCAAGAACACGAAGAGATCATGATGAACCTCCCAGAACTTCGCGAAAGACTCAACGAAGAAATGGTTGCAGGTGATTCAGGCGGAAGCGTGGATAACATTGCTTCGGGTGTGACTACAGGCGCGATCACGAACAAAGGGCCAAAGGTTCTGGGTTCTACGCGTCCATATAAACGCAAACGTAAAATCATGAAGAGTGAAGAATGAAACCATTACCGCCTTTGAATTACCGGATCTGGGTTACTGCGAACAATTACACCTGGTTTCCGATCCGTATCAAGTACATGAGCGACACCGCGATCGTGTACACGAACGAAAGAAAAACTTCATCGGGTGTCGATATTCCTAGACCTTATCCGTTTTATAAGATATTCTATGAATGGAAAATCACTTTAGACGGCACAGAGAAAGAAGTTAGCCGATAGAGGTAAACATGTATCTTGATATAGAGTTCGCAACTCGTATCATGGGATCATTACCACAAAGCGAAATCGTTCGACGGGGTGGAGAATTCAGTATCCATTCCCGTTGTCCGATTTGTGGCGACTCCATGAAGGATAAGCACAAAAAACGTTTCTGGATATTTCCGTCAAAACGAGGCACACATATGATGTGTGGTTGTTTTAACTGCAACTACAGCAAGCCGTTTTCTGTGTTTCTGAAAGACTATTACCCGGATGATTATACGGCGTATTTGATGGAATCTTTCAAGGATCGTAAAGATTTAAAACAGACGCACGAAGAACCGCCGAAGGAAGAAAAGAAATATATTCCTGAATTGCAGTTCTGCGAACGTCTGGACACGTTGCCAGAAAATCACCCTATCGTTAAGTATGTTGCAGGTCGTCACATACCTAAAGACAAATATGATCGCCTCTGGTTTACGCGTCAATGGCAACACCTGGTTAACTCTGTGAATGCGGACGCATACCCTTTACCGAAGGATGAACCACGTTTGGTGATCCCTATCTTTGATGAAAAGGGTAAAATCGAGTCATTCCAGGGACGCGCCTTGCGTGACAATGCCAACGCAAAATACATGACAATCAAAGCATGTGAACACTCAACGAAAGTGTATGGTCAAGATACCATCGATCCGTTGAAGACTGTTTATTTCCTTGAAGGGCCGCTGGATAGCCTGTTTGTAGATAATGCTGGGGCGATTACGGGCGGACAAATGGCGCTGTCCGATGTTCCGTATAAAAATATGCGTGTTTGGGTGCTTGACAATGAACGACATCATCCAGATACTACCGCAAGGTTAAAAAAATTGATTGATGCTGGAGAAAAGGTCGTTTTATGGGATAAATGCCCCTGGCCGTCAAAAGATATCAACGAAATGATTAAAAGTGATGGTGCTACCAAAGCAGACATTGCTAAGTATCTGAAAGAAAATACAGTGTCCGGTTTAACTGCAAAGTTGAGATTCAACCAATGGGATCGAAGTCCGAAAAAGAAATAGATGGTATAAAGGATCTTCTGACTAAGGTTAGAATAGATTACAATACCGGAAAGGTTTACTGGCTTAAAAATGGTATGGAAGCTGGGACAAAAACCAAAAAGGGATATACCCGCATCGAAACAAAAGGTGTGAAATATATGCGTCATCGTGTTATATTTTACTCGCGTTTTGGGTATCTCCCTGATATGATTGACCATATCAAAGGCGTTGATGTTGGTGACTTTCCTGATAACTTGCGTCCAGCAAGTACAGCGGAAAACAATGCAAATCACATTAACAAACGTAAAAACAACACAAGCGGTTCCATTGGTGTATACCCTCGCGGAAACCGATTTTCTGCAAGTATTCAATATAAGGGCAAACGAAAACATTTGGGTTCTTTTGCAACTGTTGAAGAAGCACAAGCCGCTTACAATGATGCCGCAAAAGAGATTTTCGGCAATTTTCATAATGAAGAGACAAATAAATGACTGATAAAACTCCTGTGTTTAATAGCTGTGCGCACCTGGTTAACCCTGCTGATCTGGAATTTGTTGATACCGAATATCAAAAGGTTCTGGCACGTAACGGCGATCCTCTGCAATCAATGCTGGATCTGCAAAACCACGCACAACAAAGCCTGTCTGATACCCTTTCATGGGTTCCGCGCCCTGATAACCTGAAAACGTGCGGTGATATCTTGGACTGGCTGAAACTGCAAGATGATGCGATTGCAGATGAAACCCGCGAACTTTACACCGCTCTGGGCGGTATGTCTCGCGGCGCAAAACCTGCTTCCGGTGTCTGGAAACCGTGGAAAGCAAATCACCAGGAACTGCGCAATCAGGTATTCGCAGAAATGAAAGAAGAAGACAAACTGGAAATCTTGTTTGAACTGATTGACCAGTGGCACTTCTTCATGTGTAAGTTCCTCGCGTTGGGACTGGATGCGGAAACCATCTACAAGCTGTATGCTCTGAAACAGGCGGAAAACCTGCGTCGTTGGGCTAACAACTACTAATGGAAATCACCGCGCTACATGCCGTATTTGCTTTGTCTTATATCGTCTGCGCGGTGATAACGTACCTCTTCGGTTGGTGCGTTTTCCACGTTAACGGTGTTGACAGAAAAGCCGCTTTGATAGTATTATCATTGCTATGGTTTATAGGTTTTTTCTACGTCATCTATGAGGGGCGAAAATGATTGACAAATACTATATCATTGTTACGAAAGACAAAGACGGCTTTACTATTCCATACGTTGAAAACGGGAAAACGCCGGAACTGTTTGCATCACCGCAACTTGCAAAAGATAAATTAGATTTTATCCGCAAGTGCTACGAAACCAAACTGAACTACACGCCGGATGAACCGCGTTTCAGTTTCTTCCGCAAAACCGAGCAACTACCAGCAACCGAAGAACAGAAAAAAGAGATGCGTTGGTTTATTGAGAATTCGAAAATTCAAGGGGTATTACTCAAATTATGAGCGAGTTAACATTTGATGATCTGAGTGACGATCAGAAGTCCGCGCATGATCGCGTTATCCACAACATCCAGAACGCCATTCATACAACTATTACGGGTGGCCCTGGTGTTGGTAAAACAACACTGGTTAAGTTTGTCTTTAACACTCTGAAAGGGTTGGGGATTAGCGGTATTTGGTTAACTGCCCCAACACACCAGGCTAAAAACGTGTTAGCAGCGGCTACCGGAATGGACGCAACAACGATTCATTCTGCATTGAAGATTAGCCCTGTGACTAACGAAGAACTGCGTGTGTTCGAACAGCAGAAAGGCAAGAAAGCGCCTGATCTGTCTACCTGTCGCGTGTTCGTTGTTGAAGAAGTCTCGATGGTTGATATGGATCTGTTCCGAATCATCCGGCGCAGTATTCCAAGCAACGCTGTTATTCTGGGACTGGGTGATAAAGATCAGATCCGTCCGGTAAACGCCGATGGACGTGTTGAACTCTCCCCGTTCTTTGATGAAGAAATCTTTGATGTTATCCGTATGGATAAAATCATGCGTCAGGCAGAAGGGAACCCGATTATTCAGGTTTCACGGGCTGTACGTGATGGTAAGATGCTGAAACCGATGTCTGTCGGTGATCTGGGTGTGTTCCAACATGCTAACGCTGTTGACTTCCTCCGTCAGTATTTCCGCCGTGTTAAAACGCCGGATGACTTGATCGAGAACCGCATGTTCGCGTACACTAACGACAACGTGGACAAGCTGAACGCAACGATCCGCAAACACCTGTACAAAACAACAGAACCTTTCATTCTCGATGAAGTGATCGTGATGCAGGAACCGTTAGTTCAGGAAATGCGGTTGAACGGGCAAATCTTCACCGAGATTGTTTATAACAACAACGAAAAAATCCGAGTCTTAGAAATCATCCCGCGTCGGGAAGTTATCAAGGCGGAGAAGTGCGACGAGAAGATCGAAATTGAATTCTATCTCCTGAAAACGGTATCGCTCGAAGAGGAAACCGAAGCACAGATTCAGGTTGTTGTTGATCCGGTGATGAAAGACCGTTTGGGTAACTATCTGGCTTACGTTGCGAGCACTTATAAGCGCATCAAGCAACAAACAGGCTATAAAGCCCCGTGGCATTCGTTCTGGGCGATTAAAAACAAGTTCCAGGATGTTAAGCCTCTTCCGGTTTGCACTTACCACAAATCACAGGGGAGCACGTATGACCATGCGTACATGTACACGCGCGATGCGTATGCGTTCGCAGATTACGATCTGTGTAAGCAGTTAATCTATGTGGGCGTAACCCGCGCACGTTACACCGTTGATTATGTATAAGGGGCGTTGCCCCTTTTGAGGTTATTATGAAATTGACTATCCTTGTAAAAGACATTCCCCGAATTCTGGAAGCTCTCGATAAAATTCGAGAAAAAGACCCACACGCGATCACCATGTTCGGGATGTATAGCGCAGCAGATCCAAGCGAAGTTATTCACCGTTTGCGCTTCATTGAAAAGTCTAACGATGTTCTTTATTCTCCGAACGGGCCAAGTTATTCATGGTCTCCTATTGCAAAAGAAGTTGAACTGACTTATGATGAATATGGCGTTATCGTACTGATCCTTAGAATGGCACGAAACATTTGTGAAAATAAAGACATATGGACATTAATATCATGAAAAAAGATATATCTATCCAGATTCCTCGCCTCCACGCGGAAGCAATTGCAGACCTGATTTTCAAAACTCCACGCGCAGACCTTCCGGTGAATATTGATATTGATTTGCTCTATGAATTCATGGAAGCTGTTGAAAATGCAAGCCGCCTGGAAAAAGCGATCTATCATTGCGGTTTGCGTCAGTTCGGAATGATGTCAATGGCTAGCGAAGAGATCCGAACATTCGACATCAACCCAGAAGTTGCGCTTACGCTGGCATACTTCATGGAAGAGTACAAGCGGAGAAGTTCATGAGTCATTTACCCGTAGATTACGTATGGGATTATGAAACGGTTGGTCCTTCCCCGAACGGGAAGGTGATCGAACTCTCATACGTTCCGTTTGTTGATGATCCACACAACCCGCCAACGTTCGCGGAACTGGTTGCAAGGGGACGCAAATACAAATTCGATTTGCGTAATCAGCCCGATCGTATTGCCGATCAGGGAACAATCGCCTGGTGGAAACAACAAAGCGAAGAAGCCCGCACAATCCTGAAACCGTCGCCGGAGGATTTGGAACTGTATGCAGGACACAGACAATTCTTCGAAGACTTGAAAGCGGACGGTGTGAGCCGTTGGCAATCACTCGATTACGTTCGCGGCCCTGAATTCGATCGCGGTATTCTGGTTGATATCGTGCGTAAGATGGTTGGTAAGATCGACATCTTCGAAGATATGCCGACCGTGTTCTGGAATAGTCGCGATGTGCGTACATGTATCGAAAACCGCCTGTTAACGCGTGATGCTTCGACCTGTCCTCTTCGGAAAGGGTTGCTTGATGGTTTTGTGATGCATAATTCAATTCACGATTGCGCGAAAGATGTTTTGATGATAGTCTATTCATTGAGATATGCGCTGGGGCTGGAAGAACCCCCAAGTGAAGAAGAAACCGATCCATTGAGTCTGCCGAGGAAAAGATGATTAAATTATCATTTGTGGGTAAAACTGTACATGCAAAAACACTGAACGAAGCAAAAGCGCAGATGTTTGACATTCTCATGAACCCCGCGTTCGTTAAAGTCGAATACGATGAATATGTTGTTCAGCCTGGCGATAGCATGTATTCAATCGCTGAAAAATTATACGGTTGTGGTGAGCGCTGGCAGTCTATCGCTAAGTTGAACCGTAAAACCGTTAGTAATGCAAGCTATATCCTTCCGGGGATGGTTCTGAAATTGCCTCAGTTAGTCGAATTATGATAAAAAGCCCTTGCATTCGTGCAGGGGCTTTGTTATTTTGTAGGGACTGAAACAAAAGAGGATGAAACATGTTTGGTGATTTGAAAGAAGGTTTGAACATTTTAATCGGATTTGCGATCATTGGTGTGATTGCGTGTGTATCCGGTGCGGTGTGGTTGTCTTATCAGGCGATCGTGTGGTTAGGTGAATGGCTTCACATTCTGGCACAGTAAGGGGATATTATGCGTTTATGTTTAGTTGGTGTAGGTTTCGGTCGTGCGTTAACTCAAGGGTTAATCGACTCAATCCGCTGGATTCAACCACGCGTTGAACTGTACGCAATGCCGAACCGGATCGAATACTCTGATCCAACACCGTACAAAATGAAACCGTATCAAGCGCCACGCGTTAACCGTGTGCTGCACCGTCAATCTGTAAACAGGGGTAAGTGATGAAAGAACTTACGATCGTCGCAGCAGTTCTGATTTTCGTCATAGTTTCAATGATTATCGTCAGACTGTACCAGCACGGAGAAGCGTTTGAATGGTTCCTAGATCATGACAAAGCGTTTCGAAAGCATTTCGCTGGTGAGTTCATCTTTACTCATGTAAGCGTAGCAAGCGGCACAGTAACGTTTGATTTTGACGGGAAAGGGAAATCATACCATATCGAACTTTCCCTTATTGAAGCTAAACGCGTGTATGATGCGACACAAAACGGCGGTATGCGAAAGATGCTTATACCACTGGCAAAATAATTTTAATAGCCTCTTGCAATGCAAGAGGCTTTTTTTGTATATTGCGCACATACCAAAAGGAGGCAACTATGACACGTATTAACACAATCGATCCTTCTCTTCTGCTGAACGAACACCTGATCGCAGAACTGCGCGAACTCCCTCGCATCCCCAATGCCGTTTTATCCGGTAAGGCAAAAATCAACCTGTCAAAAATCCCTGCTGTGTATACGCTGGGAACCGGACACGTAACCTTCTTTTACAATAAGCTGGGATACCTTCGCGATCGTCATGTTGCATTACGTGCTGAATACCTCACGCGTAACGGTAAAGAATACATGGACGGTGCATACGAAGATTTCGATCTTAGTCCGCTGTCAAACTCCCTGTTTCATCGTCATTTGTGCGCGGACTGGCAACCAACGCCGGAATCAGTGAAAATCAATGTTGAGCGTATCCGTGAACGTTTCGAACTGCGCAAACGTGCTTATCGGTTCGGTACTGAGATCATCAACGACGAAGCGGCATGGGATACGTATTACGAAAAATTAAAAGAAAAATACGATTTTCTTTGATTTGGGTATTGACCCAAATTTCGATATGCAGTATATTACACACATCGAAACGAAACAGACAAAAGGAACGCATCATGAAAAACTTAGAAGCCAAAGTAGTTAAAGTCCTGGTTAAGAACGGTTTCAACGAAAACGACGCGGTAGCAATGGTTGAAAAGAATCTGAATGATGCGTTGAAAGTTAGACCAGAAGCAAAACCTGCTAAACTCGCAGAGGTGATTGTATGCATCATGTAAAAGTAAGCATCAAGGATATCACGGTGGGTGACACCGTGATCCACGAAGGGAAAATGAAGACTGTCGGGAAAAACGATATCAAGCACGACCCTTTGTTTGGTGTTCTCCTGTTCGGTGATAGTTTCAACTTGGGGAGAACTTTTATTGACCGGGTTATTTTCCCGAAATGGTATCAAGGGAAACGGGTTTAACAAATAGCACTTTTTGCTAAAGACTTCACGGGATAGCTTTGATATAGTTATCCCATCGAAACGAAACAGACTTTAGGAGATTGCCATGTATACTTTTGACGAACTGAAAGCCGCAGCACAGCCTTTACTGGATGCGATGTTCAAAGCCCGTAACGGTGGCGCATTCGAAAACGAATTCTTTGAAACTGTTTTCGTTCTGGAAAAAGGCCGTAAGTATCATCGTATTGTGCAGGATACTCGCAACAAACAGACTGGTGAAATGTTCGATCAGCGTTCAGTTGCTGGTTTCCTGGACAATGACGGCAATATCCTGAAAGCCGCAGGATGGAAAGCACCTGCTAAGGGTATTCGCGGTAATATCTTCAACAACCCAGAGAACGCGATCGACCGTAGCGGTTACGTTCGCTATCTTCGCTAAAATCGGGGCTTCGGCCCCTTTGGAATATTAAAATGAAACTATCAGCGACCGCAAGTTGGTCAATCTTCGGACTGATAGCCGCAGGGGTTTTATTCTTCGCATGGCAATCAAGAGATCCGAACAAAGCGGCGTATGAAGCCGCACAACGAGTAGTAGAACAGGATGCAGAAGCGCAACACGAAGCAATGTTAAAACAACGTCGTGATATGGGCTTTGTGGAGACTGTGAGTTACACAAACGCTTTTGGTGATGTCACCACGCGCTCTGTAAACGTCTTAGGGCGCACGAAAGGGACAATGCTCACCATCAGACGGGAAGGAACCGGAAAGCTCGTAGACGTGTGTTTCAGCGCGATTACGGACGATTCCAAACGCGAACTATTCGCCCCGTATTTTTCTACGCCAGTCTATGCTAAATTTGACGGCGGAGAAACAAAAGAGTTTAGCGCAAGCAGAGGAAGTACCGAAGATTTCCTGTGTATTACTTCCCCGCAACGTTTCCTTTTCAATATGGATCGTGCTAATGTTATGCAAGTCCAGTTAGTATTCCTGGATCATTACTCCAAAGTGCCGGAAGTGCATGAATGGAACCTGTCAACATATAATGAGGTTGTGAAGAAATGAGCAGACGCCCAAAGAACAGCAAAACCGAAATGTTTGCAACGTTTGATGTAAACGGAAAGAACATTGAGGGTAAACCATGCACGAACTCAAAGTTTATGCATATCGCCGGATTGCCTGGTATGAGTGTTAAGACTTCGTATGATTGTCATTACAACGAAGAAACCACCTCTGTTTATTTGGGCGAAGAACTCATGGCTGAACGCGTCATGCAGTGTGTGCATTTCCCTGGCGAACGTCCAGAAGTGAACTGTTTTATTGTTGGTTATCATAAAGGTATTGTAAATGAGCAAGTATAAAGTTGGCGATATGTACGCCCCGAAATCTATTTTAATGGCTGTGTGTCAAATGGCATCAGAAGCCGATCCGATTCGTCGTATGTATGACGCGTTGCGTAAGAATCCGATGGACTTCAATTCACCACGCCGGATCAGTATGGTGTATGAAGAAACAGGGATTCTTTATCTTGAAGGTATTCCCGTTCCTGTAAAGTTCAACGATATGAAAGGGCTTTTCAATCCGGTATGGGTTGCACCAGAACCGGAAACTGAAATTACGATCCACGTCAATAAAGGTGAGGAAGTACCGCGCGAAAATTCCGCTGTAGTTCTGGATAAGTTTTTCAAGACCGCTCATAGCGTCAAAAAACGAACCGTTAGCGACGTGGTTCACCACCTGTCCGCAGAGGTTGGGGAGATCTCCGAATGTCTCGTTCAGCCTCAACGCGGCGGTGATATCGTCGAAGAAAGCGTTGATGCGATCGTGTGTGCCCTGGATGTGATTTACCTGAAACTGAGTACAACCCACGGGACGACAGAAATCGCGCAAGTGATCAATAAACTGCTTGATAAGAAATTAGATAAGTGGTACTCTACTTGTAGTTAATCAATTACGAGGATCGGATCATGTTGGTTTATCGCGTTGAATTGAAAGCGTCTATATTATCCAAATATGATGGATGGTGTAAGCAATTAGGCCCGTATACGGGTTGTGTCGGTGATGAAGACGATCTCTATGAGTATCTCGATATTCATGGAATCGAGTTCGGTTTAAACTTCGGTATCTCCGAGACTCGTCACCCCGCACCATGCGAAGACCTTCGTTTAATGCGTAACCTCAAAAAACATGGTAAAAATTATCGTAGCTATATTTTCGGCTTCTCTTCATTGCAGAAGTTGTCTAAATGGTTCGATAGCTGGGAGCGGCAAATTTTGGAGAATCAGGGATATATTTGTATGGTGTACGAAACTGATCTCATGTTTGCAGGGAACAAACAATGTGTTTTCAGCAAAGCCGCAACCCCGATCCGTTTTATTCCATTGTCAGAGATTTATTAATGCCAACATATACCTATAAATGCACCAAGTGCGAAAAAGAATTCCCGAAAATGTCCAGCATCGCAAGCCGCGACGAACCGAAAGATTGTGATTGCGGGGGCGAGGCGAAACGAACGGTTGATAAGCCGCAGATGGTGAAAGACGGATTCCCGTACAACAAGTAAACCCCGAAAGGGGTTTTCTTTTTCATAGAACCCTATATAATGCCTGAGAACTAATAAAGAGGTGAATATGAGTTTAGATTTCTTAATGGACGATAACGAGCCGCAGAAAGCACCAGAAGCCCCAGCAAAGGGCGCTAAGGTGGATGAATCATTCTGCTTGAGCGACCGCGATCATATTCGCAAACGTCCGAATATGTACGTGGGTTCAGTGAACAAAGAAGCCCATGAACGTTTTATCATGGGGCAATTCCGCAAAGTGGAATACGTGGAAGGGTTGGTGAAAATCATCAACGAAATCCTGGATAACTCCATCGACGAAGCGATCCGAACTGATTTCAAATATGCGAACAAAATCGAAGTGAAGATTGATCACAATCTGGTCACTATTTCGGACAACGGACGCGGTATTCCACAAGATGACGTGAGAACGCCAGAAGGGAAGATTGTTCCTAAACCTGTTGCAGCATGGACAATGGCTAAATCCGGTTCTAACTTCGATGACGAAAACCGCGTAACAATGGGGATGAACGGTGTAGGTTCTTTCCTGACAAACTGTTACAGCGCGATCTTTATCGGTGAGACATCCAACGGTAAACGCAAAGTCACGATCAACTGTACGGACGGGGCGCAGAACATGGATTACCGCACCAGCCCGACGAAGGAGCAAGGGACAACCGTTAAGTTTACCCCTGACTTCTCTATCTTCGGCGTGGACGGTATCGACGAAGAGACAAAGGAAGTCATCAAAGATCGCCTTATGGCGCTTGCAGTGGCTTTCCCTGCCGTTAAATTCACATATAACGGTGATATCCTCCCGAACAAATTCGCGATGTATGGCGCGATGTACGGTGATAAAACGATTACCCAGACAAACAACAAAATCAGTTTCATCCTGGCGAGCACAGAAGACGGTTTCAAACAGAAATCCTTCGTTAACGGATTGGATACGAAAAACGGCGGTGTTCATGTTGACACCATGATCGACGGTATCTATTCCGAACTCGAACCGATGATCAAGAAAACACACGCTATCGAGATCCCAAAAGCCCGTGTAAAAGAATGCTTGACTTTGGTTGTGTTTTTGCATAACTTCAATGCACCAGCTTTTGATAGTCAGACGAAAGAAAAACTGACTAACACCGCTGGGGAGTTCAACAACCACGCCGGACTGAACTATAAAAAGATCGCGAAACAGATTATGGATACTTCTGAAATAATCACTCCGATCATTGAGTCCGCTCTGATTCGCAAACAGGCCGCAGAAGCCGCAGCCATTACCAAAGCGAAGAAGAAAGCTAAAAAGGCGAAGGTTGCAAAACATGTTCCGGCATCAGGGATCGACACTGACGGGGTAGAAACCACTTTGTTTCTGACCGAGGGCGATTCCGCCGTGGGGCAGTTTATCGAGTGCAGAAACGAAGAGACACAAGGCGCATTTCCGCTACGTGGTAAACCGTTGAACACATGGGGAATGAGTAACTTAGAAGTGCTCAAAAACAAAGAATTGTCTGAACTCATGGCGATCCTGAATCTCCATCCAGGCGACTCTTCCGAAATGACTTACGACAACATCGGGATCATGGTCGATGCGGACGTTGACGGGGGCGATATTCTCACCCTACTGATTGCGTTCTTTAGCCGCTGGCCTGAGTTGTTCGAGAAGAAAAAGATCCGTTATATCCGCACACCGATTATCATTGCGAAAGTCGGTAAAGATGAAAAATGGTTCTACTCCCTTGAAGATTTCGCACCGTTCCGCGATAAGGCGAAAGAGGTACGATATATCAAAGGGCTGGGTTCTTTACGTAAAGAAGATTACGATCGGGTGTTGGGCGACCAGTTAAAATACGATACAATCGTACTGGGCGACGAATACAAAGACGTTCTGGAACTGTGTTTCGGTGATGAATCCGATCCGCGTAAAGACTGGGTGAACGGAAAACATAAATTTTCGGTGAAATGATGGAAAGAAGTATTAAAGACGTTGTGCAGGTAGAAGGGCTTACGTTTGCCCTTTACACAATTTATTCTCGTGCGATCCCGCACCTGGTAGACGGGTTCAAACCCGTTCACCGTTTCTTCGTGCATTCCGCAGCGAAAGGCGGTACAGGCTTCCAGAAAGTAGCCTCTATCGCTGGCGGTGTTGCAATGTATGGTTATCACCACGGGGAAACATCCGTTGAAGAGGCATTGTCTCTTATGGCGGCGCACTGGTGCAATAACATCCCGCTTTTTGACCGCGATGGGTTCTTTGGTTCCCGTCTGGTTAAAAAGCCAGGCGCACCGCGCTACATTAAATGTAAGCTGTCTCCGCTGTTCAAGGCGATCTACATGGACGAGGATTTAACAATCCCACATGAAGACCCTGAACACGTACCGCCAGCCTATTACCTGCCAATCATTCCGATGGTACTGGTTAACGGGTTCAGCGGGATCGCGAAAGCATACGCTACCAACATTCCACCACACGATCCGATTTCGGTTCTGAATGGATGTGTTAGTTACCTGAACGGGAAAGATTTCACACTGGATCTGAAATACCCGCATTTCAAAGGTGACATTGAAAACGGTACGATGTACGGCAAGTATGAACTCCAGGGTAAAACTAAACTGGTGATCACAGAGATTCCGGTCAAGTATGATCGCGTGAAATATATTTCTATTCTGGATAAGCTGGAAGAGAAAGGGTATATCGTAAGCTATAAGGATCTATCGAAAGAAGATTTCCGCTACGAAATCACCCTGAAACGTGAGTACGCAAACGGGCTTACCCGTGAGAAGATCCTGAAAGATTTCGGATTGATTGAGAACTCAAACCCGAACATCAACGTTATCTTTAACGGGAAACTGCATTCATACGAGCGTCCTGAAACGTTGCTGAAAGACTTCGTTGATATCCGTATTGGTGTTTACCAACAGCGTATTGATAAACGCATCCAGGAGACTAAGGAAGCGTTAGATAAGGCGCTGGCGAAGGTTGACTTCATCGACCAGATGATCGCACAACCTGACGCATTGAAGGGGCTTAGTCGCAGCGAAGCGGTTAAACTTGTATCTACGTGGACGGGTTGCGAGAACCACGCCGAAATTCTGGTTGCGATGAACATCTATCATCTAACCACGGATGAACGTCAAAAGCTGGAAGACGAAGCGAACGAACTGCGTAAGCAACTGAAATACTGGGAAGAAACGACCCCGAAAACTGAATATCTTAATGATTTGAAAGAACTTTCGAAGAAATTGAAATAATTTACAAAAGCCTCTTGCATCGCGGGAGGCTTTTTGTTATAGTGTTCTCACTGATTTGGGGAGGATATAAAATGTTCAAAACTCGTAGCGACATGGAAATAACCATTTGGGCCAAAAGCATCATGGCGAAGTATGGCTTATCTCATTGGTCTTTCAAAATCAACGGACGTTTCAAAAGAACTTTAGGTCAGTGTTCATACACTCGTAAGTTGATTGAGTTACGTCGCGATCATGTTAAGGAAGACACATACGAGAACGTTTTAGATACTCTCATGCACGAAATTGCTCATGCTCTGGTAGGACATGGAGCGGGACACGGGATCGTATGGCAGCGTAAAGCTATCGAGTTGGGCGCACAGCCTACGCCAACCAAAAGCCGTGTTCGCGAGCAATCAGTGATTCGGGAAAGCAAAAAGGATATGTATGCTTTGTTCCTGAAAACTCCGAACGGCGAAGTTTATCAGTGCAATATGCCTGAAAAGATGTACAATGAGATCCAGGAAGGTAAACGCAACCTTGCGAACATCTACATTTCAGGAAACAAAAGAGCAACCAAAGGGCGCTTAGTAGCGCGTAAATTGACACCAGAACAATATGCAGAGGCGATTCAATGAAACCATATGATGCACCAAAAACGGGAAAATATATTACAATAGCTGTGCTGTGTACTATTGCAATATGTTTTGTAACTGCTATCGTGGTCGGTATCATGGATATGAAAGACCGCGAACGTCAGAAGCAACAGGTTTACGAATACCTTGACCGGATGTGTACACCTGTTGAATATGGGCTTGATCAAAAGCCTGTGAAATATTCATGCGATAACATCATCTTTAACACCAAGTGAGATATAAACAATGAAATTACGTCAGTTAGCACCACAAACCATTCACACAACGGGCTTCGATAAAGGCGAACGCACGAAGTTTAAAATGGCTACCAGTGCGAAAACGTTCAAAATCCTGTCATCAACCATCTACAAATACAAGATCCGTGCAATCATTCGCGAGATCTCCTGTAACGCAATTGATGGACATCTGGTAGCGGGTAACATGAACCCGTTCGATGTTCAGTTGCCAACTGTTCTCGACCCGCGTTTCATCGTCCGTGATTACGGCACAGGGTTAAGTGACTGGATGGTTAAAGAGGTGTTTACAACCTATTTCGAATCCACCAAAACCGACACCGACGAACTGATCGGGGCGCTGGGACTGGGTAGCAAATCCCCGTTCTGCTACACCGAAACATTCACTATCGAATCCATCCAGGACGGCATTAAACGCGCATACACGGCTTACCTGGATAACGGTGAACCTTTCGTTGACCAAATCTACGAAATCGAAACAGACGAACCTAACGGAGTTCAAATCACCGTTCCGGTTAAAGTCGAAGATATTGCAGAATGGGAACGTGAAGCGGCGCGTGTTTACGAACCGTTTACGGGCATCCGTCCTCGCTTTATCGGTGTTCAGGTTGATGTAAACTGGCAACCAAAAGAAGCAGACGATCGCGGGATCGTCCGTTATAAGTCTATCAACTATTCAGGCGTATACGCGCGTATGGGTAACATTTGCTATCCAATCGACATGGACATGTTCGAAAACTCGCTGTTCTACTGCTACCGTAACAGCAGCTATGCGTATATTCTGGATTTCCCTCTGGGATCGCTGGACTTCATGCCGTCGCGTGAAGAGTTGAGCCTTGATAAAGTCACCAAAAAAGTAATCCTGGATCGACTGGAAAAGATCAACAAACGCTATGACGAAGAGTTAGTTGCGGAGTTCGGCAAGCAGAAAACAACCCGCGATAAACTCGTATGGTTTAATAATCTGCCTGGTTTGTTGCAGGGGTTCGTAACCCGTGATAATCGTTTCCGTGTGGGTAAAGAATCGTTGGCTGAAATTCTGACGCATCTTAAAAGTAGTGAAACTGCAACCGGAAAATATATCTGTGGTTTCTGGGCTAACCCATATGACGGGAAAGATTGCGTATTTGAACGTGTGGGTTCTGGTCGCCGTCACGAGACATACAAAGCAGAAACTACCAAACGCCAGGACGTTATGCGCATGATTCAACCGTGGCGACAGAAGAAACTGTTCATTGTTGAAAACGATAATGAAGCGCGTTCACTCCGCCCATATCTGATCGGTTACTGCATGTTGAATGGTTCGGATCGTATCAGTTTCGTAACCAAAGAGATTAATAGTGAACCAGTTCAGGACTTGATCAGAACTGGGTATTTCGATGAATCTGAGATCGTTACACTGAAAACCAGTGAAATGACCAAAGAATTCGAAACGTATACCGAAGATCGCAAGCGCTGGAAAGCAACGCGTGAATCATCTTCTGGTGATTCAGAACCGCGTCCGAAAACGCCTACAGCATATCATTACTTCCTGGATGATCAGGGCAACTTACAGAAAAATGATCTGTACCTGACTAAAGCACAGTTCATGAATCTGGGCGAAATGTACGCTATGCGCCTGTACGGGCTTGATGAATATAGCCGACTGGACGGAGAAACACCAAATTATTCGTTGGGTAGCATCGCCAGCAGTATGATGACCATGTTAACGGTTACAGGGCTGAACGAAGTGATGGTTCTGCGAAACTCTCTGTGGAGTCGCATTCCAGATAGCAACATGAAATGTCTTGATGACTATCTTGTAAAACGTTTTGCAGACGCAGCGAAGAAGATGAAACCTAACTGGTTCCCTGCATGGATTTCATCAAACCACGGAAGCGAGATCCGAACCTTACGCGATTCTATGGATGTAACCCTTGATCGCATGGTTAAAAACCGCTATAATCCAGAATTGTATTTGTTGCTCGATTATCTTGATGGTAAGTTTACCTATGATGTTATCGAGGGCAAAAACAAATCAAAAACTGTGGTGCGTAACCCGTTACTTCGTGAAATGTCAACGAAGTATTACAAAATGCGGAAAGATATGAAAGAACGCGTTGATACTGCTTACGATTTATTTGCAGAACGCAACCCATCAATTCATTACATGTTGTTACATTCATCTTATTCTACATTCCGCAGTATGTTTAATGATGATAAAATTGTGATGGATTTGGTCAACCTTATACGGTGGAAATAATGAGAAACGTTAAGATCCTTGATGATGTACAAAAGAAAGCAGTTTATGAGGGCTTTCTGACCAGCGCAAACAAAACCGCACTGGCTAAACAATTTGGTGTAAGCGTCCGAACCATCGGGCGCGTTATTACCGAACAGCATTCTAAGTATAATACGGAAGCATCGAAACCACTTCCGCAAACAGATGTCAAATCTAAAATGATTGGTTCTGAATCGTTCATTACTCTGGTACTGGACGGCAAGATCATCACAGCGGATTCGTCACACCCTAACTTCGAAAAAGCACATGCTTTAATGGTTAAGGGTGACATTGAGGGAGTTGCTACCCTGTTGGACACAACGCAAGCGTTGAAGATTTACAGCAAAGGCAACATTAAAATCATCGGGCATAAAGTCCTGTACAAAGATATCGTGTTTGACAGCGGTATCACGCAACGTATCGTTCGTGAAATGTACAACGATCGCCCTTACGAGCACCTGGTGAACTTCTTCGAGAAGTTGATGGAAAACCCTTCACGCGATGCTGTGTATCAGCTTTACGGGTTCATGGTGCATAACGATATCGAACTGGCAGATGATGGAGATTTCTACGCGTGGAAACGTGTTCGTGAAGACTTCCGCGATCTGGCTTCCGGTAAGTTCGATAACTCCCCTGGTGTTGTGGTTGAAATGCCACGTAACCAGGTAGACGAGAATAAAAACCGAACCTGTTCATGTGGTTTGCATGTTGCCGCAAAATCGTACCTGCCTCACTATGGCGGAGGACGTGGGCGAGTCATTCAGGTTAAGGTTAATCCTCGCGATGTTGTAGCAATCCCAACAGATTACGACAACGCTAAGATGCGCGTATGTCGTTATCAGGTGATGCGTGATGTAACTGTGGGATTCAGTCACTACTAACCCCAAAACAGCGCCTGGAGCGATTCAGGCGCGGAGGATTCGATTATGAAATTCCTACAGAGCATTCCTGACTACTGGCAGAACTTGAGCGGGGCAGAAACAGCCATCAAAACCGCTAAAGAAATCTGGAACGGAGGCAACGTTACCGCTGGACGTACAGAAGACGGCGAACAGACATATTTCAAAAAACCTTACGGTATTATCGCAACAGCCCTTGCATTTAATCTGGGTTATGTTATGCTGGTACTCGCAACGGTTCAGAAGTGGGTAGAGATACCAATGAAATGGTTCGGGACGTTATTGATTCGCTTAGTTCGTTTGCTGTTCGGATCAACGATCTTGATTTTGTCATGCCCTATCTTCTTACTGGCACTGACTATGAATATGAAAACTGGTGTAAACACCAAATTCGGAAATAAACTGGTAAAGAAAAATGAAAAGAATTCTGACAAGACTTGACATCCACAAATACGCTGTTAAGATAGGTGACATGAAGCGCGGTGACTTCACCAAGTTCGAAGGGGTTGACCTGAAAGAACACGGCTTCTACCTGGTAGTTGATGATAAAACGGGTAAGGTAGTATTCCGATTCTACGTAGCCCCAAATCAACGCCGTAAGACTGGCGCAAACCGTACTCTGTTACGTATCAAACGCCGCGAACACGAACCATCAGCGATGGTGGCCTTGTTGGATAGTGCTTCTCTGTACTTCGTTGCACACGATAAGATTAAAAACCTCTTTGGTTTCTCAAATCTTACTGGTACAATAGCGGAAAGCGCGATTCAGATGCGGTTCGGGGATGGTGAGAACTATACTGAATACAACCGCGCACTAAATGATCTGTTTGACTTTGAATTCCAACCATACTAATTGAGATAATGAATATGAAACTGTTTTCCAAAATCCGTTCTGTAGATGAAATCGTAGCAACTTTTGACAAAACCCTGACCGAACTGGAAGCGCGTATTGCTCACGATAACGAACAGGTCGCACAGGTAGCAGCAGACCGCAAAGCAGCGGAAGAAGAACATCAGCGCAAGCTGGCTGAACTGGCTACCAAAGAAAGTGATCATACCGCAAGCGCAACACGCGCCGGACGTATCGCGGATAAAATCCGCAAACTGCTGGATTAATTCTCTAAAATGGGGCTGAAAAGCCCCAATAAGGAAAATAATATATGTTTGTAATTTCTTCGTACTATGATTCGCGTCAACGAGTATCACTGTCTTCTATTTCCAAAGCGCCAAAAGATATAGATGACTTCGGATTGCTTAACTTTGTCAAAAAAGAAATCGACCGCGTTGTTCCAGAAAAATACAGAATTGTTAAAGGATCTGATAGCTTAACTATCGTAAAACTGTATGGCGAAGTCAGTATTCAACATCATGTGCCATTATATCCTCGATGAACAACCTGGTAGCGAAACATGATTTCAACCGCGCTTCTACTCACCGCGATCGCAAGCGAGCACTTAAAGAAGCAAAACGTAAGCAGAAACATAAAGGTAAGTGTGATGAAAACCGCTTTGATTATTCTTGAGGAAATCCCAGAAAACACTGGGCTGTATCTCGTTGAAGCCGACGAAGATATCATTGAAATCCTCAAAACCGCTCACGGACATTATGTGAACGGATGCAACAATACCCCAGAACAGGATCACGCTGTCAATATCGTTAACCTCATGTTAGGGCCGCGTACAGATGACAACCTGAAATGGGCGAGCGAATCCAACGTTCCTCATGAGTATGTCGGAATGTATTATCAGTGCAACGTTGACGATAAAGCGCCACTGATACCGGAAAAACAGATCGATTTAGTAGTTCGAACAGGTTTCTTCTTATGAGTTCACAAATTCTGTTCAGCAAAGAAGATCCATTAGGCACAGATTCATCGGTGCAGCGCTTATTCTGGCACATGGATTATACAAAAAATCGTTGTCGTAACCCAAACAATACATGGGGAAGCAACGAAGACATTGATAAAGCAAAAATTTATCCTCGCGGAAAAGCATACTGGAAAATTTTTGATATCCATCTTCATAAAGTTATGAAAGATTCGAACGCATGATAAAAAAGCCCTTGACTTCGGTTGAGGGCTTTTGTTATATTGGCTTTGTCGAAACGAAACCACTAAGGAGATTCACCATGACTAACCTGACTAAAGTTACCGCGACATATTTCATTTCTTCTGGCGCTAAAAATGCTATGTACACCCTGCGTGTAGAGCGTCGTGGAGGTGAATTTACTTCTGATAACTATATCTGCAACCTGTCTACTGACCCAGATAAAGCGGAAGCGAAAGCGCGTGAATACTTCGATCGCATGGTGGATCGTCTGAACCAAACCGATACTTTCCAGATGGTGTTCCAGGGCTTCGCAGATTTCGATCTGTTTGAACGTCGCGGTAAACTGTCCGTACAGGATACCGAAAACCTGGAACTGCTGGAACAGGGCATCATGCCAATCGGTAAACGTAAAGGTGAAGTGATTGCTGATATGCCGATGTATACGATTCTGTGGTGGGCTGACCAGTGCAAAGAAAACGGCAACGATAGCCCAGTATTTCAGGCTATTTGCTCTTACTGCATGGGTGTAGCACTGGATAAGGATTATATCGCTAAACGTGAAGAAATCCGCGCAGAATGGGAAGCAGAGCGCCAGGCGAAGATCGCAGCAGCGCAGCACATCGGGGAAATCGGCAAGCGTATGGAAATGAGCGGGGTTGTTGAGAAAGTGATTTCTCTCGGATATACCCAAGTTTCTTATTACACCGAAGTGGAACGTTTCATGACCAAAATCAACGTAGATGGTAACGTGGTTATCTACTACGGAAACAAAATTGTTGAAGAGGGTGATGTGATTCGTTTCAAAGCGACACCTAAACTTCACAACGAATACAAAGAAGTTAAACAAACAATCGTTCAGCGAGTAAAGGTATTAGAATGACGTATGAAGAAATGTTAAACGAAGTGTGCGCGGGTAAAACCGCGTACCGCCCAATTAACCCAGATATGATCGTGTTCCGTGAAGGTGATACGATCATTCGCCGTTCTCACCGTAAGGTTGAAATCAACCAGGTATTCATTGCCAGTATTGAAGAACAGAAAGCGACAGACTGGGATATAGTTGCAGAAGAAGATCATCATGACGGGCTTGACCTGGTTTTCGTTATTGAAGATCACCCGCTGAGGGTTCGTCCGTACATCTATCACAATCAATACAGAGGGGAAGTGATTCTATCATGACACACGACGAAGCCATGAAAGCCGCTACACGCGGGTTTAAGGTTGCCCCTGTGGGTAAGGCTGGGTTCTTTGTATATCACAGCGTAGAGGCTGGTTTCCGGCGCATTACGATAGGTAATGTTGGATACTGGAACGATGAATATGTTCCGACACCTTACGAACTCATGCGCGTATGGGACATATACGATAAAAACCCGATGACGAAAGTAAAAGATTTCATCAATCGGGCTTTGAGTAGTTTGAAACTGAAATTATCATCGAATCCTGCCTAAAATTCTTGCGGCCTGATTGCACACGGTCATCAACTTCGTATCGGTGACTTCGGGCTTCTGTATATACCATTCCATTAGAATCGATCCAGAATAGTAGTTTTCGAGATTGAAATAAGGACAACTAAAGGTATATGCTACCGGAACAAGGTCTTTTGTTGGAAGATACGGGCTTGCAATATCTGAGATATAGTACAGCCCGTTTATATGTCTATTATACTCTTCCGATGTCTTGTCTATAGGATAGCCACCCAGATTTTTCGGGTTAATCTGTTGCGGTAACTTCCCTTCATACGCAATTATATCAACAAAATAATTGACATTCTTAGGTCTGAACCCAAAGATTGCCGAAAAATCCGCACCCGTAGTTAAATGCACTATGTTTAACTGTTCGATGGATGCGGATTCAAACTTTTTTGCCTTTTCAATCTCCATCGTCGGCACGTCTATAACGCTTGAAGATGTTTTCCAGACTGAAAATAAGTCATCCCACTTATACCATGTTACGAACATAATGAAAATAGTGACGATAAGAACCAATTTAATGAATAACTGTTTCCATGTTTTGACCGCCATGATGAACGATATTACCCGTTCAAGCACCGCCAATTTATCTTGTAATAGTGCCATGTTTAAACCTCAAGTTCGGGGGATGCCGACCCCGAACATATTTAGGAATTTACTTAACGTTGAGTAACCAAACCAGAACGGTTTTGACCTACACGGGCGTTTAGATAGTCATACCATCTGGTCGCCTGAGAAGAAACAACCTGATATTGACGATATCCATCATGTATACGTCCGTTGTTGTCAAAATCGAATACACCGCCGTCATCCATAGTAAGCCGTAAGTTAACAGCAGGACCGTTTTGAATAGTGATTACACTGATATCAGGGCTTGATTGTGCAGCAACTACAGTACCGAACGCATTACCATTAAAACTACCACCGACCGCAGGATAACCAGAAGGTTTTGAATATGGCGAGTACCAACCAACCCCCCACTGACCACGATAACGGGCGTTGTTATAGTAACGCTCATACACTGTAAAGTTGATGTTATAAACGGACTGATTCGCCATTTGTGACATCCAGAAGGGTAAACCGATTCGAACGGCATTACCAGCAGCAGACATCCATCGTTGTCCTGTTTCGCCGACCGCAGACGATCCGATCCACCCAGGAACTCCTACAATAGCCATAAAATACCTCATGAAAGAGGGGCAATTAAGCCCCTAATTTGTTTTCGATTACTTCCAGACGTTCGCGGATTTCATTGATTGCGTTCACCAGAAGCGCGTTAATTGCAGACGGGGAGATCGTCAACATACCAGTATCGCGGTCTTCGCGTACTGCTTCCGGTAATACCTTTTCGACATCCTGAGCAACAAGACCGGATTCACGATGATATACGATATCGTCTGCATCCTTAGATTGTTTATCGTAGATATAACCTTTAAGCTGTTCGACTTTTCTTAATGAATCTTTCAATTCAACAAGATTAGATTTCAGTCGAATATCCGAACGAATATAAACATCGTTAAAGTTACCGTTCCCTTCTGCATATACACCACGGTTAGTATACACGTTAGCATCGGTAAGCATCAGTGATGTGCCTAAACGATAGTTATGGAATGTTACAACTTCATCGTTGCTACCAAATCCGATATACATACCGTTATTACCTGCTTTTTGAATAAGTAGGTAACATGACGAGTTAACCGCAGGGCCATTTAATACCATTGCTGGCCCTTCAACCCCTTCGACATATGTTCTTTTATATGATGAAGTATTAATTGATGTCCAACGCATGATACGCTGATTGTTTGCGTAAGCATCCAAAACACCGTCACCTTCCTGGCGGAATCCGGTATCGTTATCACCCAGACAGATAGCGTTCGCGCCCAAACCGTTTGGAGTACCACAACCAAGACCACTGTTGAACGTTGCAGAACCAGGAACAACAAGACCTTGAGAGCCGACCGTTAACTGTCCGTTACTGTTGTCGATCGTGAAAGGTCGATGCCCATTCCAACCACCATACGGATCTCCCGAATTAGTCAACAGGAAATATGTGTTCGCGCCATCATTTCGGATAAAGAACCCATAGTTTCCAGCAACCGCGCGGAATTGACCACCGCCACCAGTAAATGTACTTTGAACCTCCGCACGGGCGCGAAGATATCCAGTGGATGAAATTGACAGTTCTTCTTGCTCATCAGTGCTACCCGTCGCAATACGGTATGTGTTTCCCTGAACAGTTTCATGCCAGATTACGTCACCAGTGCCACCACGGAACTGACGGATATAGTTTTTCGTACCATTAGCAGCGTTAGACAAGAAAACCTGTGATGGTGTTCCTGCCGGAACATCGTTATAAAACGATTGGACGTTTACCACCAACCCACCTTTAGTATTGATATTGGTTATACCAGTACCACGAAAATAATGATGGTATTTTCCTACACCGTCTTTATAGCCTAAGTGGGTAACACCATCACCAACCCCGTTTCCATCACCGCTTGTATCTACTCGAAGCAATGCTGAGTATGCCCCTTGTGTAGCGTAATCAGTTCCGACACTCATTCGACCATTAAATACAGCCTGTCCTGAGAATGTTGAAAGACCAGGAACGGTTAGATGGTTTGCGAGAAGCAAAGTTCCATCAGAAGCAAAACGACTTACATACGAACCGCCACCAGATCGAACATACACGTTCTTCCCTGTATCTGCATAAATCAAACCAAGTTCGTTACCCGTAGAATCCTGGAAAAACAGGTTTCGGTTTCCGTCGCCTTTTGTGATCAGTTGGGTTCCTGTTAAGTTACCACTGACCGTTGTACTCATACCAACGTTTAACGAAGTACCCGACAAGTTAATAGAACCATCCCAGCCATTAAGCCCAATCTGAGCGCGTAGAATGCCCGTAGCGCCTGTTGTCTTGTTTGGTGCATCATATGCTTGCAGTTCGATAGAACCCGCCCCAGTAGTTGATTGATGCGATAATAGAGCAGCAAGGTTAGCACCGCCAGCAGGATCGGAAGTATTCGATTTTGTGTTGACAAACAAAGTAAACGTGCGCGTATGCTGTGACGGGAACGGATCTGTAACCGCGTTGTTATCTGAACGAGTAGTTAACAGATAAGGAGCATTCCCCGCAGTGTCAGCAACAAGGTTAATACGACGAGGAACCGTTAGCTGAGTGTTATTCTTTAATGTCAGATTACCCGTCATTTCGTCGCCAGCTTTCTTCACCTGTGCATCGTTTGTTACGTTACCTAATCCGATTTCTGCCTTTGTTGGTTTATCGTTTTCGGTGTATACTTTATAGCCTTTGTATGTGATTGTGTTTCCAGAAGGGAGCAAAGGCAAGTTAGCCTGACTCCAGATAGTATTACCGCCAACGGTAGTACCCGCTTTTAAATCTGCCATTATTAGATCCTCAAATGCTTTTATGATATTTATAAAAAGAAAAAGCCCCGAAGGGCTTTTAATTAGCGGGATTTAAGTTCCCTGATTTCCTCGCGGAGTTCTTTAATTGCGTTGACAAGCAAAGCAACAACAGCAGAAGATGAAACTCCCAGAATTTCATTTCCTTTTGTATCTTCGCCTATGGTAACTGCTTCCGGTAATACTTTTTGCAGTTGTTGTGCAACCAAACCAGCTTCACGGGTAGTAGGTTCACCACCGATATGTTCAGCTTTATCGTAAATAACACCTTCCAACAAATCGACTTTATCCAATGCAGATTCGATCTTACTGAGATTACTTTTCAGTCTTTCATCAGAACGAATATAAACATCGTTAAAGTTGCCATTACCAGATGCAGTAAATTGACCGCTACCATCAAAGTGATGAAATGCACCGCTGTTGTGAATCAATCGGACGCGAACTTGTGCGGAATCATTATTTGGAATATGCACATCCATAGCAGCAACATGAGTTACTCCCCATACGCTAGCTTTCCAGATGTTATATGCTGAGGTAGAACCGTTAGGCATATCGATCTGTAAACCAGAGGAACGTTCACGCCACTGATCCCATCCACCACCATCAGGAGTACCACGAATCAATGCATATTCTGAACCAGAACAAATGCCCTGGTTCAGAATCATACCCGCTCTAAAATCCCAAGTATTCGATCTGACGTTATTTGTTCTAATATGGTATACACCGTCATTACTTGCAAAGGTTACTGCCTTTTCCGCGCCATTAAGCATACGATACCAAACTACACTGTTACCGTCAGCATCAAGGAATAGGTTTGATGAACCACCTTGAGAACCGTTAAGAAACATGTTGCCAGAACTTTCAATAGTAAGTAAATTTGCAGAGTCTGTATCACCTGTTGCTAAACGATACGTGCCGCCCTGAACAGTTTCATGCCAGATCTGGTCTCCATTACCACCACGGAAACGACGAAGATAATTCTTCGAACCTGTTGCGGTGTGGCTCAATGCCGACATGCAATATACGTTCTGGTTCAACCAGTCCTGATCGATCATACCACCACCAGGAAGCACAAAGTTACCATTTTCACTGAATATGAAATCACCAGAGTGTGAAGTGTTTCCACTCGCTTTGTTTGGCGTACCACAGTTGATACGAATACCCTGACGACGGCTACTGTTATCTACACCATCTTTATAGATATATCCATCTACAGCAAAAGTACCATCATTTTTCGCATATTCAAATATAATATGTCGGTTTGTTGGATTCCTTAAAGTAATATCTGCTGTGGTTGCAAGTTGACCAGTCATCAAATCGCCAGCTTTATTCACCGCCCCTACTTCTGCCGGAGTTGGTGGAGTAGAAGTGTCGTAAATCCGTCGCCAACCGTTAGCATCACCAGCACTGAACGACCACGCACCTGGTGAACCCGCACCGCTTCGAATCCATGACGAATTCGCATCATAATACGTCTGAACCAACGATACACCACTATTCATGGTACGTCGATATGTTGCAAGTTGACCGGAATACGTGGTATTACCGTATGGGCCGTCTGTTACGTTGCCGCTCACTGTCAGAACATCGTTCTTTTCGGTTACAACAGCAGCACCAAAACTGTTTCCCTGCATACTGCGAGGAATACCCGTGATATAACGGTTATCGTGGTTTGTCCAATCAGTAGGAGTTACCGTATTAGCAGTAATTGCCCCGCTTACGTTTAACGTGGTTGCACTCACCGCAGCGAAGGTCGATGATCCTGCTACACGGAAAGAACCTTGCTCAACGGATACCTGTTGATTCGCAGAATCAACAACAAAGGAAGTATTTGATACGCCGTTTTTGTATGCGTTCAGATAGATCCTGTTGCCACCATCAGCACGGGCGTTGATGTTCAGAGTTGCCAGCGCAACGCCGGAAGCATTAACCCCAGTGATTTGCATAATGCCCTGTTCGGTTGAAGGTGTTCCCGTCACATCAGAACGTTTAAACAATATACCCGGAGCAGCCCCGCCCGTGGTGATATCGACATAACTTTTTGAATACAGCGTGTTCGCTGTTAAGTTAATACCTACGGTCACGCTTTGGTTGAACGTGGTGTTCTTCGCAACAGTACCGCCGTTGATCGTCGAGAGGGCGTTTATATCCTCCGCTGTTGGACGATCGTTTTCGGTGTATACTCTCCACCCTTTATACGTCAATCTGTCGCCAGAGGGCAACAGAGGGAGGTTTGACGCACTCCAGATACCCGCACCACCCAGCGTTGTGCCTAATTTCAAATCAGCCATAAAAATTTCTCCTGTAATGACTGTATTTATGAAAAAGGGGCTTTCGCCCCTTTATCTCACGATTGACAGTTTAACATCTTTAGCGGATACAGTGCCGATGTTTGTGTTGCTTGGATAACGATATAAACCGAAATCAAACGTAACAGCACCAGCAGGAATAACCCCTTCGTTTTTGTAGAATGAATATACGTTCGGGATCGTGCCAACATCAAGCATGTTGATCCCTGTGATATACGTATTATTCGCGTCCCAGAACTGCATTACGATATATGCGCCTTTATTGTTGGCGATTGCGTTTGCATCGCGTTTCATTTGGCATTGCATACGGATCGTATCACCCGCTTTTAATCCATAACTGCTTAGTGATGCTTTCGTTACCTCCGCTTGCCGTGTAGCAGTCCATTCTTTGAACTGGTACTCCGCTGTGTTTGTCGAAGTATATTCAACCGGATCAGAAACAATATAATCAAGTTCAGCAAAGTTATGCGAAATGATTTTCTTATCACTTGCAACACCAGTAGGCGAAACGGGTAGAGAAAGCAATTTATCAATCGGGTTCTCATTTCCGCTTGCGTCCACTTCGGAAAGTGTCTGCATTCGAACACCGTTCACACCAACAGCAGCACCATTACGGTTTATTTCTTCGCGCGGTACTTTCGTGATCTGTACGTTGCGACATTGTGCCAGCCCGACTTTAACGGTTGACGGATAATGATATACCTGCGAACCCATACGAACGTTTACTGCATCATTTGGGATAGTGAAATATCCTGATAGAGAATGCCACTGATCGGGGGCGAGTCCAGTTGTTCTAAGAATAGATGAACTTGTCCATTGTCCAATACTGTTTTCAGTCCACATATACAGATGCACTTCACCGCCAGCATCGCGAAGTTCTTGTGAGCAATACAGTTCCCCAGTAAACTTGAAGATGTCTCCCTGGTAAACATCGCTACCGATACCCCACAACCCGTAAAGATGAAAGCCGTACAGATCCCCGCTGTTCTGGTATGTCTGGACATCATCAACCATTCTTTCTGGAATACCCGTTACCCCGATATCACTGAATTCATCAAAAACAACTTCAACAAAACTCGTTGTGTTATCTTTCAAGCTACCAGCACCACCGACAAAGTTTTCCATGCAAATCTTTTTCATCGTAGATGAATAGATAGCTGAATAGGATGAACGGTGAGAATAATTGGTTGTGGTGATCGGGATATTAAAGAACCGAGTTTCAGGCCACGCAACAGAACCTATTTTCCTCATTGTTGCTAAAAAGTTGTCATCACTTTTGATAGCATCGAAAGTATAAAAACACACAATTCTGTTCGCTGGAAGTGAATTCAGGTAGTCTTTAATCGCATTCCCGTTCGTAGCAGGATCACCATACATATCGAATGCCTTGTAATCCAATAATGCTAAAGTTGTTCCATCAATGACAGCCAGGTTAATTCCGCGAGCAGCTTGTGTTCGTCTGTTTATAATATCAGCCCCGTTAATAGATACCTCAACCGAGTTGACCGCAGAATCGTTATTCGTTCCACGGACAACAAGGCGATATTTCACGGCGTTTGCTTCTGAAAACACATTCGCCGTGAAACTATCAGGGCCGAATAACGCCATAAATTCGTTATTCGCCATTTAAATTATTCCTCCCACACAAATTCACAAGTCTTAGTTGTTGGATTTGCGAAGATTTTTACGTTTCCGATTTTGATGTAATCACGAACAACCAGAGTATCTACAGTTGAACCCGCAACCGCAACCGCCCCAATTTCTGCCGGAGTTGGTTTACGACCTGCATGATAGATCAGGTTTCCGTTGATCATCGCTTTGTTGTAATCGGTGATATTGATATTGAATTCAGTCAATACCTTATCGTCAATGCCAGTTAAGCGCATCTTCTGGACGTTACCAGAGAAATCACCCGCCTGAACATGTGCCGTACCGCTCACACTGGTAAAGCGTCCACCCGTGCCGTTTACGCTAACTGACAGCGCACCAGTCATAGTATCACCCGCTGTATTGACATAGGTACTGTCAAGATGCTGGGTAAAGTTTCTGGTGTTGATTACGGTTGCAGTAGTCACGCCGTTATCATTACTGATTGTTACGCCGTTCCAACCGTTAGTTGCATCGGTTCGTAATTGTACCGTAGGACTTGCATCACTTGCAATAGTCACATCACCTGTTGCGTTCGTGTTAGCCAGTGCTTTACCATTCAGGCGCAGAGTAGTACCGGAGTACGCCATTGTACCGTTAGATACATCACCAACAGTCAGAACGTCGGTCGTGTCGGTTGTGCCAGTTGCCAAGCGATACGTAGTTCCCTGAACAGTTTCATGCCATGTAGTATCCGTCACACCGCCACGGAAAGTACGAAGCAAGTTTTTAGTTCCAGCGGTTGCTGTACTCAAAACAGTATTAGCATAAACCGTGTTTGCTTTCGCAGACTGGCTAATGTTATTGTTCGTGGTTACGGTGTTGTTAACAGTTACCGCAGCGTTAGCCGTCAGAGTCCCGTTAGTGGTTACTTTACCAACGAAGTTGCTTGTACCGTTGAACGTGTTGTTGCCCGTTACGGTTTGATCTGCATCACGACGCATCCAGCTTGCAGCTACCACACCGCCCAGTTTCAGGCTATTCTGTGCTGTTGCGTTCAACGGTAAGAAGTTTTGCAGAGCAAAGTTCAGACCGCGAGGCGATACAGCGTAGAAATCTTCCAGATAGCTATCTACAGGCTGAGTAGAACCAACCAGATTATCACCGATGAACGTGTTCGATTTGGTAGTGATAAACACCGCACCACGGCGCAATGTTGTAGCACCCCATGCCGGATCAGTACCGTTCAAGAACTGCATGGTAGCCGGAGTAATTGCCAGGTTAGTAGCAGTACCCGCAGCAGCTTCGCTGTTGGTTGCACAACGAATGATACCTTCGGCGGTATCCGTCGCTTTCTTCGCTTGCAGTTTCTTAGGCGTGATGACCACGTTATCCAGAGTACCCGCATCAGTTTCGCCCTGAGTCGCTACGCGCAGAGTACCACGCTGTGTTTCAGTAGCAGACGCAATCCCCAGGTTAACCGTTGTCCAGATAGTACCGGACTGAGTTAAACCATCAGTGGTTGCAACCGCAACATGACTCGTAACGTTGAAGAACTCTTTCAGCTTAACCGGAACAACTGCCTTATTCGTTGCCGTACCTGCTGCAACTTCCGCAGTGGTAGCGAGGGCAATAATACCATCAAGCGATTCAGTAGCCTTGCGATCGTTCAGCTTCTTAGGCGTCACCGCACGGAGATCATCGGTTCCTGTGTTCGTTTCGTCCTGAGTTGCGATCTCAATCAAACCGATACGCGATTCAGTAGACGTTTTACGATGGAGCATTTCAGGAGTTACTACGATCGGCATTGAAGCAGATCCAGCAGCAGCACCAGTTACCACTTCGTTTTCGGTCGCCAGAACAACCAGACCTTTTGACTTTTCGGTCGCCGTCTTCTCGTTCAATGATTTCGGAGTCAGTAAGTCAACACCGTTATTGAAGTTGTAGACGTTAGTACCAGCATCCCCACGTAAAGCCCCCTCCGCTGTCGTAGCGCCCGTTGTAACGAGTTTCCCGATACCTGCTAGGGTTTCGGTCGCGCGGCGCGTGTCGAGCTTCTTAGGCGTGATTGCGGTAGTGTCATCAGTACCAGCGTTTGTTTCTGCCTGAGTTGCAATTTCCAGAACACCACGGCGATCTTCTGTTGCTGTACGTTCGTTAAACTTTTTAGGCGTAACAATTACGTCATCCAAAAAAGTAGCCGTAGTGTTCTGGTTAACTTCCGCAGTTGTTGCCAGACGAGCGATACCACGGCGTGTTTCCGTAGCAGTTTTATTCGCCAGTGTACGCGGGGTTACTGCCAGTTCATCAGAAGGCAAATCTTCCCAGTTTTTGTTTACTTCTGCCTGTGTAGCCAGCGCGATCACACCCAGACGAGAACGGTTTGTTGGATCAACACGTTCAATGATCGGGCGATATTGTGCAACTACCCATTCTTTCGTAGCTTTCAGATACGACAATTCTATATATGGAAGATAGTCAGTATCGGCGTTGAAAGTCAGAGTGTCAACACTGAACCAGTCATCAGGTGGATAATCCTTACGCTGTGGGAACTGCATCATATTTTTGTTGGTGCGGATTTTTTCACCGGAACCATCTTTAACTTTGATCGTACAGTTCTGTGTTTTCCCCATCATGTACATACTGATATACACGCGATCACCTTCGGCAACATCTTGCGGAAGAGTCAGCGTAACGTTACGCGCAGTTGGAGGACTACCAGCAACAGGAGTAATGAACACGTAATCGTTCGGCAACATGTTCAGGTCATCACTGATACGACGCAGACGAACGCGCTGATCGCCGTCATAAACAACCCAACGGTTATTAGCCTGATCGAACATGAAAATACCATAACCGGAACGCTGTGAAGTCACAGAGGGTACGTTATTGATACCGTCATAACTGATCGTGTGTCCGCTACCAGGATAAACTTGCAGAGTCGCAACGTTCACCGAAGCAAGACGATCCAGATCGTAGGTTGTGATTGAATCACCATCGTTTGCGTAGCGAGGCAACTGCAACGTAATTTTACCCGTTCCACTGTTACGGAATGTTACCATACCCGCTTGCAGTTGGAAAGAACCCGCACCTGTTGCGTTCACAAACTGCGAATCGCGGTTATCGCGCATTTCAGAAACACGCCATAAGTTACCGTTAAAGATAAACGCTACGGTCATGTATGGGTGAGTCAGTCGATAAGAGCTTGACTGAATATCACGCAAACGGATCTGTCGGGTGTTTGAACGAACCAACAGGTTGTTGAGACCTGCAAGACCGCCACCGTCTTTAATGGTGATAATATCACCCTCAACAGGGGAATCTGGTAGAATATATGTCAGTTCAGAGAAACGACCATCAGCCAGTAAGTACGTACCGGATTCAACAGGGAGACCGTCAGTGCTCGTTACGTTGTTATATACCCATTTTGGATCGTTACGGGTTGAGATCCATTTTGTTTCATCGAAAGCACCCGCTGGTGATGGAATATCTGCGCGAGCGTACCAAATACGACGCGCGTACATGATAGCCATAAACGCAGCATAGCCACGGGTAGAATCGTATTGTTGGATCGTGTTAAATTCGTTAAAAAAGTCAACGTTCACGCCGTCGCTCAACACAGAGCGGGATGCTTTACCAACGTTGATAACTTTTTCGCCAGCAGCATCAAGGCCACTTGTGGCGCGGAATGATTTAGCTACCATTATCGTTTTCCTTTATCTTATTCAATACTGATATTTATAAACAAAAAAGGCGACCATCAAGTCGCCTTTTTCTCACGGTAATTGTTCAGCCAATCTTTAACAATCGCGTGATGAAGAGGATTCGCATAATCTAATTTGTTTCTTTTCTTGTATGGCGTAAAAGCGTTTTTCTCTTTGTCCGTCATTTGGAAAAGGGTTTGAAATGATTTGCGTTGCCTTTTCGTTTGAACTGCTTCTGTGGTTTCGATAATGGCATCAGGAAAATATTTTTCCTTCATGTATTTCGCTAACCGCATATCAGGCACAAATAAATTAATCTTTCGTTTGCTGTTGTTGTGTCGGATATCAGAACGAGCACATAACTGAAAGGCTGGTTCGTAATATTTACTGACAACATAAGCATCAACTAATTCTTCCTCTTCAAGTCCAGAGGACACCGCAACCGCTCGCAACATTTGACGAAGCCAGGGTAACGGGTTGTAACTGAATAATGCCACCACGTTAGTATAACTTGAATAGAAGTTCAATCCGTGCGAGTTATACGGGATTTCCTGCCCCTCGCTAAACTTCGATCTGTATGTGTTGGTGCAATAGATGAACTGTTCTCCCCCTAAAAGCGCCTCCACGCGTTTTTTAATCTGAGTGTATACTGTCGTCCCAGATTGAGAGAGATCGCCCGTATAACGCGAATAATCCCCCTCTGCGAGCACATGTATATGTATGCGCCCAGTGTTTTTGTATTGCTTAAAGTCAACCAGCTTTTGAAGCGGTGAATCTTTGAACTCCACATCATGAAACGTTTGCAGGATCTTCCCTGTAATTGTGTCTTTGATGTTGGATGAAGCAATGGTTACATTTTTGAACTTCCACTGGCTTACGTCATGATCCTCTACGAAGTAACAGACATATCCCGAATCGCTACATTGCATCTTCACCGGAATAGCCCCTAACAGAGCACGGTAAAGCGGGAACATCTTCATTGCGATATCATCACGTTTACGAAGACCATCATAGGCTAATCGTGTAACCAGTTCTCGTTTTTCTTCGTCAAGTTTTAAATCAACGATATCATCGGCATTGCAACTAAACGGCAAGCAAATCTCGCGTATGTGCTTGATATTGCTATTAAATCGCAGACTTTCGAACGCAACCAAATCAGGAACTTCGTCAATGTACAGGGAAAAATCCTTATACAAATCAAAGTCATCAATGTTTTTGAGTGCTGCATGAGTGATAAAGATCACATCATAATCTTTGACAACCTCACGCAGCGAGTCATTGTTGGTTCTTTTGGTTCGGTGATCCGTGTCCACAATCACCGCTCGTTTCCCTTTTACCTGATTGATGTAGTAGTCATAAGACTGTTTTGATAACATCATGGAAATCGATGCGATGATTGCTTTTTCGCCCGTTTGATTGATATGGTTCAGAATCGCCTTTGTTTTACCACTTGACGGAACGCATTCAATCGTATTAAAGATCATTTATTCTTAGCGTATTTCTTCTGGTATTTCTTGATTGCTTCGTCGGTGATCTGTTTAGGCATTTGACGTGCTTTCTTCGGTTTCAGTGGTTCGACACCGAAGATTTCAACGCCGTAATGTTTCAGTATCATTGCAACGATTTCCTGACGAATGAAGTTGCGGCTAACCTTTTCAGGGAATTGATCTTTAATCTGCTTATGAAGACGATCTTCGAGCGCGTCCAGGTGAGTAGGAGTGATGATCGCGGTGTTATCGCGTTCAACGAATTTCTCCATGTATTCCATTGTTTCAGCATGAACAGCATTTGCAGCAGGGAGTAAAATTTCACGGCTCATTTAATCACCAATAAGTTGTTTCAATTGCAGATAACCGCCGATAAGTTTGTTATCGACAAAAATACGCGGGTATTGAAACGCTAAACTACGTTGCCTTACCCGTTTTGCTAACTCTTCGATACGTGGGCGATCGTATTCAAAGCCCAGATCGTTTTTTGCTTCTTTCAGAACGGGATAAAATGTATATTCTATCCCTTTTTCTGTCAACAGCTTTTGTGCTTGTATGCACCCGTAGCAGTTATGAAGACTTTCTGGAATGCCGTAGATTTCGACTTTCATTCTTCTTTCCGTATGGTTTGAGATCCTGCAAAATACGCTTTTTCTCTTTGCCTAACAGTTTTTCGATATTCTCAACAGCGGTTAACTGAGTGTGCAGATCGAACAGGTTTGCAATCTGGTCTTCCTGCATTTTCAGTTCAGATTCCATGTTGATTTGATAGATGCTACCACCACTGAAAACATGTTGCAAGGCGAAACGAAGCATTGCATCAGATTTACGTACCGGCATCGGTGCGATGCTCAACGTTTCCAGGTTAGCCCCGAATGATGGATCGATGCGGAGATCACGCAAAGGATTTTCCTGTACAGGGCGATACGTGAATTTAGGGATATCCATCAGGCACAGATCCGAACCAGTGACACCAGCGGAAACCTCTTCGGGCGTTGCAATACGCATAACGTTTTCAGCCTCTACACCTTTACCCAGATTAACTTCTTCTGGTTCTTCTGAGGTGAATTCACCATCTTCCTGCGTTACTTCCTTGAACCATTTCCATAGTGATGCAGGGAGTTCATATTCGTAACCACCGTCCATGATAAACGCGCGGTCTTCGAACTCACCGATCGAGGTGCGATCAATCGTCACGTAACCTTTTTCACGAATGATGTTTGCGATACCTGTTTTCCAGGTTTTCTCTGCAAAGATTTCAGGGGATACGGTTAAACCGTAAGTTTTTCCAGCGAATAATTCCATGATTACCTCAAATAAAAAAGGGGATGCCCGTAAGCACCCCCGAATTATATTACTTACGTGCCAGTAGTGCAAGTTTTGCAGCGGCTTCGCGAACTGCGCGAGCTTTCTGCGCTACAACTTCGATCGCTTTCTGGTGTTCTGCCAGTGCGTCTTCTACTGCCTGTGCAGCAGCGATGACCAGTTGATCGTGTTGCTGTTTGGAAATATCAACCGCCTGAACTGCTGGAGTGTTTACCGGATTACCAGTACCCAGTTCACGGAAGAATTTACGCTCACGGTGCATCACAAACGGGAGGCTACGTTCTTGCGTGATTGTCGCGTCACCGTCGCCGTCGCCGTCAACATTCGAAAACACCAGAACACCGTTGTTGTTTTTGATGTGTTGCACAATGCGTTTGTTCGCAGTGTGAGAGCGCAGGAAACCTGGTTCATCTACCAGAACATACGGACGGTCGGCAACAAAACAACCAGGCATCGCTTCTACGAGCGCTGGCTGTGGTGCAGCAGGTTTAGCAACAGACGGTTCGGTTACTGCCGGAGCGAGGTTAACACCACCATCCAGTTCAGAATCCAGATCCGGTTTCGCTGGTGCAGGTGCAACAGACGGTTTGCCTACTGGTTTTGGCTTTTTAGCGCGTTTTGGCGCTGGGGCTTTAGCCGGAGCAACTTCTGTGAAGTATTTCGCTTCCCATGCACGAAGGGTGTTCATAGCGACACCTGCTGGAGCATTGAAGGTGTAACGATCACCATCACGCATTGTGATGCTTACAACACCGTTCATGAATTTGTTGATCTGTTGTGCCTGGATGCGGTTAGCAACGTTTTTGTCGTTATCGGTGAAACCTTCGACATCAATCAGTTTATAATCTTTACCGCTTACGAAGCGGGTTTCTTTTGTTCTCACCGTCCACGGATGTGAACCAGCGGATTGTTTGTTGATATTTTTCAGCGGAATTGACCACTTCCAGCAATATGCACGGGCTTCATTACGGGTTTTGAAATTCAGGATCATGATATTATCTCTCAATTGGGTTAAATTTATGCTACGTGGATATCTTAACAGAACTACCAACCAGGTCAAGCGATATTTTTAATTTCGATGGAATTCTTTTTGAACTCAATCATTCGCTGATTATCCGAACCGCGAAACGGTTTCTTAGTCGGTCGATCCTTTTCGTATCGTCCATCGATCAGAACATCAATGAATGGTAACAGCTTAGAACGTTCTGTATCGCTCTGTAAGGCTTCGAGGGCGTAACCCGTCCAAACCCACACATCTTTATCAGGAAACGTCGCACGGACGCGCTCAAGCAGTTTTAACAATACTGGATGATTGGTACGGTAAAACGGATCACCGCCTGTAAGCGTCAACCCGTCCACATGAGGATTTGAAAGAAGTTTAATCAACTCGTTTTCAGTCTCTTCGGTGTATGGTGTACCGTTGCGGGGATTCCAAGTGATTTTGTTGTAGCAACCTTCGCATTTATGATTGCATCCAGTCACAAACAACACTACACGGATTCCTTTACCGTTAACCACATCCATGTTATAGATGCGGTCAAAGTTCATCAGCCTTTCTCCCCTGGGAACAGATTGTTCAGCGCTTGGGTATCTAATTTCATTTGAATCATTTTATAGTGCCTTTCTTCTCAAGGATCAGTTCTTTGATCCTTTCCACGATTACGGCGTATTCCCAGTTGGCTAACTTCTGGGTATCACACCACTGTTGAAAATCCTTCATTGCTTTTACGTGACCTTCTTTCCAGTAAGTCACCGCGATTTCGTTGCAAAGATTTTCAGTAGCAGTATTTTTGATTTTCATGATTTAGCCCCTATAGTTTGTTGTCTACAGGGGCATATTATAACATCATTCGTCTTCCGTCAACTCTTTTTTGAATCCGACATAATAAGCATCAGATCCATTCCATGTTGAGGCGTTAACGCTACCCAACAGAACACGACAAGGCATATTGTTATGCGCAGACTCTACAACCTGGGAGACTGAATCCAGCGGATTGCTACCAGACACCCAGCGGAGCAGATGACGATCATCACCGTTAATCGGATCAACGAATTCAAATCTGATACCGTTTTCAATCAGTTCGTGCAGCAGAAAGTTAATCGCTTTGCACTGCGCTTTGTTAATCAGCATAAATCACCTACCAGATCTTTATCAATTTTGGTGTATGTGAGCGCCGGATCATACTTCTCCAGCACGTTCTTTTTGCACGAATGGATGAATTTTTCCATTGCGCGGGCTTTCATCAACACTTTGAAATCTTCACCAAAGCATTGTTTGACTGTGGGAATTGCACGAGCCGCTTTGTCACAATCAATGATCAGCTTGTATTCGCCTTGTGTTGTGGCGACTACCATTGAAATCAGAACACAACCATCAAATCCTTTTTCATTGATTTTATGGAAGTTCAGCTTATCCGTAGTGCTTGCCAGGTTCGCATAACGATCCCCGCGAATGTTACCCGGAGAACTATACCGAGAAACGTTGATTGAAGGAATACGAATATCTTCAACGATATCACATGACGCAACAGCTTCAACGAAATCAAGAATTCTGGTCGCTTTGATGACGTGCGCCTTAAACGAACCGACTTCTAACTCATATTCATCTTTCCAGCCTGAATAGTAGTCAACAGCAGGGCTAATCGCTTTCATGAGCGCTTCGGGAATGTCAATGTGCCATAACTGTTCTGCGTACTGTTTGCGCCAGTCTGGATACGTTTTACGTGCTGGTTTGAATGCACTACCGCCGTCTTCGAACATCATTTCTTTCCTCTCTTTTTCGTAAATGTCGTACACACTTCTTCGTTCGTAAGCGTCTTTTAGGTTGCTGTTTACTATACTATCATGCGTCAGTTCTTCGCAATACTTTTTATCCCATTCAGAACACGCATAATCAACCATTTCCTGAAAAACGCGCTGTGGAACATTCCCATCCACAAGAATCCTCAATAAGCGATCAGTATCATCATTCGGTAAAGTATGAAAGTTTTTAGGAAGTTTAACATAGAAGTTTCTCGCACGAGAAATCAACCATTCTTCACCGCGATCACGTTCAATAGTGTAATCGTACATAGCAAAAAAGGGGCTTTCGCCCCTTCCTCTTATTTCGCGTTCAGGGAGTCGATGTAAGCGCTAACGTCAGCGGAGGTTACAGAAGCAGCATTTTTGCCACCCAGCAAGACATCAATCTTCGTCACGATGGTATCGACGCTTACGGAGGTGTGGCCTACAGCGGCGATCACGTCTTCCGGTACAGTCAGACCCAGACTTTCGGTTTGCTTGTTCAGTTCGATGATCTCCAGGTTGATTTTGACATCAGCCAGTTTGCGATCCAGTTCGACGACAGAGAGATCAATCTCTTTGTTCATCCCTTCCAGTTCTTCGATCTTCGTCTGCAAGCCCTGCCAGATGTTACGATGTTGCAGCGCCAGCACATAATGACTGTTGGACACTTCCTGCCCCGCCGCCAGCAGTTTTTTGATCTCCGACTCTTTACCAGTGTGAAGGTCTTTGTGTTCTTTGACTTTCTTTTTCAACTTCACGATTTCCTGAACAGCAGAAACGCGAGTATGTTGCAGACGGTCGATCTCTTTGATCAGGATACGTGCAGCACTGCGCCAGGCTTCTTCTGGGGAAGTGTTTTGTTCAATTGCAGTTTCAACTTTACCAGTCACGAATGCTACGATTTTCTTGAACATAATTTTACCTTATTTGATTTCAAATTGATTTGCTTCGATGTAGAAAATACTAATCGATTTGATTCGGCAAGTCAACACCTACATAGAACCAATTTACATTTTTCTGTGATTTGCATCGAGCAACGATTGTTCCTTGCGACAACCCCAGTGTTTCCGCAGCTTCTTTGACGGAACCATACACAACACCATCACCAGAAACCATACGGCGATTCGATGCAGGTTTGCCGAACATAGGATTTTTCTCTCCTGTATGTTTTCCTTTATGAGCAATGGATAGTTTTTGTTTGGTTTCTTCCGACCGAACCTTCCCTGTATGACGCAATCGACGTTGATTTTTCTCTTCTTCTGTTTCATTAGCATAATGTGCTTTGACAGAAGATGATATTTGCTGTTTCAATTCAGGACGAGATTTATACAGTTCTGTAAAATGAGCAGACATCTTTTCTTTATGTTCGGGTGTACTAACAGCAATCTTTGATGCTTCACTCAGTTTCCGTTGATGTTCTTCACTACGGACATGATTTTTCAATGCACGGGAGATCCGATCGCGATGTAATGGAGTGATTTCTCTTCCTTTTAGCGCATTACTGTTTTTGCGTCGATGTTCTTCGCTTTGTTCGTAGGCCGTTCCGCCTTTACCACCGGGTTTGATGTTGTATGTGTGAGGAAGCGAAATATACTCGTCTGTTACGAGTTCAGCTTCTTTTAGATACATTTCCTCTTCCGTATCAAAAACATACAATATTTCCTTTACGAAAGATTCAATGCCATAGAAATCAATAGCATGTTTGATGTTCTTTCCAGAACCCATGTATCGATCATCGAGATTATCAGTTTTATGAGCGCCGATATATTCACGCCCATTGATAGTGTTGGTTATTTTGTAGATTGTGTAAAACATATTAGCGCCCTCAATTTTTCTTTATTTATTGAAGGCGCTAATACTAGGTGTTCTTAGTTATGTTTCACACGGTGAATGATTTCGTTTTGTTTACCTTTGTTCATCGGACGTTCAGCAGCGCCCAGATATCCGCAAGTACGACGAGTTACATTCATTTTAGCCGGGTCGTGATTACCGCAGTGCTTACAGTGGAAACCCTCTTCTGTAGGCGTGAACTCGTCATCAGAGCCACATACAAAGCACTTATCGACCGGAAGGTTAGTTCCGAAGTAGTCCAGTTTTTCCATCGCGTAATCCCAGACTTTTTCAAGGGCTTGCAGATTGTTTTTCATATCAGGGAATTCAACGTAACTGATATGACCAGCAGTAGCGATGTAATGATAATCGGCTTCATAGTCGATTTTCTCGAACGGTGTCACCTTGCGATCAACGTCAAGGTGGAAACTGTTTGTGTACCAGCCTTTATCCGTGATCCCCTTGACGCTTCCGAACTTCTCAAAGTCCAGCTTACAGAAGCGATGGCAGAGCGATTCCGCTGGGGTTGAATACAGACTGAATCCAAAACCAGTTTTCTTCTTCCATGCTTCGGTTGCAGCGCGGAGATATTCAATGATCAATCGACCTAATTTCTGGGAGCCGATACGATCGAATGGATGCTGGCCTGAGCCAAACATCAACAGCGTTTCGTGCAGTCCAATATAACCCAGACTGATAGAACTACGCCCATTTTTGAACAGTTCCAGAATTTCATCATCAGGATTCAGACGGACACCAAATGCACCTTCTGTGTACAGGATAGGCGCAACGCTGGCTTTAACACCACGTAGACTATCAATTCGAGTCATCAGGGCTTCAAAGCACAAACCCAGACGATCATCAAGAATACGCCAAAAAGCCTCGTGTGCGTCGTCTGCTTCCTGTGCTTCAAGAGCAATACGCGGGAGGTTGATTGTCACCACACCCAGGTTATTACGTCCATCAAGAATTTCATTACCGTTATCATCATGCCACACGCTAAGGAAACTGCGACAACCCATAGGAGATACAGGAACGCTAGAACCAGTAATAGCACGGTTGTTAGCTGAACTAATGATATCTGGGTACATGCGTTTAGAAGCACATTCCAGGGCAAGTTGTTTGATGTCATAGTTGCGATCCTCTGGATCAAGGTTGATTCCTTTTTCCATGAACATAACCAGTTTCGGGAATACCGGAGTGATACCCTCTTTACCCAGGCCGCGAATACGGTTTTTCAGAATCGCTTTCTGGATCATGCGTTCACATCGGGATTGACCAGTACCGAACGTAATTGTAACAAACGGGGTTTGACCGTTCGCAGTATGCAGGGTGTTTACTTCGTATTCATATGACTGAAACGCGTCGAAAACATCCTTTTCAGTTTTATCTATTGCATACTGAACATCACGAGGGATTTGATACTTTTTGGCATCTTTAAAGTGCTTATCATATGTCATTTGAACATATGGAGCCAGCACTTTATCAACGTTAGCAAAGGTTGTCCCGCCGTACTGGTGAGAGGCAATCTGTGCGGTGATCTGTGCCATAAGAGCAGTCGCAACACCGATTGATTTCGGGGGTTCGATGTCTGCGTTACCCATCTTGAAGCCATTAGCCAGCATACCTTTCAAATCCACCAGACAGCAGTTTGTGTATGGCGTGAACGGGCTGTAATCCAGATCATGATAATGGATATCACCAGAATCATGCGCTTCTACAATGTGTTTTGGCAGAATGTGGTTACGTGCGAAGTGTTTCGCTACGATACCAGCCAGCAGATCGCGCTGTGTCGGGAATACCCTTGCGTCTTTGTTCGCGTTCTCGTTGGTGATCTCTTTGTTGGACAGATTCACCATACCGGAGATATCTTTGAACAGCTTACTTTTCTGTTCACGGGCAATATCGCGATCGTGGCGATATTCGATGTATGCACGGGCGACCGCTGGGTTCGTTTTCATCAGGGATTCTTCAACGAGTTCCTGGATACGGGCGATCTTCATTTCGCTACCATCGCGGATCTGATTGTACTTAACCAGCATGATTGCGGCATCAGCATCCGTCATAGTCCCGCCAGCTTTATACACAGCATTGCGAATTTTTTCTTGATCGAAATCGACGGTTTTGCCGTCGCGTTTTTCTACTTTCATTTCGTTGCCTTATGGATAATATCTAAATTGTGTCCAATCTCGTTAAGATATTTGATCAGTTCAACCCCGTCAACAGGTATATCCCGTCCTACAATCTCAAGGAGTTCCCACATATCAATAACGGTGATAGGAGAAAAATTAGTCAATGTGCGACCGCGATCATCAAACATCGTTCGGTCTTTCGGTTTGACATAACACAAATCAGAGTCACCCCTTCCAAGCATCCAATCATGTAGAGATATGATCTTTTTGTCAGTGGAGGATATCAACATCATCAGCTTTTTCTTCTGTTGCGTTGATAATCGAGCGTTTAGATATTTCATTTCGTTGCCTTCATTAATTGCTTTCTATATTTTGCGGTTAAGGCTTTGCGTTCGTCTTTGTCGGCGTACTCGAAGCCCATAGAAACCATTTCGGCAATCATATCAGGTTTGGTAAGTCTTGAAAACCATTTTACCTTATCTGGTATGAATTTGTCATGAATACGGTTTTCGGAATAATCTTGTTTCAGATATGCAAGCAGGTTTTCTAACCAGTGGATGTAGTCAACATCACGGGACACAAGACCGGATCGGTTGAATTTGTGCTTCACAATACCTTCTGTACCGTTACATAGGTTACACAGTAGGCCGCGCACACGTCCGGCGTTTTCGCCGTCTAAAGCATGGTCATGGTCGAGGTGATGTTTTTCGATCTCACCCTCTAAAGGGCGCTTGCACAGAGCACAACAGCCCCCTTGTTTTTCAAAGAGAGCTTGTTTGATCGTGGGGTAGTCTTTTTTGGTAATTCGTTTCGTCAGCATAATAACACCATTCAGTAAGGTGTCATTATTTATTACAGGGTGCGGACATACTCACGAAGTTGGTCAAACCCGCCTACATGTTTACCGTCATGGAAAATCTGAGGCATAGTCATCCGGCGCGTACCAACCAGAGATTCGAGTTCATCAATCACCGCTTCGTTCAGTACAGGTTTACCGTCTTCCACGGAATCAGCAACAGACACGAACTCATACGGATGTTTTTTCGCGTCCAGCAAGCGCTTTGAGTTCAGGCAAGGGGCGCAGTTATACACAGAAGGGATATAGCCATAAATTTTAAACATGTTAACCTACATTAAATCGTTCAGTGTTAAAGGGAATGTATTTACGTCGCGTTTCTGGTAGTTGCACACGTAGACTTCTTGCGTTTTGTTTTGCTCGTAAGAGTCGGTATGCTGGCCTAACAGATACTTTTTATCCAGATTATGAACGCGGTATTTCTGCATCCATTCAATCAGGATATCATTTTGTTTTCCGGCATGGTGAGTCACGTTGGACAAACCAAACCAAATACCCCGTTCATGCAGGGAGTCAAGGAAAGCATATAACTCGCGTTCGTGATCTGCGTTCCAGAATTTGTTATACACCGCATCAGTGATCAGATACGGAGGATCGCAATAAACAAAATCGTTATCGTTGATTTCAATATCAGAGTATGAACCAGAACGAAATTCAATCCCTGTCACATTCTTTTTGAAATGTTCGAAACGTTTTTCTGTCATAAAGTTGAGGGTTCGTTTTCCTACAGCAGCGTTAAAATCGCCTTTGTCGTTTGTCCGGTTAACGTTGCTGAATGAATGCAGGATCAGGACATAGAGCCATAAAGGATCTTTATTCTGGTTGTATTCATCACGGAATTTCAGATACTCTTCTTTCTTGTCTTTCCCCAGCCCCTTCGATGCAATCAATTCTCTCACCGGAGACAGGTCAGGAAGCGTTTTAAGACGTTCATACATATCAATCAGCGTCTTATCGTAATCGTTGCTTAGAACTGGTTTAGGGACGTTTAACGACACACTAAGGCCACCACAAAAACAATCAATGAAACGCATGTATGAACTTCTTTCGGGGAACAGCTTGAATAGTTCAGGTAATAGCGATTGCTTGTTACCTGTATACGGAATAACACCCAAATAACTCATAGTTTACTCAGTCCTTTCTCAAATAAGGCGATCGTTTCGTACTTATACCCACGATTCACCACGAAGCAATGATTTTCGCCTAATTTCTCAAGCATTGCAATAGCACGATGTTCATCTTTTTTATCTTTCAGCAGATAAGCAATTCGAACAACCTCTTTTAGTGTCGCGTTGTCCACCTGTTCCAACTTGAACCCGTAGCCCACCAACTTACAAAAAAGCCCCTTGCGAGCGACAAGGGGCTGATTGTTGTAGAAGACTACCGATCCGTTATCGTTGGCGCGGATATTAAATCCTTGCTCGCTCACGGATAACCCCTACTGTATCGGAGGTGTTTAATACACCGTTGTCGTAATACGTAATCATCGCATCACGCCACCCGTCAGGAATCTCAGTTTCCAGAGTGTCGATTGTTTTGAATTCCACACCGTTAGTGATGGTCATCAGCAAACCTTTCTTACTCTGTTTCCATTCGGAACCTTTCGGGCATTTGTAAACGCCTTTCCACACACCATTCACGCGGATAGCGCACAGTTTTTCAGCATACTTTTGAGTGTCGCGGGTAACTTCTTGCAGCAAACCGCCGCCCATACCGAACGCGATGTTCTCACTCGCCCACTTGTTCGCTTCCATCCAACTTAACACACGGTTGATTGTTTCAGGTCCGTGGATCTCGTCGCCCTGGATGATTCGAACTGAGTTATGCAGAACTTTGTAACCTTTGCTGTTTACGGTGTAACCGAAGATTTCGCCCAGTTTACGCAGGGTGTACATGATGTTATCAATCATATCACCGGAATCAGGACGAACAACCAGAGTACCACCCGCAGCAATGATTTGCTCTTTATATTCAGCGATGCGATCTACAGCGCCTTTGTAGTCCCAGGAATCGTACACACAAGCGTAGAACCCTGTACCGAACATTTCGATGCTGTTTTTGTATGCTTCGTCTTCGTTCTCTTTACCGTAGGAAATCGTAGTCGAATGTTCGCGAGCCGGAATTGAAACACCGATTGCTTCGACGTTTTCAACTTCATCAAACAGAGTTTGATAGTCCACAAACAGACTGATTGCCATAATCATACCTTCAACGGTATCAGTCCCGATGAAGTTATAGAGGTGTGCCAGCCCACCAATACCCGCAGATTCAGCAGAGGTCGCGCCACGCGCCCCGAAATCATGCAGACGTGTACCCAGTGTGATGTTATATGCTTCACCAGTCAGGTCAGAAGTCATATCAAGGTAATGAGCCAGAACCTTTTTACACTCACGCGATAGCGTTGCTACAGATGACGGATACCAGATACCGCGAATCGTCATTGTCTCCAGCCACCCAGCCAACCATGAGAATTCACGTTCGGCGTACACAGTCGCAACGGCATTTTTAACCGGAACAACCGTACCTTCTGGGATCGCACGGAAAGTAACAGGGACATAACCCAGTTCTGCGATCTTCTTCCACCCTTCGTAGTTGAAAATCTCTTTCCCAAAGTGCTTACGGTAAAGTACCCGTGCCAACTCAACTTGTTTCATGGTAATTGGTTCGGCAAGAACCCGCGCAACGAAGTTAACGCCAGCGGTTACTACTTCATCAAACTTACCACCGCGAGATTCAATATAGAACATCGCCGCATCAGTGCCTTGTGGATACTGCAACCAGTGGGACACTTTGTAGGAATCAGTTGAGGTGATCAGGCTATTCAGTTCATTAAAAGTTTTCATTTAAACGTACTCCACGTTTTGATTTAAAAGATACGATCCAAACGTTCTGGATGGATCGTGTTCCAGTATTTGCTTTTGCAGTCTTTCCTGGATTTTTTACCATTAGAGCAGAACACCTTATGATATGTCGTCTTCTTGTGCAACTGTTTGCACGTAGGACAAGTGATCATGGTTCCTACTTTAGCGGCTTTTGCAACATCGTACAATTGTTTGATGTCCTTCTGCCGCTCGGACGTAATGACACGCCCGTTTACTTCTTTGACAACCGTTTCAGTTCGAATCGAACCATCGGAATATTTAACTTGCTGTTTCTTTCCAGATCCAACAGTCGGTCCCATTGCTAAACGGCTTCGAATTTCACGCTTCGTTCTTTCAACCCCGCGCCCAACACAGAAGAATTCTCCATCTTCATCATCGAGATCAAGGTCATCAAAGTCAGCCCAATCTTCGAGCGCGTCCGCTTCTGAACACTCATTCATTCCAAACATAGTCGATCCTTAGTTGCTGGTCAGTAAGAAGACCCGGTTGTCGCTATAGTCGATGTAGCAATCCCACCAACCCGCACAGTTAACACCATCTTTTTCAAGGCTTATGATTTTAACACTGGTTGCAACGTCATCATATTCATAAACCGCACCCAGTTCGTTCAGCATTGCTTCAACGTTAGCCCGTAAGCCTTTACCGTTGTGTGCTACACCATTCAGTGCCAAGCAGTAGCCAGCGCAAGTAGGTACTAATTTGATTTCCATGATGTTTTCCTTTTAGGTTAGTGTCTTGTCTACGGGAGCTATATTACCACACTCATAACTCTCGTCAACAAGTTTTTCGAATTATTTTCACCAGGTGATGTAATAAGTCAGATCGCTATATCCGTCACGCTTAGGATCGCTAAAGTTGGTAATACGACGCGAACCCGCGAAGGTATTGAGTAACGCAGCTTGTCGGTTGCGCTGGGTATCGAAAGTAAACCCTTCTTCCGCCAGCCATTCACCCAGATCCGCATATGCTTTTTCGGTACATTCCTGATCCATAACCTTACCGATAAAACGTTTCATATCAAAGGTATATGCTTGTTTAGTCGGATATTTCAGGACATACTCGGAAATGTCTTTACGGGATGCTTCGACCATTTTCGCGTTGATTTCATCAACAAGTTTACGCGCACGTTCCGCCAGTGTCGGGCTACGTCCACAGCGGGGATCATCTTGCGTTTCGCGTTTGACCCACTGTGTCCCGCTTCCCGCCTGTGCGTTCACACCGATTCCATTGATTTCTACCATTATGTTTCGCCTTTTTTAATGCCTCTTCAACTGAGAGGCGTTCGTAATTACGTGATTGTTCGGGAGTTATCACCAGAGAAAATCCAGAGTAGGAGGTTTAGTGTTAATCCCTAAAGTATCGCAGACTTCATCCAGAACGTTTTGATTCCAAAGATTGAACGTTGGAACCTTATACAATCTGGCAAGCCTTGCAGCGATCGCAGTACCACCTTTAACACAAAAATCTTTCTCTACCGCCCAGAATAGAACAAAATCTGTAGGTTTGTCCAGGTTTTCGGTTAATACCTGCATTGAATTGCGAGCATATCGGCGCTGTACCCATTCGTTTTGGTTGTCGAAGTGTCCAGCTACCTTTCTCGCTTCGTCAGCGGCCTTGTACGTGTCGTATTCTGTATAGTCGATGATATCCTTGCCATTCGAATACAACCCGTTAAAACCGTTCTCAGGGAGGATTATACGCCGTCTTTCTGGTGAGTAGTCAAACATGAAATGGCTATCCATTCCAGGAGCACCACCAGAGTAAGCGAAGATCCCCCGATCACTTAAAGCACGTCCAATCTTTATGGCTATACTCGCGATACGTTCAGGGGGTTCACGGCTACCGATCAGTGTAGCCGTTTTTGCGTTTTCGAGAACAGTTTTAAAATTCATTGTTCAGGATTGCGCCCCAGTTCTCACGAACCAGATTTGACGCTTCGTTAGTGAAGGTTTTCTTCGCCAGCGTTGGGTTTTCGAACTGTTCCAGGAAAGGCCCGTAGTTACGTTCGATTTCTTCCAGCGCATCCTGTACAGTCAGCCCCATCACGCGACCGAAATCTTTCGCGGTGAGATTCGCGCTGTCAATTTTGGACAGGACGTTTTTCACGCGGTTTTCAGTCAGGAAGCAAGTGAATTCGTTCAGCTTCGCTTTGTCTGTTTCTGACAGTTCAGAAGGAGCATTGAAGCGGTTCGCTTGCTTGTTCTTCTTCTCTGTGAACTTCGTCGTTTTGCATTTGATTGCAACGCGTTCACCGTTCGGCATGAAAGCAGGTTGAACAGGCTTCATCACGAAACCTTCTGCGATGTTCTCACCTTCACCATCTTTCAGCGTCATGAAGTTTTTGAACTCAGGTTCAACGCCGTTCTTTGCAGGGATCGCACCGGAGTTCGCCAGGTTAACCACCGAATCAAAGGTGATAGGAAGTGCGCGGATCTCGTCAAAAGAACCGTATGCCAGCAGTGGAGCCATTTTCAGACCTACAGCAACGGAATACGTGGCTACAACGTTATCAGGGAGGAATTCACCATTAACGCGGATATCGAATACGTAGAAATCTTTTTCGCCGTAGTCAACATCTTTCTGGACACCACGCCCCGCAAATTCGCCGTATACCTGAACAACCAAAGAACCAGTATCAGCATATTCCTTATATTCACAGGCATTTGCTAAAATTTCCCACAGCTTACGAACAGGTTCGGAGTATTTTGCAACTACTGGTTCACAACCGTAGAACTGTTCAGCAGGGAGAATTTCACCGCTACGTTTTGCCGGAATGACTTTGATACCGTCCGAGGTAATCAGGCTAAAATTAGCCCCGTGGATCTTTTCACGCGCAACCCACACACAACCAGTAAAACCATTCATGATCACACCATTGATGAATTTACCTTCATAATGGTTAGTCAGAGAAGAATATTTCACAAACATAATTTAACCTTTGATTTTCAGTTGTTTTTCAATTTGATACGCAGCTTTGCGTAACAGTTTCAGTTTTACTTCTGGAAGGATCACAGAACCCTTCATAAACGCATCGAGATTTGATTTCTCGCTATTCGCGGCGCTGGTTACTGCGATCGTGTTTTCAACCGTATACCCCAGAGAAGCGTTGATTCGTTCCATTGTTCGGGAGTCAGAGCAACCGCCTTTATTGCTAAACGGTCTGCCGGAGTAAGAACATACGGGTTCACTCATTAACTTCGCCCAGTCGCTTAACGTCAGAGCAAATTGAAGGTTGCGGTTACGCGCATCATCGTTTTTACTGTTGTATGAACGAGCGACACGCAGATCGAATTCAATTTGTTTTGCACGGCGGCGGTGTTCTAACTCAGCAGGATCGAGGGATACCAAAGTTTGAACCTTTTTCGGGGATACCGTTTCCGATTCTACTGGCTTTGGTTTTGTCTCAACCTTCACCAAATCCTTTTTGATAGTCGAAGTTATCACGCCCGACCAGCGATTCATCATTGAAGACATATAAACCCCTTACACCAAACCCGCTTCCTGGAACGCCAGCGCCATAGCGCCGTTGATTGCTTTACGTTTGTTATCTGGACGCGGATCGCGTTTAGCTTTTGTCTTAGGCTTACGCTGTTCTTCACGATGTTTATTGATGTACACACGGCGCAGAGCATGTTTCACTTTTGGATTTTCTGCGCGGAAAGCACGAATTCGCTCAATTTCCTGAACAATTACGTAAATATCGCCGTTATCGAGCATGTGCTCACGGGCGATCTGTGCATAGCCCAGTTTCAGATCATTGAATTTGAAATGAATCTGTACTTTTTCCTGCTGGCTAACTTCGCTGATATTACGCTGAACGATTTTCATAGTTACTTTCCTTTAGTAGAATCAATTTTACGAATAAACTCTAACACTTCGGCATTTCTGCTGTCAACATTTTTAAGAACAAAAGTTACAATTACATGAACACCGGATGCTTCGTTCCAACCATCAGCACAAGGGATCAACAGATCATCCAGAGTGTTGACAAGGTTTTCCATATCCGCAGGGTGATCGACAAACAAAGTTTGCGTTTCGGTGATACTGGCTTTGAATCGTTTCCCGATCTGTGCTTCGAGTTCGTCCAGCATCCCAGCAGATAACGCGGCGATGTCGATGTTTTTCATTCCACCATATACAACATGAAATAGTTTCATATACAACTAACCTCATTTTCGTATTTTTCGCGTTCGAAACAGTCGGGTTCGTTCCAGATCTGGTCAAACTCACGTTTCGTCATGATATAGCCACGGGCGATTTTGCGAGTTAGATCTGAACCGATCGGAGCATACCACAAAATCAATTTACACACCATTCCCTGAACCAGACAATCATACAGCCCTTTTTCCAGGGTGCGTACATCTGTTACGCTATCGACTAAATCGGGGGCACTTCGTTCAGGATGGTCTTTCCACTGACTTTCGATGATGTCGTTTAGTTCACGATGGAAATAGATCCACGATTGGAACGATGCATCAGGCGGATTTGACTTGCAACCAGCAGGATAAAATTCAAGCATTTTGATCAGCCTCATTCGCAATACAGATCGCCATAAAGGTAAACATAACCCCCAACGCAACCATCCAGATCGCGGTTAAATCCCCATACAAAGAAGAATAGCCACCCATCACTTCAACGCGATATCCCAGCAAGAAAACGAGATACGCTAACACCTTATCTTTCATAATTCCTCACAGAAAGCCCATGCAGCATGATAAACGCTTGCGCCTTTGTCATCGTTCATGCATACCACATCTACCGGACACACAACCCGATACAGTACCGGATCACCACCTATTGAACGTGCAGCCCTTCCAGCATAGATACGAGCCAGCCCGATATCAGCAGTGAAGAAAACACGATCCAGATTTTTCTTTCTGCCTTTTTCAGACAGAGTATCAGAATCACAAGGAGGCAACAACATGCTTTCGATTCCGGCAGCAGTACATGATCCGTGATAGAACTCAACGAACTCTTTGCGGCAGTGAATGGTATTCATGGTTATCTCCTTGTTTTCAGAGATTACAGCTTATCGCTATTCGCCCGACAAGTCAACAGGGATTTCATTCAATACAGCAAATTTTCCAAAATGTTGAATTGCCGCATCGTTGTACGCTTTTGCAGCTTCACGAACATCAGAAAAATAACCTAAATGGATTTTCTTCTGACATACCTCTATAGAGCATCCCCATTTATTCAGTCTCTTATTCCATGACACGCCTCGATAACCTGACGTGTTGTTAGTCTGCATCATTTTCTTAGATTGGTTGTATTGCGCCGTAATTTCTTGAAGATTGTCGATACCATCGCCGTTTTCCTTTCCATGAACATGATCCACAATAGGAGGCAGATATCCTTTTGCAAGGTAAAATATGACACGATGACGCAAATGTTGAACACCGTTGAATGCTATTTTATGGTATCCTGCTGGAGTAGGAGAACCAGCGATATCACCAGACTTCGCCCTATTGCTTAAAGGTTTAGTCCAGTAAATGATTCCTTTATCAATGTCAACACTAACATGATTTTTCATGATCTCTATGTTGTCTATTTCTTCTTGTATATTGCGCTTACCGCGTCCATAACTTTTCATCACATACCCCTAAATATAAATAATAGAGAATTTTAACATAAGGTGATATAACATGCAATCATTCAAAGAATACACCGATAATCAATTACAGGAAGCATTGATTACTTTTGGTGGAAAATCATATCCTAAATTTGGTCAGGTAGTCATCCTGGCTGGCGGTGCGGGTTCTGGTAAAGGGTTCACCCTCGAAAAGCTGTTAGGTATCGAAGGGATCACCCTGGACGTTGACGCACTCAAAAAATTGGTCATGGGTAGTACCAAACTGGCAGCAGAGATCAAAGCGAAAACTGGTCACGATGTCAAAACAATGAACCTGAAAAACCCGGACAACGTAGCAACACTGCATCATGTGATCGCAGACGTGTTCAACGTATCCAACAAAAACCAGGCGCGTGTGTACGCGGGTATCGCAGCAGCACCGGAAGACCGTAAACCAAACCTGATCTTTGACGTAACCCTAAAAAGCATGAGCAAGCTGGCAAGTATCGCCCGTGATGTTGAAGCGCTGGGTTATCAGAAAGAAAACATCCATATCGTTTGGGTTATGAACGATGTTCATATTGCGATGCAACAGAACCTTAAACGCGATCGTGTTGTGCCTAAAGAAATCCTCATGGATACCCACGAAGGGGCAGCGCTCACTATGGCGAAGATCCTGAATATGGGCGACTCTCTGAAACAGTACATGGACGGCGATATCTGGATCAGTTTCAACAAAGTAGGCATTGACAGCGAAATCAAGAAATCTGACAAAGGCGGTATGTTTGTTGTTAAGTCTAACTACATAAAAGTTAAGGCAAAAGGCAAGCCGCAGAAATCCATTGATCAGCTTGATAAAGAGTTAGTGGCTAAAGTTGCAGCATACGCACCGAAAACTGATACATGGGGTTGACAATGGGAACATATATGAATATTATGCACACACAAACCGAGGAACTGATATGAAATTTTTCTTTGATATGGATGGTGTACTGTTTGACTGGGAAGGTTCTTTTATTCCGATGTACGGTGACCCGGCGAGAATGCCGGAAGAAGAATTGAAAAAAGCAAAACAGGAAATATCAAAAACTGACTTCTACGAAAATCTGGAACCATTACAAGAGGGCATCGACCTGTTCTGTCATTTGAGAACTTTAGGTCAGGTTGCGATCTTAACCAGCGTAGGGAAATACAATTCCGATGCGGTAGCAGAACAAAAAAGAAAAGCGTTGATGAAGGTGTTCGGTTATCTGCCTGAATTCCACTACACCAAAAGCAGCGGAGAGAAAGCAGCATATGCGGACAAAGGTATACTGATTGATGACAGGGCAAAAGCTGTGTTGCCATTCAGAAAAGCCGGAGGTAAAGCGATTCTCTTCGTTGGTAGCAAAGAAGAAGCATTGAAAGAAATCAGAAAAATTGCATAAAAAGAAAGGGAACCATTGCGGTTCCCTTTTTTGTTTACGGTGTGTAATCCGCAAAGGAGCGGTTCACATCCTGAATAGTGATGTTCATATCGTCGTTCAGGAAAACACTACGATATTTCCCTGCGCTATCCCATACTTGACGATGCTTATCATTGCGGGAGATCAGAGGGCAACGGTAAGCGTGGGCTTTCAGTTCGTTCAGATCCCGACAAGTCCAGAAGTCTAAACGTACAATACCCATCTGTGCGCATACTTTATCCATGTACGCGATTTTTTGACTATTCACCCAGGACGGGCTTTTTGCTTCGTTGACGAGAATAAAACCGACTTCGCGATCGCGATAGGTCATGCCCCATTTCATCATATCCCAACCCAACACCTCGATCGCCAGTTTTTCATAGAAATCTGTACGAACCAGGGACGATACAGCAGCTTCATATTCTGCATCTGTCATGTTTTGTGGGCGTTTGCCAAATTTGGCTTCGATTGCGTCGCTGAATTTTGCGAATACATCATTGAATTCAAATAGTAGCATTTTTACCTTCTTAGTTGTTATTATGGTGCAGGTTTAACGTTTACCGTCAGAGTTGCAGTAACAGATCCAGAGGTTGCTGTTACAACAACATCACCTTCACTAACCGCATGAAGTTTACCACCAACGATAGAACCATGACCGGAAGAGTCAACACTCAGAGTCATTTCTGTACCAGAAGGATCGATGGTAAACAGATCAGTTGCAGCCAGATCCGCATCACCTACTTTGAAATCAGCAGGAGCGGTTTTTGGTGTAATTGTTACGACAGGATCAGCAGGAGTAAAATCACTCAGCTTATACAGATAACCGTTACGAGATTCGATGAAATCAACATCGGTGTAATCAATATACGCTTGTTTCAGTGTGTCGAATTCTTTCGCGTATTTTTCTTCGGCATAATCACGCCAGTCTTCGCTTGCAGCATTCGCAGCCACGATGATATCAAAGATCCACCACGGCAGATAGGTAAAGCTGGTGTTACGCCACGGGATCGGGTGTACCGTAGTCCATTTTTCTGTAGCCATTTTCAAAACCTCTTTAGTTTTTCTCTATTTAGAGAAGTAAAATTTTGCCGTCACAAGACGGACATTTATCATATTGGTTCACGCGCCCATAGCCGTTGCATTCAGGACAGAACGGGTTTGTTACACCGAACACATTACGGATCGCGTAAGTGGATTGTTCTTCTGTCAGCCCTACGAACCCATCGGTATTGATGAAATGTTCACTCTGTTCCGGTAGCATATCGGTATCGTCATCAAGGATAAGGTAATTCTTGCATCCGAAGGTGTCGATCCATGCTTTGATTTCATCACCGCGTCCTGCTTGTCGGTCTGTTAGATTCGTACAGGTTTTCCCAATGATGCGATACAATCCCCACGGGTAGAAGATTTCCCGTAGAGTATGGGTTGTGTTGCCGATCCTCCATGTAGAGGAAATGACAATATCACAGTTAGCATGATTTACGATCCGGCGCAGGTGTCGAGCACATTCAATGTCCATATGCTCACCAAATTTCATGCACCGCATATTATTTAGAACGCCGTCGATATCAAGGAAGATGACGTTTCCGATCTCTTTACCTTCTGATAAGTCTTTCAGGCATTCGTGATTTAATTCAGTCATATTTTACCTACAAAAAAGGGGGCGTAGCCCCCTTTGAATTTTAATAGAAACCGCGAGCTTCGTTATCCAGGCGACGGTCTGCAATCATGTGCGCTTCCATTTGGCGAGAAACATAATCAGGATCGCATTCCATTTTTGCTTCTTCGTAGTTGTCCCAGGTATCAGCAACCCATTTTGAACCGTTCCAACGAGCATAACCAGGTTCAGCAGGGACAGGATAATCAGCTTCGTAAGCGTGGCGCAGTGCTTCTTCAACAGTATAGTAAGGAGCATTTGAATTGACTACTTTCTTCACTTTACCATCAGCCCAAACAAACAGAACTGGGTAGTAAGCATTTTTCATCATTTCGTTTTTCATTTTGCTTTCCTTCTTCACTGCGAGAGCCATTCCCCCGCCTTCGAGTACAAATATACTTTAAACGAGGGTATGCGTCAACAAGTTTTTTAGCAAAAAGTGCTAAAACTTAAATGTTTCGAATCGGCTATTTCTGGTTTCGCGAACACGAACTTCGCCATCGCGCACGATATAGAACGCAAGTGATTTGATTGTGTCGATTGCGCTTGCATGTGGACAGCTATCAGGATCTTTGTACCAGTCTGGGGTTTGTTTAATCCAGTCATAGATCCACCACGGACAGGTATAATACCCGTTAGAACTCGCAGAGCGCCCCATCATGAAGATTGTCGGGCTAAACCCTTCCAACCATACCAGTTCGCCTTTGGACTCGTCAGAAGCGCTTACAGGAGCTTCTACGACATCAGGTACTAATTGGATTTGATCGGCTACTTCCGGCGCGACCTCTTTAACGTACTCCATAAAATCCGCAGAAGCATCAATAACCACATCGGGAACGTTCGGGGCTTCGATGACAGGTTCACCCATAGTCACCTCACCTTTATATGCGACGATTTCCGGTTCTGGTGAATCGATCAGCAGTTCCGGCTTTTCTTCATCTTCCGGTAAAGCAGCAACCAGATCCGCCAGCATGTTATCGAAGGATTTTTGTTTGTTCAGCTTAACCGCAAACACAGTCATAGCGTAATCGGCTAAAGCGCCTTTCTGTTCTTTTGCGTCGAGGGTACGGAACCCATCAACTTTTTCGTAATCAATGTTCATTGGTATCTCCAAGTGTTTATCCAATATTTATGACATAAATACGTATATACTTTGTACATAGGGTAATCATAGTGGATATTGAAGTCAAATTTTTAAACACAAGCCACGTACAGATTCAGGCAGAACCAAACATTGTCTATGAACTGCGTGACTATTTCAGCTTCCAGCCCCCAGGCTATCAGTATCAGGCCAAATACAAATATGGTGGATGGAACGGTTACATTTACTTGATGGACTACAACGGGAAACTCCCGTATGGGTTAGCCTATCTGGTATCCAAATTCGCAGAATCACGCGGGTATTCAATCTGGGTTGATCCAAAGATCCACGAAACTGAGGATATCACGCAAGAAGATTTTGATAAGTGGGTTAGCGAACATCCGGTTTATGACGGCGACAAACAGATCGACCCGTACTGGTATCAACGCGAATCAGTGTTCCACGGTATCAAAAACCGTCGCGGTGTTCTGAACCTGCCAACATCAGCAGGTAAATCTCTGATTCAGGGGCTTATCTCTCGTTGGTGTCTGGAACATTACAGCGGGAAAGTGTTGATCATCGTTCCGACTACCGCACTTGTTGACCAAATGATCGAGGACATCGCAAACTATCGTTTGTTCCCGAAATCGGCAATGCTGGGTATCCGTTCCGGTACAGCGAAAAACAGTAATGCACTGATTTACGTTTCTACCTGGCAATCAGCGGTTAAAATGCCTGCCGAATGGTTCCAACAGTTCATGTGTTTGATGGTTGATGAATGCCACCTCTCAACAGGCATGAGCATCAAAAAGATTATCGACACGATGGATCAATGTATCTTCAAACTGGGCTTATCCGGTTCCCTGAAAGAAGGGAAAACGAACATGATGCAATACATCGGTGCGTTCGGCAAAGTCTTTAAACCAGTTGATACGCGTCGTTTGATGGATGATGGACAAGTCACCAACCTGAAAATTAACACGATCTTCCTTCGATACAAAGAAGAAGAGGTCAAAAAATTGAAGGGTGCGGACTACCAGACGGAAATCAAGTACGTAACCAGCCACACACGGCGCAACGCGTGGATTCTAAAATTAGCGCTCAAATTAGCCCGTGAGAAGAACGAAAACGCCTTTGTGATGTTCCGGTACAAAGAGCACGGAAAATGGCTGTACGAGCAGTTGAGCAAGGTTTACGATAACGTGGTGTTGGTCAATGGTGATACAGACATTGACGATCGTAACGAAATGAAGAAAATCGCGGAATCGACGAAAGGTTTAATCGTCATCGGTTCGATCGGGGTACTGAGTACGGGTATCTCAATCAAGAACCTACACCACATCATTTTTGCGCACCCTTGCAAATCTGCTGTTGTGGTGAAACAGTCTATCGGTCGTGTACTTCGTAAGCACGGATCGAAAGCGCTCGCTACTGTATGGGATATCGTTGATAACCTGGCTACGCTGTCAAAGTCTAAGACAGCCAAAAATAAATACAGTGCGACAAACTACGGTATGAAACATGCTATGGAACGTGTGCGGATCTACAATGAAGAACGATTCGACTACGCGATCAAACAGGTAGAAATTTAAGAGGCCAAAATGAAAAGTTTTACTACATTCGTAAACGAAGCAGCGATTGATGATTTCATGAATAAGGTTGCTTCGTGCCGGACACTAGAAGGTTTGAAAGAACTTGAAAAGTATTACAACACCCGCGTGAAAGAAGTCGAGGTTGCAGCATCCGATGACATTTCAATGCGTGACGCGATCAAGGGACGGCGAGAAGAACTGAAAGCCGAACTTGAAACCGGAGAAGAAGAGAAGTTTTAAAAAGAAAGCCCCAACCGAAAGGAAGGGGGCTTTTTAATTTTGAAGCATAGTTGATTTTTAACGCGGTGTCGTCACCGCTATTCTAAACTGCGTAAGCTGATTAATCAGCCAGCCATGCCCCACAAGGGGTACTGTGACACATTCGCCGCAACATGCAATCGTATATTTGCGGGGTAGTCAATCGTAGTTCGTGCCGTTGCACACTGTTAGCATAAAGGTTCCAGGTTGAGAAAAAAATCCCAATCACGAATATATGTTGCATTCCATATAGGCCATTAGGTTTATCCGATTATGAAAATGCATCCATCGGTAAACATGCCCTTGCCCTACAATTATATTTACTGCTATAAATCTGGGCGTTCGTCTTCGATACAACCACTTTCAAACGAAATTCGAAGTGCATGAACCCTGGTCACACATTCTTCCATCAATCCCAGCAAACGAAATACTTCGTTAAAGTCGATTTTTGAATAGTCTTTCATATTCACACCTACAGCAACATTTGAACTTCGTTCAGATCGTCGGCTTCATTGATACCGCGATCATTCCTTTCGTTGAGATATTGCAAACATACGACACCGCAGATCGGACCAGCTTCATTGACAAACGCCGTATTACGGGAGTTCATCGGTTGTTTGCACACAACGCATTTGCAATCAAATTCTTCTGCCATTTTATGCACCACTCTCAAGTTTACGGATCTCCAACATGTTTTTGATGGAGTAGCCTTTGTTCTTAACGATATCCAGCGCTTTTCCGGTAAACTCTGCAATCAGTTCGAAGTATTGGATCAGCTTGTTAACTTCAACGGTCTTAGGATCACCGGAGATAGCAATTTTGATTTCACCCGAACCAGTGTAAATGACATCGGTCATTTCGCTTTCGTGTCTACCAGTGTAGAACAGTAACCGATCTTTTACAATCGCTTCTTTCTTCGCCTGGAGTTGAATAAGTTTTTTCTTAGCATTCGAATGGTATCGAAGCCATTTTGACCAAATCTTCGGAATGTCTGCTGATTCGCTTTGTAACTTCAACGGATCAATACGCATATCCTCTTCAAGTTCAGCCTGTAGATCTTCAAGTTTTAGTTCAGCCATGTATCACCTCAAAACAAAGTAACATTATAACCAGTTAGATCAAGAAGTCAAATCTACGAGCGAAGCGAGTACATGAACGAACGTAGTGAGTGAATGTTGGTTAAAAAGTATACGGAAATGTACTGTTTTCTCTATATATAAAATATAAATATTATA